CAGCAAATAGATCTGCGTGTGTCCGTCAATAGCTGCTAGTGCAGCGGCCACTGGTCCTGAGCTGTTTCCGTAGTATTTTTTGGGGATCTGCCTTGCTCCAGAATTTGGATAGCATCTACGAGTGTAGAATGTTTTACGCTGACTGTAGCCAGAATCTTGAATTCGTCCACTGATCGGAGCGTCAGTGGCCACCAGCACGTCTGGTTCGTAATCTTTGTAGAGTGCATTGCAGCCATAAATTGAGCCGTAGTGGTGTAACCAGGCAAGATCAAGTCCTTGTCTACTAACACCATTTGCCAGTGCAAAAGCTATAGTCATAAAAAAATCCTCCCAGTATGTAGTTCTGGGAGGATCCTAACAGTATTAAAAGTGTTAGCTAGTCCACTTCTCAACTTGCCCTGGTATCACTGTGGTATTTGCAGTACCACTCTTGATCACAGTGCCTTCGTCAGTGAAGAAGTTTGATACATAACGCACATCATTTACCACGCTGGAGTAACCGTAGTCGTTACCTCCAGTCCAATCCAACAGCCACTTGTTGGTTAGCTTGCTGATGTAGGTAATTGTTGAATCTCCTACTGAGAAGCCAATGGCCATGCTGCCGCCAGGAGGAGTTGCATCATTGTCTAAAACGCACACACCGACTTCTTGACAGGTGCCTGTGGTACCAGCGCCTGCGGCTGCTGTAACTAAGAAAATAGTGCCTACTGCGGCACCCACTGGTGCACCCATAGCTACCCAATTGGTGTCCCCAAGGCTAGCAATGCGCACACTGACACCCACCACTGCGTTGGCAGGGTCAATAGCTGTGTTCGTGGCCACTAGAAATTTGTGAGCACCTTTTTGACGCAGGATAACACCATCATCTACACCTGTGTAGCTGTTGGCGATGTTTACAATACACTTGACCACAGGATTAGTAGCTGATGTGGCAGTGGTACGAAGTCCGCCAACCACGCCAAGATAATCGTTTGCACTTAGAGTTGTTGGGTTGACATTATACTCTGGATCTGTCAGTGAGCCAAAGTTTGGAAAACCAACATCAATGCCTACTGCTGCACCAGGTGCACCAATACCAGAATTAGTAGAATATTTTTGTATTTTGAGAGGACGCCCCATTTGTTTTCTCCTTAAAGAAGTCCGATGTGGGTTCTAGCCACTACGCGGTGGTTGCCGCATAAAACGCAGAGTGCGTTAATAGTATTTAGTGGTTTACCAAATTAATTGACCTACTAGTTTAATTTTGGCATAATTACGTTATGCGCTGTGAGCCGGTGGACGGCAAGGAGATTCTAAACCTCCAATGAATGGGTTCGATTCCCATACGGCGCACCAGAATCATCGGCGGACCCGTAACCATATTCCGCCTCCGCTGACGCGAAAACGGGATGGGCTGCGCTCACGGGGTTTGGTAGTTTCCTGACACAAAAATAACTACCCATTAGGAAACTGTTATGCGCTACATTTTAATGGTTTTTGCTTTGATAGCAGCAGGTTGTTCTAACAAGTACGATGAGTGCATAGAACAACAAAAAGCAGAGTATAGAGAACGTAATCCTAAAGCAAGTTACGGACAAGTTCAAAGCAGGCAACATGATTTTGAACTAATGTGCAGTAAATTTAAAACAAAAGGAAAATAAAATGTCATAGATTGAATACGCATGCAAGGATCTAGTGTTTCACTTCAACAAGAAACATCTAGAAGATAGTACCATCCCCATGTGGGTCGTAAAAACACACGGTGAAACTTTTTACGTAGACCACGTCACTGCTTCCATCCCATGGAGTACCAAAGAGACTCCGGACAATTACCATACCAAGGGCAGTATCAAATTCAAAGAGTGTTTGTTGGCCATCAACGATGCCAACGAAGCTGAAATCTCAGTCTTGACCTTGATTGACAAAATTAGATTGCGAAATCAAAAGCTTGGTATCACAAGAATAATTTTTACATACGGTGGAGCATTTCACAAAGCATTACAGCATAATGAATACAAACACTCGCCATTCAAAAACATCAGCGGTGGTTGTGGCACTAGCTTTGTGGTTTGCGATTTGTTAAAAAAGGAAGAAGCAACCTTTGCTGCGCTGAAATATAAAGATGGATTTAGAATCATGCAGGCCAATGAACGTTACTATCAGGCCTACGATGATCCAAGTCAAAAATGGATAGACGAAGACGATTATCAAGACGATGACGAAGAATAATCTGTCCAAGAAAAACCCCGCCGAAGCGGGGTTGATTCCCATCCCTGAGAGTTTTGATTAGCTGAACGACAGGTTCGATACAGCGATCTCACCCAGATAGTCAGCTGCGTTACCGAAGCTGCTGGCTGTGTTGGTAAGTTCGATGTAACCATAACGAGTCATGAAGCTTACCACTGGTTCAAAAGTGGTAGGATCAAGAACAACGCCAGAGCTCATCAGCGGAATATAAGGGCAATAGAACGCGGCTGCATCAGCTTCGCTCGAACCCTTGTAACCAACTAGAACAGCTTGGCTATCGCTAGCATAGCTGTCAACGAACACACGCATTGCGCCGTTCAATGTACCAACAAACTTGGTGTTGGTAGGTGCTTCAAATGTGCCTTCAGTTGTACGTGCAAATGCTGAAGTGGTTGCGCTTTGCAGCACAGTCAGCGATGCAGGTGACACAACTGCCCAGTTACCAGCGCCACGACGTGTACGCTGAGCAATCAGGTTAGCAACACGGTTGATCAGAACTGCCAGTGCAGCATGTTCGTCACCAACGAATGTAGCAGTACCAGATACAGTTGCCTGGTTGTATGTGAACTCTGTAGCTGCCAGAGTACGCAGGCTCAGCAGGATCTCTTGATCAATTTCAGCAGTGATCTCTTGAGCCAGTGCGGCCATGATTTCTGCTTCAACGTCAATACCGTGCATTGCTTGTGCATCTTGTGCTGCTTCAAAGGTCCAACGAGCTTGCAGCTTACGTGTTTTTGCTTCAACAGCCTGCTTCAGGATCTGAACGCTGATGTTACGACCACCAGAACCTTCAAGAACCGAAGTGTCAGCACCAGTGTAGCGAGTCTGACTTGCGCCAGGAACGCCAGCAGTCACAGTGCTTGCTGAAGAGTAAGCTGTTGCAATCTTGAACGGGCTCAGTGCTTCTTCACCAGCGATGGTTGAAGTTGCAGCAGCTGAAGTATCGTTCATGGTGCTTGCATAGCGAACACGCAGAGTGTGGATTTGACCCACAGGGCCGGTCATTGGCTGAACACCTACCAGTTCGTTAGCGATCACAGTTGGCATCACACGACGAATCACTGGCAGAATGACACGGTTTAGAGTTGCCACGTTACCAGCAGCGGTGCTGCCAGCAGTTGCATTCTCTTTCAGATACTTGCGAGTGTTTTCAAGAATAACACCCATGGTGCTGCGACGTGAACCTTTAAGGCCTTCCATAAGGGCTTCTTTGGTTTCGTCCCAGCGGCTTTCGAGTAATTGCTCTGACATTATAGTCTCCTTTTGCTTATAATCCTGCCAATCTCTTGATGTCAATCACATTGCTGCGATCTTCATCTTGCTGAGGCGAGGTAGTTTTATCCCCAGTCACTTCGCTAATCGATTCTGTAATCACTTTCTGGGCTTTCACAGATCGGTTCTCGAGCACCGCTGGTAGATATTTTTCAAAAGCGTTTTTCAGACGAGCAGTCTGTACGCTTTCAAGAAGATTGCGCATGATGTCCTGCTTCTCTTTGTTAAGAGGAGCCAACAGGTCGGCCATAATATTGGCACGTTCGTTGTTTTCACGAATCATACGAATTTCTCGTTCTTTACTTTCCACAACCACACGAGCTTGTTCGGCCACTTGTACGGCCTTGGACAACTTGGCATTTTTCTCAGCAATCACCGCATTGAGCTTGCGCACTTCTGCATTTTCATTGAGATGTGTAGCACCAAATTCAGCTGCATAGGCTTCAAAGATGCGACGGCCAAAATTGTTTTCTCGTGCAACTTGGATGTCTTCACGTAGCTGGTTGAGTTCAGCCTTGAGATGCTTGGATACCGCTTGACTCATCTTCTGCGCACTTTCTTTAACAAAGCGTGATTTCAATGACTCAAGTTTTACACGGGCATCGCGCACCAGACGCACTTGGGTTTCTACAACCTTTTGTTTGTCCTGAGCGAATTCCATGATTTCTTCTGCAAGTGCTCGCACCACAAAGGTTTCTAATTTTTCTAGTCCTTGGTTGTGAGCCTTGCGATCTCTACGCACTTCTGCGATTTCTTCAGCCAATTTCTTTACCATGAAGTCGTTGAACTTAGTGGCACTTTCTTTCATCTTGGCTTGGAACTTCACGCGATCTTCAGCAAGTTGACGCTTTTCAGCAGCAACGCCTTCGATCTCTGCGTTTAGACCTTCGGTTACCATGCGATCTAGGGCTTCAACCATCACGCTCTTGTCGTGCTCATAGCGTTGTGCAAACTCCTCGCGAAGTTCTGCACGTACCTGTTCACGAGCTTCATTTAGCTTGGTTTCCCAGGCTTCATTGATCTCGCGACTAACGTCTTCGTTAATCAGGCCGCTATCTAGTAATGGTTTGATGGCATCTAACATTATTAGATTCTCCTTAGATCTTGAGATCCTTGATAAGGCGTTTTACTTCCTCTTTCAGGTATCTCTGTACTTTGTTGTCCGTACCAACTTCTTTAGCTATCTCAAGAGCACGATGACCATATTTCATGTTCATCAAGCCCTCATAAACTGCTGTGGGATAAGCATTGGGTGCGCTGGGTTGGGCAACCACATCAACAGTAACTATTTCAAAGTCACTGACATGTCCGGTTCTATCGTCAACATTACCGCTGCCGCGGCTGCTAACGCCTAGTTTCACTCCAGAATCCAACATGGTCTTGACCAGTTGTCCCATAGGAGTTGGTAAAATTCTTAGTTTGCCGTAGCCATCGCTGCCATCCATCCACATTTTTTCAATCATGTGGCTAACCCGATCTAGATTGATTTTGAGATCGTCTGGATGATCAACTTCGCCAAGCACACTCATACCACTGTTGATTTGTTCATTAATAGTGCCAACAGCACGATTAATTTCGCGAGTGGGATACACACGCTCATTGGCATTGCGCTTGTCACCCTGAATACAAATACCTTGCATGTAGAGTTTTTTACCACTCCCGTCAGGAGCTTCTTCTTGCAAGAGCTCCACACGGGCTTGGCTAAACGTCAGGGTTTCACGTAAACAGCGATTCACAGCAAATCCTTACAGTGGGCTCTTGGTGTTTACACCAGTGGCCTGTGCTAGGTGTGGCTTAGGAGCAGGCTTTTGTGTTACCTTGGCCTTGGCAGGTGAATTTTGCACATCGCTGATTAGGTCTTTTACATTGTTGCTGTAAGCACCTGCTGCGTCATGCTTGCCACCCATGCTTGTGCCAGTGTGAACAGGCTTGCCTTCCATACCACGTGCGCCGCTGTTAGCAGCTACCACGCTTTTTTTGTTGATACCGCCTTCTTCAGAAGTGGTTGGCTTTGGTGCAGCTTTTAGGTTAACAGCCTCGCCCATTGGCATTGGCTCTTCGTCACCTATGTCTGCGTCCATGTCCATATCCATATCCATGTCTGCGCCGTCGTCGCCGATGTCAATGTCCAGCTCTTCTTCGCCGCCCATGTCATCGCCCATGTCTTCGTCGCCCATTAGAGCTTCAAATTCGGCCATAAGCTCATCAAGCTTGTCTTCAATGTTCATGAGCTTGCCTTCGATATCATCACCGCCGGCTTCGTCAGCGCCCATGTCATCGTCGCCTTCTTCATCGGCTTCCATAGAGATGCCTTCTTCTTCAACACTAACGTCGTCAATCAAGTCATCAGCGGAGTCTCCGCCCATCATTTCTTCGACTTTTTCTTCATCGTCGTGCATGGCTTCGTCGACTTTTTCATCGTCATCGTCCATGGCTTCTTCGACTTTTTCCTCGTCATCGTCGTCGTGTTTGGCTTCATCAATTTCTTCTTCAGCGTCCATCATTTCTTCATAGATCTGACGGCTTTTTTCAACTACGATATCGTGAAACAGGGCACGGGCCTTGTCCTCTTCATCGTTGATCACGTATTCAATTAACTGTTCGAACTTTTTGTTCATGTGTAAGCTCCTCATGGGTAGAAATTTCATTTGTCCCCAAGAAGGGCAAATGTATTACTATATTTAACGGATTGATGTAAAGAGTGCTCTAGATCGGCTGTTTTTTGCAATAAAATTACAAAAAAATTAAATCGTAGGCTGTGGAGGCGGTGAATATTGATTTTTTATGTCTTTGAGTTTTTCTTTGTATTCGTATTTTCTCAAATCATTCATTTGTCGCAGCTTGTTTAGCTGCTTGAGAGTAAGTCTGGTTTTACGGAGATTTTGTATCTGAGGACGGCTATTATCCTGTGCAGGATCTTGATAAGCAGTCGGACTACGTTGATATAATTCAGTAAGGACCATGTTAATATTTATACCGAAGGTGGCGCTGCGGGAGCTGCTGTTGGGCCAGCTGCGTTTCCGGCAGTCGGAGGTACTCCACCAGCACCAGGTATTTCACCAGCACCAGGTTCGCCAATATTGGCCAGTTCTTGCCCGGTTTCAAGGTCTGTTTGTAGTCCGCCTGGTGTCACACCTATACTACGTAGATCCTGACCTTGGGTGGTTTCAAGATCAGGTTCATCACGTTCTTCTTTCCAGAGTTTTTCGTTTTCTGCGATTTCGTCTTCGGTTAGCCCTAGGAAACGTTGCAGCATAAAACGCTTGCTCATGTATGGCAACGGCTCAAGTGATGTAAAACTGGCAATACGACTGGCATCTAGTTCGCTTTGACGATAGCTAGCAAAGTTCTGCGGGGGATTAAACTTAAGATCAAATAATCCAGAGTCAATGTTAAAACCGCGCCAGGCCAAGAACATTTTGAATTCGTCGTCTAGTTTTTGCACAATACTCTGCTGCAAACGTTCACAATATTGATTGAATCTGTATTCTTGAATCAAGGCTGTGCCTACTTTGCCGTCGTTCAATGCACGATCACTGTCGTCTGGGCCAGTGGGCAGATAGCTGCTGGGCACACGTAGACCACGTGCCATTTTGTTGTTAAAATACTTTAGATCGTCAATTTCGCCAAGGTTTTGACCGCCAGGCAGAGTATCAACTGTGCTACCTCGACCATCTGCTGTCTGTGGAAAAAAGTAATCTTCGCCAATGCTCAAGGGATTGTAAGCTGAATCCATGATGTTTTGCCCACCGCCGCCCACTGTGGGAATACGGCGTTGATGCATTTCATTTTTCACCCTCTCCACAAAGGCCATGGCCATGTGGCTGGGCATGTTGCCCACGTCAATCTTGAAAATACGCCGCTCTGGTGCACGTTGTACACGGTAAATCAAGATAGCATCTTCCAGCAGTTCTTTTTGTTTGAACACCTTGAAAATGTTTTCAAGAATACTTTGTCCAAACGGCCAAAAAGGATCTAGTCCTTCATTGAGACTAAGATGAACCACGTGCTTGGCATCAATACAGCTTTCGTTCATGGCCCTGCTGAAACGACCAGTGTTGGTCTGTGTGTTGGGCATGGTGTAGCTTAGGTTGGTCATGTTGCCACCGGTGGGTGGGTTTACCATGTAGTCTTGTGATGTTTTTTGAGCTATGCTCAGGCTTTCAAAGTTGGGGTTGATATCCCGTATGATGTACTGTTCTGGACGCTTGCCTTCGCTTTCATTCACAATGATGCGACTGACCTTGGTCATGTCAACCCAGTACATTTCAAATGTTTCTGGATCACGCACAAACACCTGATCTCCGTACTTGATGGTGTTGCGGAACAGTTTGAAAATTCTTTGATCTAATTGATTGAGTTTGACCCACTGTTGTAACTGTTTTTTGATGATGTCAATTTCATGATCAGTGGGCTGATCTCTAAACTTGATTTCAAAAGGTGTTTCGTTTTGTTCGTTGATCTGTGTGGAAAATTCAGCGATAATGTCTAAGCAAGCATTGATTTCCGAATCGCTGTCCATCATTTCGTATTGATTGTAGCGTTCAATACGATTTGGATGCCCGGTATAAACCTCAGGAAGTCGACTTGCATAGTTTCTAAATGCAAAGTCTGTTTGTGCTGAGTAACTTGAATACCCTTGATTCCTACCACTAATAGGACTCATTGTACCTGTGGTGTCAGCTACTTTAAAATACTTGCGCCATGTCATAGATATATTTACCGTTAGGCCCGCTGGTGTTGTAACATTCGAGTCAGCAGATCGTTTTGATCACGCTGTAAACGCACCATGTCTTGTATGCTACTGATCAGATCACCTGTACCTGAGCTAGACGAACTACGTGCAGCATCACTGATACTTCTCATGAATTCTTGAGGATTGAACGCTACAGGAATGCTGCTGCCGTCGGGCAGTGGTACCACAGCTTCTCTTCCGTGTAAGTTAGCCAAATAACCAGTGTCTGGACCAGACACCACACCTCCTCGAGCTAATTGCGGAATGTTGGCTACATCTTGAGATACTGGTGTCTGCTGATACAGACCAGTTGTAGCACCAATCATGCCTTGTCCCAACTTATTGGACATTAGACTGTACACTTCAGCCACTGTACGAGTTCTACCTGTTTTGTCTTCAAAGATTGATCGGTTTGCTGAGTATTGTTTTAGACCAACCACCTCGCTAATCTTGGCGTTGGGCCGATTGTTCATGGCATTAAAGAAACCAATTGCACCTTCGGCACCAAGGAAGTGCATCATATAGAGTTCTTCGTTGGTTGGTGTTCTTCCAAATACCTGCTCAAAACGTCCAGCATTGCCTCGTGTAAAAAACGCAGCAGCCTCAGCACTTTTTTGTGGGTCAAACCTGTCGTCTAGGCTCCAGTTTTTGCCCATTTGCTTAGTGACACCTTTCCAAGTGTCTTCAGTGAATTGAAACAAGCCCTTGGCTGATGATGTGCCTGCTCCTGCTGTACGTTTACCACTGCTTTCAACTAGAGCTACACTCTTGAGATAGTTCTGCATACGCGACTTGTCAAGATCGCCAGTGGTTGCTGCGCCACCCGCTGCTCCTGCTGCAGGCAAGTTAGCATAAGGGTTCCGTCCTGTCTGCTGTTCCTGTTCAATTAGCTTTTTAGCCCACTCAGGTACAGCATTGGGATTGTATTTTGAGATGTCCTTCCAATACTTGTACTGTTGTTCGTTTATTTCACGACTCATGCTGGGACCTGGGCCCGCGGCAGCTCGTGCAGCAGCAGCTTCTGCAGGACGAGCCATTTTTAGAATATCGTATTTGATGAAGTCAATTACCTCACCAATGGTATTGGTTAGGCGCAGAGTAAAACTGGATATTGACTTGTACAGATCACTTAATCCAGTGGTTATAGTGCCCGCTATACTCACAAACTTGCGAATAAGCTCTTGCATGCTCAGTGCAGCATCCAGCTGATTCTGTCTGGTCTGCACTTGATCCTCTAGTTCCTTTTCAGTGTTTTCTCTTTGTTCTTTTTGTTGCTTGAGTGCTTTTTGGTATTCTTTGTTTAGATCCCTATTGGCCATCATGGAAAGATTTTGGCCTTGAGCATAATCTATAAAAGTTTCACCAAAAGCACTGGTCAGTTGTGCTGTCTTGTTAAATGTTCTGTTGGTGTTGCCTATTGATCTACCTAACTCTGTAACGAACTGAGCACCGTTGATCTGACCTTTGTTCAATGCATCCAAAGAACTGATAACTTGTCCTGTAGAACTGCGTACTAGTTTTTGACTTTCTGCTGCTTCTAGTGATCCACCTATCATGGCTCGGAATCCCGCAGCAGCTTCTGGACTTTGCTTGGCCAGCATTACATTGATAGCTTGATATTCTTCAGCAAGATTTGACTGTCCGTTGGCATAGAGTTCGTCAATCTTGGCACGGAACTTTTGTTCTGTCAATGCACGTTTCATTTCTTCTTCGACTTCTTTGCGCTGCTGACCCGTGATTGCTGCCAGTGCCTGTGTTTCTTGTAGGTATTTGTTTGCGCCTGAAGCAAGTTCAGCAAATGTTTTGTTTTGTGCTTGACCCAGGGTAGTTTGAAGTCTTATATAACTGACCATGCCTTTGTTTTGCTGATCAATAGTTAGACCCATGCGTCTTAGACCCATGCGATAGTCATCAAATTGAGTGCTTACATTCGCTAGGGCTTGTCTACCTTCAAATACTGTGCCTTTAAACAAAGCCATGGTATCAGCATTTTCAGTGATCAAGTTTGTGAATGCGTTTAGACCTTCAGTGTTGTCTGCTATGACATAGCCAAGCCGGGCAGATTCGTCACGAAGCCCTGAAAGTTGATCACTGGCAGTGCCGCCAACTTCAGCTAGTCTTGAATAGGCGTTGTAAATTCTATCGCTGGACTCAGCTGCTAGACCAATGGCCTTGGCCAAACCAATTAGAGCCACACTCACTGCTTTAACAATTGGGCCGCCCATGAGCAAACCAAACGCTGCTACTGCTGTAGCGGTGGTTTCCACAGCATTGTTGAACACTGACATGCCCTGAGCACCGCTGTAAATCTGCTTGGTTAAATCAGAATAAGCTTTGGTGACGTCAACTGCGCTGGTACGAACCTGCTTGGAAAATCCCTTGACCCCTACTTGTGCATCACGTACAGAATCAGCGGTGCTGGCATGCAGCTGGCCATAGGCACGCATCTCTTCCATTACTTGACGTTGTAGCTCAGCCCGTTCTTGTTCGGTAAAATCTGCCATGGTTTTCTTGGGTTATAAGTACTTTATCTATATTTATGGATGTAAAAATGACCCCAACCGCTAATCCTTTACGGCAGTTTTTCCGCCAGCCAGCCATCTACCTGCGTTTACCTAGCCAAGGTAAATTCTGGCCGCCAGGCACCTTAACCATGACTGAAAACGGTGAGTTGCCAGTGTTGCCTATGACCGCGATTGATGAAATAACCTACCGCACACCTGATGCACTGTTTAACGGACAGGCAGTTGTGAGTGTGATTCAAAGCTGTGTGCCAAACATACGAAATGCCTGGGGCACTCCGGCCGTAGATATAGATGCCATACTCACAGCTATACGCATTGCCAGCTACGGACATGAACTAGAAATAGAGAGCCGCTGTCCCAAGTGTGAAGAAAGCCATACGTATGCACTGGATCTACGCCAAGTGCTTGACGGTTTCAAAATGCCAGACTATGATAGTTGTATTTCCAATGGTGATCTGGAAATACACTTTGTGCCTTTGAACTATCAGCAGATGCACGAAAACAATACCATGCAGTTTAATGACCAAAGACTGCTACAGATGTTGCCAAATGCAGAACTTCCAGAAGAAGAAAAAATCAAAATGTTAGCTGATGCTCTGCGCAAGGTCACTGAAATGACTGTGGCCACACTAACAGCAACTATCAGCTTGATTAAAACATCAAATGCCATGGTCACAGAGCACGAACACATTGCTGATTTTTTGAAAAACTGCGATCGTAAGTTGTTTAACCGCATTCGTGATCACGTGGTTACGCTGCGAATGGACAGCGAACTTAAACCACTACAGGTTAAATGCAACAATTGTGAAAATCAGTACACACAACCATTTACACTTGATCAAGCAAATTTTTTCGCGCCAGCCTCTTAACATCTAGCCCAGATGAAATTGAGGCAATGGTCGCTACCATGGGCAAAGAAGCATCAGCTATCCGCCACGAAGCTCTCAAACTAAGTTGGTACATGCGTGGTGGTATCACTTACGAACAAGCACTGCAACTCAGCTACGAAGAACGCATGGCCATAAATGACATTGTCAAAGAAAATCTTGAAACAACCAAAAAATCTGGATTACCTTTCTTCTAATGGATTTTAATCAAGCACAAATTGACATCTTGCTTTGGATCACGGGTTTCGTGGAAAAGTCTAATCCACAGCTCAATGGATGGCCTCCCTGCCCATACGCACGTAGAGCTCGACTCAACGGAGAATTTGAAATACGTAAAGGTAAGATAGATCCCTATGTTGACCTACAGGCCATTGACATGGAAGAAAAAACCGTGGTGGCCTATGTGTATGATCCGCGACACTTTGAACCAGCTGTGTTCAATAATCTTGTGGATCAAGTCAACACTGACTTTTTAGTAGCCAGAGACCTATTGGCCTTGGCAGATCATCCTCTCAGTGAAGAAGTTGTTAATGGTGTAAAGTTTAATCAGGGTACCTGGGCTATTGTGTTTGTGCAGCCACTTGCCAAGCTCAATGAATTTGCAAAACTACTTGCTGGCCAAGGTTATTACAAGAACTGGCCTGAAGACTATCTACAAGGACTGTTTCAACATCGTGTTGATCCTCGCATATGAACTATCAATTTGCACGCATTAGGCTTGACGCCACAGACTACAAACCCACTGTGTTTTGGGCATACCTTGACAAAACTGACTACAACATCGCAGCCTGTCAGGAAATCTACAAAAGCTACTGTAGATACAAAAAGTTTTCATCTGTGATGCCTATGTTTAACAGTAGATTTCAAGATCCCATGGCCGACATCATAGGATACTGGGATCAAACTCATTTGGTGGCCTTTAGCCTCATACGCAGATTTGACGACAAAAATGCCTTGTGTGACCAGTTTGCTTGGACCTATCACGATCCAGAACTTCGCCTTGGCATAGAAACACTCAAGACCGAATGTGCTGTGTACAAACAACGTGGCTTTGATTATCTTTATCTTGAACAAGCACATCTTTATAAAAAACAGCTAGACGGATTTGAAATACTAGGACCAATTGAATGAGCGACTTATACACAATCTGGGCAGACAAACAAGGTGACATTTCTGATCTTGAATGGGTCAACAACATGCGAGGCTTTTTTGATCATTTGGTCAGTGAAGGCAAAATGTTGACCTATCGTATCACACGCTGCAAGATGGGATTCCGCAGCATTGCAGACATGCCAGAATGGATGATAATCATGGAATTTCGTGACATGGCGCAGATGGACGAGGCTTTTCGTCGTGTGGCACCACTACAGGGCGAACTAGAAGACAAACACCGTAGTTTCAATCAATTTGTAGCGGGCAACATACAACATGCGTTGTTTCGCGATTGGCCAGATCAACTATGACACGCATTGTTTGCCTCACTGGCACACACAACATTGGCATCAGTTTCATGGATTGGAGCATACACTGGCTAGCTGGCCATGATCAAGTGTATCATTGGCAACAGGGCTGGCAACCAATCACTGTAAATCCATTAACTAGACTAAATGCGCATGGACACACACGCAATCATGTGTCTGGCATACACAACACACGACATGTGTTGGACAAACTAATCAATGTGCCCGCAGACTTTCATGTGATCTATCCTGTGGGACCTGCTGTGGACACCATGGCACAGGAACTTGGTCACACTAGTTCAGTATTGCATGACAATCAAGAATGGACTCGTCTGATTGATCTTTGCGACCAAGAATATGCTCAGGTCTGGCGCTGGTGTGATTACATGGGCTGTGACTGTGTGTTTGTGGCCACAGATCATCACAATCAAGTGTATCACGCTGGCACTCTAGATCGTGCGCAGCACGCAGTGATGTTTGAAGAAACACCAGTGGCCAATACCTTTTTACACATGAATGAAGTGTTTTTCAACAGCACCTTGAGTTCGGCCACAACTGTTTGGGATCGTAGAGAACTACTGGCACTGAATCTACAGTGGACAGCATCAAGACTAGGACACGAACACCTGGACTTCACACTCCCACATCATTGGATCAACTGTCAGGAATTTTGGTATCACGGACAACAGGTGCTCTCACGTCTGTGCAAAGATCTTGATATCACAACAGATTCATCACGGTGGGAATCATGGCAGCAGGTGTATCAAAAATGGCAGCAGATCAACTACCAACTCTTGAAGTTTCAATACGAACTTGATCACATTGTTGATGCTGTGGTCAATAACTGGTACTATCCACTGCGAGACCTTAGCTTTACTCAGGAAGTGATTATTCTACATCAATTGATGCACAAACATCAACTCAACGTCAAGAACTGGCAACTTGAACATTTTCCAGATAACACACAAAAACTACATCAGTTACTTGAGCCCAATCATCATGTACTTGGAAGATCTACTGCGTAGATCTATTGATTCGCTTGCGCTCATCAATGTGTTCGAGCAGAGCGAGAATCAAGTTATCATCTAGATTTTTTGGTCATACTTGCCCGTTTACCGGGCAAGTTGTCATCATCTGAGTTCGAACGATCACTTGTATAAAGAGATTGTGTTTCCACACGGAGGCGGTTGCGCTGTACCTCCTACTCTAGCCTTGACTCGCAACGGAACGCAGGCGACCCCATACAAGCAAAGTCCCTTGCGCCGCGGTTGTATCTTGTTCACATAGCCGCGATCATTTAGCCTAAGTTAGCCTATTCTTTGACACCCAAGATCTGCTGGCAACGAGCCTTACCTCGGCTAGCTCAATGGGGCTAAGTCACAACACTTAGCACAGAGTCTGTTTGTGGTTTTAAAATTGAGTAACAAAAATTTGCGAATGCTTGATGCTGTAGTGGGCCTGGATGCGAGTCGTCTGTGCCTAAATCAAGCCAGTGTTGACGTATTTGCCTGTCTTTGCCTATACGAATTGGATGTTGATAGTAGTAGAAATGTGGTATTTGCCTGAGTGTTGTTATATATGCGTCTGAGAAGTTTGCGTTGAAAATCACTAATCTAGCACCAATTTTGTCACAAAAATTGGCTACTGCTTTCATACAGTGCATTGATGCGTACAGTGTGGTGTCGCTGGCCAAAGCACGCAGTGGCCAGTTGATTTCTAGATTGGGATCCTCAACATGACTATGCATGTTAAGGTGTCGCATCTCACCATTTTGGATTATCCATTGCCTATACAGGCCGGTAATACCCCAGACCACTGTGTCGCGCCAGCGTATGTCCGATCTAAGTATTTGATCAGCTTGCCATGTGTTGCTGGCGCCAAGTTCGGCCAGCGTTGAGCATGGTATGTTCAGCAGACTAGATAGATGATGACTCCAGGTTTGAGTAGAATCAACACCAATGCCAGCAGTGATGCTGCACCCTGCGGTCCACAGTTGAGGTCCAGAAGTCTTGCGAGTGTCAACCAAGGGCAACAGTTCTTGTGGTTGGTTGACACTTTCTAGGTTTCCAAGTTGTTTGCGATCAATGTGTCTCTGTACAAGATATTCAGTAAGCCCACGAATACTGTCAAAGGGATCTAGTTCATTGATAATTTTGCGATCGCTCCACTGATGATTTGGTGGCGGACAATATTCAATCACATCTGACAGATCCAACAGAGCACAAAAATTATCCACAGCTAGGTCTCCTAGCGATGTATAAACAGCAACATCATCATGGTCACTGTCTATAAACTGCTGCCAATTGGCATTGCTGACCAAAAAAGCCAGAGGATGAGTTTGACGTGCTGCTGCTCTTAGATAAGCATTGACATCTCCTACATAAGTGGTTAAGCGTCCTTTGATCATGCGCAGAGTTCTTTCACACTGTCTGCATTGATCTCCCAGAAGAGATCATAGTCCATGATCATCCAATGACCGTTTAATCCACTGGTGTAATTGAAATTTCTTGTGAATATCAGTTGTGAGGTATTGGGCTGTGCTTGTACTGCCACAAAAGTTCCTTTGCGATTGAACTTCATGCAAAGTATATTAAAGTCACCATCGTCGGCCACGTCCATGCACTGTTGTATCCAGGTGTCTAGAGTTTTGCAAGCGCCTTGAAACAACTGATGAAACGGAAAGTCTTTGTAGCTTTTGCATTCGCAGTTAAATCTAGGAAAACTTTCACCAGGTATGATGTCGCCTTTGAAGCTGCGTATCTGCCCTTCGTGTAACACCTGTTTGCGATGCTGATTAGCACCACCTATGTAGGCACCAGAATGAGGCACACGTATAAAGGTTTCTCCATAGATCTGTGTAAGATGCTTTGCAACTGTGTTTTCCCAGGCGTTGCCCTTGACTTTTTGTGGACTGGTCATGTGCGATAGTTATCAGGCTACCATTCAGTAGCGTATTCTTGTGTCACGCGGCCAGCAACACATTTGGTTTGACATTCGTTCCAACGATAGCTTTGGAACTCCGATTGCCAAAAAGCATCCTGTAGTACAGATTCAAGACTGCGTTGCTTGAGATCAAACTGTTTGCCTAGTTCCTGCCATTCTTGATTGTGTGCATAACGATTGGCCACCCAACAGCAAGGAAACAGTTGCCCCTGCGCACTAATGTATAGGCCTTTGTTGCCTATCGAGCACAAGGGTTTCACGCCATTGATTTCTAGACTTTGTTGATATCTCTCTAGATTAATAGGCCATGATTGGGGTTTGCGATCAGTGAAGTCATAGACTTCACGTTCAAATCTGTGTGTTTGGCTTACAAGATCCGGTATGGGCTCTAGTATGTCTTTGTCGCCATAGTGAGGATACACACTGCCAAACTTGGTGCTCTTGGTAAGTTGAAATCTATCAAAGCCCAGATCAAATGCCTGAGCTTTCATGCGCTGTATATACTTTTGATTGAATTTAAACGCAATAGCAGCCCAGATTATTTGACAACGACTATGAGCACGCAGAGTCTTAACACCTTCAATGATACTGTTCCAGTCGCTGTTCACACGATATTGATTGTTGCTGGCGTTGTCCCAACCGTCTATACTAAAATGCACACTGTCGTTGGGACCAAGCTGTATGGCAAGACTTTGCCACCAAGACTCTGACTTATAGCTGCCGTTGGTCACAATCACTATCTCTATGTCAGACTTGATGCTTTTGAAATAGGCAATCACTGGAATAAGATCATGAGCATAGATTGGATCACCGTCGTCACCACAAAAAGTTATCTTGCGTACATGTTGTTTTATAAAGTCAGGTGGGAAATTGCGTTGAAAGAAATCAAAATCTAGTTCAGTGTTTACAAGTCCGTTAGGAACCTCCTGTCGTGCGCATCTTGGACAGCGCAGCGTACACTTGCTGGAAATTTCTATGTGCCAGTGCCACGTGGCTAGGCTATTAGTCAATGGCATAAGATGTGAATCCATTTTCTTTGACCACTTTCATGATATTTTCCACACGCCCTGCTAGTTCATCACGATGGCTCACAAGCCATATGCTCTTGTGACGTTCTCGTCCCATTTTCTTTAGAATAGCTAGAGCGTTTTCAACGCCCTGTGTGTCAAGACCCGAATCAATCATTTCATCCACAAACAATAGATTCACAGGACGATACAGACTTTCCCAGACATCACGGAAGGCCCAGCTCATGCTGAGTATCAATCGATTGCGCTCACCACGGCTTAGATTATCAAAGTCCAAATCTCTACCCAGTTCTGTGATTTCCACGGAAAGATCGTTTTGGAACATCACCTGATGTGGTAATCCAATGCGATCAAGATAGTGTACAAGTCTGCTGTTAAGATAGCTGAGATTTTGATCTATGATCTTTTTACGTATGAAAGAATCTTTGTTTGTGAGCAGCTTGAGCAAGAAGTCCTGATGATCCTGCAGTTTGGTCAGTTCATTGAGATGATCATATGACACGTCTTGTAGAGCTTGACCACGCATGTCCTGTATCTGTTCAGTATAAGGATCAGTTTCACTGCTGCGATTTTGCAGATTGGTTTGCAGTGTTTCAAGGCTGTTGCGATGGTTCAATGCTTGTTCTAGGTTATCATAGAACACCGTGGGTGCTACACCAAGTTCACCAAGATCATCAAGTTCGTTTTGATGTTCGCTTTTTTGTGTGTCATTGGTCAGCAGTTGCAGTGCCAGTTCCTGTAGTTCTTTTTGTTTTTTGTCTTTTACACTGTCAAGACTGTTGTCGTGTATCTCAGTACCGCAGGCAAAACAACGATGTGCCTGCATGGCATCCAGATCCTTTTGCAACTGACTTTTTTGTTTGTTGATTTTGACATTGTCTTGATCAATTGATCGTATCCAACGATTGTGCTCATCAATTTGTTTTTTCTTGGAATGATAGGATTCAAGATCACGATGAGATTGTATTTCTGTTTCAATGTCTATGTGTTCGAGTGCAGCAATGGCTTCCTGTAGTTTGTCACAGTCTTCCTGTTGTTTCTTGGTCCACAGATCGCGACGTTTTTCCAAGCTTGTGATCTGTTCTTCAATGCGCTTGTTGGCTTCTTGAACCGCGCGAATGCGCATTTCTTCTTGACTGATTTCTTCTTTGGTCGCACGATTGAGTTCGCGTATACGATCAGCACGCTCACTGAGCTGAGTAATACCCAGCAGTTGTTCAATGATCTCGCGCTGGTCGTTGGCACGCAGATTCAAAAAAGGTTCTGTATAGGTATTCAAGGCCACGATGTGACGAAACATGTTGTGACTCATGCCCAGCAAACGTTCTATGGCTTCTTGGGTTTCACGAGAGTCACCCTGTGCATCATCAGTGGCAATCTTTTCTTCGTTGTTCACAAAGAATTTCAATACATTGGGACGACGCCCACGCTCAATTCTATAGCCTTGTCCGTCTACTACAAAGTCCAGGCTAACAACCATTTGTTTGCCGTTGGTCTTGTTGATTAGGTTGTCTTTTTTGATGTTGGTAAGAGCTTGACCAAACAGTGCAAAGCTTAGAGCATTTATAATCGTGGTCTTGCCTGTGCCATTTCGCGATCCGTCACCACCAAGATCTAGATTCTCTCCCAGCACTAGAGTAAGATCGCGACGATCAAAGTCCAGTGCCTGTGTGGCATTGCCCACACTCATGAAGTTGCGCACAGTGAGTTTATTGATTGTTATCATAGGTATTGCGATTGTAGCATGTATAGCCGGTGAAGATCAACTAAGTCGGTACGATACCTCTGCCATAATCGGTTTCGTACTTCAGGATTATACCAGTCAAGCACCGTGTCTCCCATGTCCATGCAGCTATGCAGCAGACTACCTAGGTAACTTTGTTCTAGTATGGTAAGATTGCCAAGATTTTTAATCAACCCAAGTTTGGTATGAAATTTCCCACTTTGGTCAAGATATTGACTATTGCCAGATTGAAGCAACATATACATATGATCAAACCATGCTGAATCTGGTATCACAGGGTCCAGGACCTGATGCAGTCTATCCAGGCTGTTAAAAGCCATGTACTCAAGATTGATAGCGTTTGAAATACGTGAACACAGCATGCGTTGCCAATCATGCGTTTGCACCAGCCAGTAATAAAAGTATTCAATTAGGCTGTTTGCATGCTGCTGGTGATCTAGATTATCTTTGATATTATAACTTTGGTACCAATGAACAAACATTTGTCCAAAGGCCTTGGTGTCCGCACCAAGAGCCTGTAGATCTTCCACTAGGTAGTTGGCTCTAATTCCAATGGCATCGGTTTTTTCTAGATAATTGTGTAGGTACCACACAAGATTGTGATACCCTACACACATATTGATCACACAGTCTGCAGGTGGTGGAGTTTGAGTTTCAATCTTGGCTAGCCAAGGAACTCTACTGTGATGAGTTAGAAAGTTAGCACCTTGCTGTTCAAATCTAGATTCAGGATCAAGAGCAGCACTCAGCCAGTTTTGATACATGCCTGGCAGACCCAGGATCACTGTGTTCATAGAGTATTATAGATGTGCAACAATAGTTTGCTGTCATATACATCAGATTGTATGTTCAAGATTTGATCAGTGATGATTTGATCCACACTTTCAAATCTTATTTCTCCAGGAGCAAGATCTTGAGTGTAAGCAGAATTTTTATTGGGTATCAAGGCCATTTCACGCAGTTGATAATCGCGTATGAATGTTTCTTTGATAAAGTTGGCCTCTTCATAGCTGATGTCAATGTCCAATTCCACTCTCACATGCATCTTGGGTCGCAGAATACTAGCAGCATGATCAATTAGGTGTGCAAGACTCAGCACACGATAGGTGGGTTGATCCGGCCAAGCATGAAACTCTGGCTCTTTGCCCCATTCCAAGATCATCACACCGCGTTCGTCATCTCCTGCGTCTGCAAAGTTGTGTGGGAAACAGTTACCAATGTATGTGACATTGTTTTTGGTCTGTCGTTTGTGAAAATGCCCGGTGTACACATGTTCAAACCCTGACAGGTCTTCTCTACGCACAGATCCATGATCAGGCATTTCAACCATGGCGTTCATTAGATAGCCAGGCAGTTCAAAATGTCCAAACAAATACCGGCCTGACATCTTGGCCAGGCGTTTGTGGTCATCTCCTACCAACCATGGAGCCACAACAACATCGTTAGAGTGTAGCCAGTCATTACAGATAACCAAATTAGGAAGATGCTTTGCCCACTCCACACTTTGTACATCACGTTTGTCCCGATAATATAAATCATGGTTGCCGGGAATAAAGTATACAGTAGAAAAGTTTGCGGAGAGGTGTTCCAGGGCCTGGAGACTATAGTTAAGAGTGACAATGTTAATGCTAGCCCTATGATTGTGCCAGTCACCAAGAAAAAACGCCGTTTCACATCCCTCCTCCTGAGCCTTGGCAGTGGCCCATTTCACAAAGTTCAAACAGTCATCATTGTGTAGTTGACTGTTGCTTTTCAAACCAAAATGTATGTCGGTGAATATCGCCGCACGTTTAAAAAGATTACTCATAGTCACACAGTTTAGTGGTCTTCTTGATTTTCTGCAACCGTAATGGTAGAAACAACACCTGGGTCACGTCCGGAGTTCTGACGTGTCCACGAAGGATTGAGTCCGTTCATTTCCAAAATGTCGTCACGTATGTTTTGCATTTTCTTTTCAATGTTGAGAATACGTGTGAACGAATTGGTAATGGCCGCAGTGTAGTAGGCAAAGGGATTTTGACTCTTGCTTTCATCAAACTGTAGGCCAATTTGACTGAGTTGTAGCAGTGCCTGTCCACGCATTTCCTCGTTATAGGTGTAGCCACGCCAGTTGCTGCGTGTGGCATAGCGTTCGCACAGTTTCATAAACATCTGTGCTAGTTTGCGTGTCATGTTGCCATGATCACGACTGTAATGGCCTGTGTCTAGAGCGCCCTGCCAGTGACTTTTGCCCACGATATAGGGCACTTTGTGTTCATTGATTCTGTAGTGGAAAAACGGAGGAAAGTTGACTCTAACATGCGTGGGGTCGCCTGCAGGCTCTTCTACCAGATCTTCTAGTTCCTCGTTCGGGATTTCCTCCATGCCCAGAATATCCTCTACTCTGCGCCGCTTGGCAGCGGCCTTGGGCGGCTTTTTTGGAGCCATGGGTATGTGTTCCCAGGTCATGATTCTAAACACCAAATCAGTGTTTGCAATCTTTTTAGGGTCAATGATCTCACCAGTTTCGCGTTTGATACGATCAGCGCGATTGCGTCGAGCTTCCGCAATGGTGCGTTGATTGATTTTGCTCACAGATGCAAGAATGATGTCGTATTGATGATCTGCGGCAGGATCACTGAATGCACAGTAGGTGTTTTTGCTTAGATGTATTTCTTTTAGTATGTCTCGATTGTTGAGATAGTTGACTCGGGGAGGTGTTGACGACAATGTGTTTCTCCTTGAAATGTATTTATTGTAACAGTTTTTGCCTGTTTGTCAACCTTTTTCCTTTATCATAGCCGTTAAAAAACACGGTAAATAATCAACAGGAACCATAAAATGCCCAAGATTCTTATAAATGGCCAGTTGGTAGAACTAACACAAGCAGAGTACGATGCCTTCACACGCCCAGGTCAAGGACTTGAAGCTCCTGCTGGCGGCAGCACCCTACAGCTTGACAGAAATCAAGCCATTCTAGAACCCAACACTGCTAACCCAATCCCTGGTCAAAATCTGAGTCTGCGAGAAGAAATCATGAATCGCAACCAACAGTTGGCCTCACAAGAACTGGGATACGGTGTACCACCAAGCACAGCAGTGCCCGTCACAGATGTGCAAAGACAGGCCACCAACGCCAACGGGTTGGGATATATTCCCGAAGATGACTTCATTGGCCGAGTGGCAGTGGGACAGCAACCCGGACAGTTCCCCTACCCCCCGCAGCCCTTGGTTAATCAACAAGCGCAGGATTTTGAACTACAGGTTAGAGAAATCAATCTGCTTGATTCTGATGCCAATAGACAACAGGGTTTTGTGCCCTATCGAGCTGAAACCGTTGAACAGTTTCCCTATGGAGGATCTGCTGCTGCGGCCCTGGCCGGACCAAGAATCACAGAACCCACAGGCGGTAGTAGTTACTATCCTGTGCAAGGACAAACTGGTAATCCTTTTGCAATAACACAACCAACCATAGACGATCAAGGTAGCAGTAGTTACTATCCGGTGCGTGGACAGACTGGTAATCCTTTTGCGACGCAAACTGCTCCTGAGGACACTGACCTTGGCAGCAGCAGTTACTATCCGGTGCGTGGACAGACTGGTAATCCTTTTGCTGTGCAGAATACATCTCCAACAGCAACCAATGCAAGTGATTATTATCCCACTGGTCAAGGACAACAAGGCAATCCGTTTGCTAATCCTAGATATGTTGATGACATAGCTGCCAAGGTCACACAACTCAAGCAACAGAACGCCATACGTTCGCAGAGATCCGCGTTCAATGAAAAGGATTGGCGTGTGCGTTTGGCCTTGGCACCACAGGCTCAATATCTTTACAACGTGGCAGCACCGGGAGACCTACTGTATCCTTTGGTAGGCAAAGGTGTGATTTTCCCTTACACACCCACGATCAGTACAGCATATCGTGCGAACTACAATACGTATGATCTAACACACAGCAATATTCGTGGTTACTTTTATCAAAACAGTAGTCCGCAAGAAATACAGCTTACAGGCACGTTCACAGCGCAAGATACCAATGAGGCCAACTACCTATTAGGAGTGATTCACTTTTTAAAATCTGCTACTAAGATGTTTTATGGACAGGACGCACAAGTAGGTGCTCCGCCCCCGCCGCTGTATCTCAGTGGATATGGTGTATATGGTTTCAACGAACACCCTGTGCTGTTGAGTTCTTTTAACTACAGTTTACCAAATGATGTAGACTATATTAGAGCACGTTCAGAAAATATCAATGGCACTGACCTTGTGGTGCGTAGACCTAGAGTACCAAGCCCACCCAATACCAGTCCTATATTTTCTGCTATATCAAGATTGAAAACAATATTCTTGCCCAAGGGTGCCGAGCCTAAACAAAAAGCAGCACAGCCATTCAATACCTCTGGTGAGAGTCTTGAACTAGGCGGAGAAACACCAACCTATGTTCCTACACAAATGGAAATACAATTGACATTGCTGCCTTTACAGAGCCGCAGCCAGATGAGCCAACAGTTTAGTCTTACACAGTTTGCTCAAGGATCATTATTAAGAGGAGGCTTCTGGTAATGGCAACTTATTCAGCTACCAGTCCATACTACAACACCGGATACACACAGTTTTATCTTGACGTCATGCGTGATCGTCCTATACCCAAGGAAGGTGACGATCTTGTGATGACAATCAACACTGTGTATGAATACAGACCGGATCTGCTGTCATATGATCTTTATGACACTCCAAGTCTTTGGTGGGTTTTTTATCAACGCAATCCTAACACTCTAACAGCTCCTCCGTTGGACTTCAAGGCTGGAGTGAATATCTACGTACCAAAAATTTCTACACTGCGCACTGCGCTGGGATTCTAAAATATGTCTCTTCAAGAGCAGCAAGCCAAGGTATCAGCAGCCGAACAAGAACTAGCCAATATTCGATCACAGTATGATGCTATTGAAAGTCAACAGAAAGCAGCTAGTGATGCAGCTGAAAGAGCTCGAGCCAATCTATTAGCTTCGGGTATTGATCCTGCCACAGATGAAAACTACCAACAGCTAGCGCAACAATCGTCCCAACTTTCAAGACAGGCTCAGGGTCTAGGCAATAGTTTGGCTCGAGCTAGACAAAATCTAGCCATAGCCAACGAGTCGCTGCGACGAGAGCAGCAGAATCAAACCATAAAAAACAATGCCACATCCTCTGGCGCTGTGGTAGCTGCTGGCGATGATGCAGGAGTAGTCAATCCAGCTAAAAAAGCAGAAAGAATCACACCTGAAGGTCGCATTGCTAACCCAAATCCAGCAGGTACCAATGCAGATGCTCCGGTGACCAATACCACAGAACAAGGAGCCACGGTGTCTGAGTCACAGGATCGCAAGATCAGTGAAACTCAATTGCCAATAAAAGCCCCTAATCAAGGCGAAGTTAAACGACTGGTTGACGAACCGCCCCCTGATCCATTAACACCACCTCCTGGAGCATACGGCTCAGGTGTAGGATCTGCTGGAGATGATGCCACTCCTACAAAAAATCTAACTCGTCAAGACATTGAATTAAACTTTAATGAAGACATTAGGCCACAGCCAAATATTCTTGACAAGTATGCGACCTACACCTATCAGATATCTTGGTATCTGCTAAATGAAGCAGATTATCGCAACGTGATCACAAGAGGCAGAACCAACGCAGAGGACACAGGCATACGTGGTGGTCAACTGTTGATGCAAAGTGGTGGAGAAAATCAACGCGGTGGCGAAGTAATCAGCCAAGGTACAAGCGAATTTCAACCTAGCCGTAATCCTTATTTTACTCTTGATTACTACATTGACAGCCTAACCATGTCCAATCTTTTTCCAGGTCACGCCACTGGATCAGCGCATGCCTATACAGATCTAAAAATGACAGTGGTTGAACCTCAAGGCATTAGTCTTATTGATAGACTCAAGTTGGCCGTGACTGAATACTGTGGTATACAGGCATTTCAAAGTGCTATCTACTGCTTGGTTATTCGCTGGATTGGCTATGATGAAAATGGAAATATTGTATATGCTGGTAACACCAACAGTGGTGGAGCACAAACTGATCCATATGCGATTGCTATCAAATACGTTCCTTTTGCTATAAAAGATATAAAGTTTTCAGTGGCCAACAGATTGACCACTTATGAAATTTCAGGTGTGCCTGTGATGTATAACTTTAGGCTACGCCAAACAGTGCCCTACAACACAGAAATAACTGGCAAAACTGTGCAAGAGATACTAGGCGGATCCGTGTCTCAAGGTGTAGCAGACACCGAAGGTAGAGCCAATACCTCATCCCCAACAGCTGGTAGAACAGTGGCTACAAATGCAGCGTCATTAAGAACAGCTATTGATGCCGCAGGCACAGTCTCGGCTTCTCCTACCACAGGCATAGGCGCACCAACATCCGTTAATACTTCTCCTGCAGGGTCAGGAAATGCCAATCGTGGTCTAATGAATGCCATGAATGAGTACAATCAACAGTTGGTAAAAGATCAAATATATGAGATAGCAGATGAGTTTTATATAGAATTTGCCAATCCCAGTATCGCCAATGCTGTGGTGAAAAAACCAGGAGATCTAGCCATAGATAAAACTCCCATGGGAGACAATGCACCAAGAAATCTTTTACCTGACACCGGCAAAGTATTCAACATGTACAGAAACTTTGGTATCACAGCAGGACAGAGCGTGATACAGGCCATAGAAATGGTGATAAGAAACAGCAGTTATATTGTTGATCAACAGCTCAAGATCATTGACGAAGAAACACAAGAGGAAAAGCCCAATGGCACTCCTATTGAAACTTTTGCTTGGTTCAAGGTCAATCTCAAAGCCGAACCCAAGGGATATGATCGCAAGCGCAACGACTATGCATATAAATTTTATTTTGTAATCAGCATCTATGAAGTTAAAAGTTCCAACAGTGTATGGTTTCCTAGAACTAGATTCCGAGGAGTCCACAAGAGTTATCCATACTGGTTCACAGGCAAAAACACTTCAATTTTGGATTATCAACAGTCCTTTGACAATCTCTATGTCACTGTGATCAGCGGCGCAGGCGATACTATACAAGGCGACTATACCAGTGCCTTGACTGATATTCCAAGATTTGTTTATCAACCACGCAGTGGTCAGAGCAGTCAAGGCGCCGATCAAGCCACCAATGAACCAGCGGCCAATGCAGCTGATTATCTGTATAGCCCCACTGATCTTGGCACAGTTAAGGTAAAAATTCTTGGAGATCCTGCGTGGATTCAACAAGGCGAAATTTATCAAGGCAGTGACCCACGTACATTCAGCTTTTCTCCCTTCAACGCCGACGGCGGCATAAATTTTGACAGTCAGGAAGTTTTGTTTGAAATCGTGTGGCAAAGGCCAGTTGACTACGACATCAACGGTGACGGACTGCAAGATCCCAACAGATATGCACCAATCAACAGCACTGGTGCCAATCCACGCAGTTTGACTGGTGTGCAAAGCTATGTTTTTTATGCTACCAAGTGTCAACACGAATTTAGGCAAGGAAGATTTGAACAAACCTTGGATGGTGGACTTTATATTTTCCCACGCAGCAAACAAACACAGATTAATGCAGGAGCAGCCAACACTGGCACAGGAGCATCCGGATTTCCTTTGGCAAGCAATCCTAACTCTTCAGGATCGGGTGCCAGTGGAACAGGTGCATCTGGGTTTCCGATATCAGTTGGGCAGAGCAGCACTTCACAGCAAGGCAAGCGTGTTGGTAGAGTAAAACAACAAGTGAAAACCGGCACAGGGGCTTCAGGGTTTCCAGTGCAGGATTCAAGAGTTACTCTGCCAGCCAAGCCAGTGAATACAGGCACGGACTTTGCCACTGCCTATGCACTACGCAATAGGCCAGGCGGTCCACCCAAGGTACAAACAACCACACCACCCATACGCGGTGGTAGAGAGTTTTAAAGGTAAAAAATGGCAGATAATGTATTTTCCAGCACAGGTCGTCCCAAAGGCTACAAACTAGATCGTGGAGGTGTACCTGCGGAAAGCGGACCGTTCATTGGTGAAGTAATGAACAATGTTGACACCATAAGATCAGGTCGCTTGCAGGTATACATTGAAGCCTTTGGTGGCGGTGACAAATACAACACAAAACTATGGCGCACAGTGAAATACCTACCGCCTTTTTATGGAACCACACAAAAGCCGCCCGGCGGAGTAGCAGGTGTTGGTTCTTACACAGGAAATCCTCACAGCTATGGTATGTGGTTTACACCGCCTGACATCGGAGTCAAGGTTCTATGTTTTTTTGTTGAAGGCGATCCGTTGCAAGGATACTATGTGGGCTGCGTGCCTGATGCTGGTGTGAATCACATGATCCCAGCCATTGGCAGCTCGCCCAAAGGTGAATATGTACCTGGAAATCAAACACAGGCGACCTATTTGTCAGATTCGCCTGCGCAGCCTGTTACAGAAATTAATGCCAAAGACAATGAAGTATTAAAAAACCCACAATTTTTCAACTCACCCAAGCCCGTGCATTCGGTGGTAGCGGCCACTATGTTTCAACAGGGACTAAGCAATGATCTTGAACGTGGACCTATTACTTCTAGCTCACAACGAGAAAGTCCCAGCTATGTTTATGGAATCAGCACTCCAGGTAGACCAGTGTACCAAAGCGGAGCGCAACCAAATCAAATACGTCGTGAATTACTAGAAGGCAAGCTGTCACCTTTGGATGTGGCTGTGATTGCACGTCAAGGCGGTCATACATTTGTCATGGACGATGGTGATCTAGAAAATTCTAATTCACACATTAGATTGCGAACCAGCAAAGGTCATCAAATAACCATGAGTGATGATGGTAATTTCTTCTACATTATTCATGCCAATGGCCAGACCTGGATTGAACTAGGAGTTGAAGGCACAGTGGATGTTTTCAGTACCAACTCTGTGAATGTGCGTACCAACGGTGATATCAATCTACACGCTGATCAAGATGTAAACATATTTGCTGGACGCAATCTACAGCTAAAGGCCAAGAAAAATCTAGCACTGGAAAGCGAAGCCACTATCACCACCTACAGTGCTGGCAACACCAATATGTATAGCAAAGCCACTATTGGTGTGCTAGCAGATGGCAATTTGGCCTTGAAAAGTGCCAACGGTAGCTGGGATGGTGGCGGCGCTCTCAAGTTCAAAGCAGGACGCATTGATCTCAATGGCGGTGGCGCTGAAAGTGTAAGTGCTACCAAACAGATTGTGAAATACAAGTTAGATGACACCAAGTTTGATGCCAGCAAGGGCTGGCAAGTTGAGTCAGGAAAACTAGACAGCATAGTGACTCGAGCACCAACACACGAGCCTTGGCCATATCACAACCAGGGTGTGAATGTCAGTGTAACACTTGGACAAGGTGGTGTACCTACTCCCACTGCGCAGCCAGTGCCACAGGGTTTTAACATAACTAGGAAAAAATGAGTAAGTTTACTTTCACAAGAGCCGGTGAAATATTTGAGGTTATTGCGCCTCCTGGAACCACTGAAGCAGCGGCTAGAGCTGTGTTTGAACAGCAGGCCAAGACCGGAGCCTTGACCAACCTAGCACCAGGTCAATCTGTTAATGCGCTCAATCAACTGCAACAAGGCCTAGTGTCTGCTGCTAGTCAACTAAAAGGTGCAGTGTCATCGGTTGTGGGCGGAGCACAAAAAGTTGTGTCGCAACTGGTTGGAGGACAGGTTCCCAAGACCATGAATGTGGCTGACTTTGTTAATGTTGGTGGACAAGTGGGCAGCATTGGGCCCTTGAACGGAAAACAAGTGCAAGGCCTACTGGCACAGTCAGCAGCATCAGTATCACAGGCCGCAGGTGCTTTTTCAGTAGACAAAGGCATAGGAAAATTTGGAATCAATCCTGCGTTGTTAGAAAGTTCAGGATTTTTGAAACCAGGTACTATTTCACAGTATGGCAGAGCCAACACTGTGTCGCAAGCAGACATCGCCGAAGCCACTAGAATAAACAGTCAGGGCGGCAGTATTACACCTGAACAAGTGGCTCAAAGTCGAGCACTGCAACAAGCATTGGCATCGCCCACAGTGTGGACAGGCAAAGGTGGAGTGACCAATCTAAACACCATGTTGGCTGATCCTGCAAAACAGCTTGCAGCTCAGACTGACATCATGAACAATCAATTTTCGGCCTTGACTAAGTCTGGAGCCCTGCCTGTTGATCTTCCTGTGGCAGAAGCAGGTGCGTTGATACAAGCCGCAGGCAAAGCCGGCGCTGCACTCACTGCTGTCTGGGCCAAGGGTGGGTCGCCAGCTGGACTCACACAAAATATCAGCAACTTGGCCAAGTCAGGTCAATTGGCTGTGAATTTTACTGATCTCAAGGTGCCTAATAATTTAGCCGGTGAAAGATCAGCTCCCAAGGCCACTAACACAGTGAATAGACAGGTGCTTAATCAGGCTTTCACACAGTTTATTGGCAATGAAAAAGTTCCTGTGGTAGAGTATGGACAAGATCAGCCCGAGTCAGCCACACAAAGCCGGGCTCCAAGTGCTGCTGCTACTCCTGCGCCTAGACCTAGATCACCAGAAGCAGCTATCTTAGAAGGTCAAATTGAAGGCAAAGAAAATGGACAGCGATCTCGACGAGAGCAGTTGGCCAGAGCCGAAGCACAAGGCGACGCCAGTGCCATTGCCTACTGGCAACAAAAAATTGCAGAAGCTGACAGGGAAATCGCACAGTTGCGAGCTCAGCTGGCTCGCCTAGGGTAAATACTAGACCATGGCTACATTTATTGGATTCAGCACTCAAGGACAGCGCAAAAAATTCACTTTGGTTGATGAAGAACTCATCAAGCAAGATCTTATCAATGCGTTTAACATTCGTCAAGGCGAATTAGTTGGGCGTCCTGATGTGGGCACTGCTGTATGGGACTTTCTATTTGAATCGCAGAGCATTGAAACTGAAAATGCTATTGTTCAAGAAATACAGCGAGTAGCAGGCGGAGATCCAAGACTCAAAATATCTGCTGTGGAAATTTTCCCTCAGCTCAATGGCATCCTTGTACAGGTTCAAATACAGTTTGTGCCCAGTACCACAGTAGAACGTTTATCCTTGTTTTTTGACCAAGAAACCCGAAGAGCCAGCTTCATTTAACCGCGTGGTTTATACGCCAATAAATACCAAAATTGAAAAATTATGGCTATAACCACTAGACAAACTGCTATTTTTGGCGTAGAAGACTGGAAGCAACTTTACCAGACCTATCGCGAGGCCGACTTTCAAAGTTATGACTTTGAGACTCTGCGCAAGAGCTTTGTTGATTATCTAAGGCTCTACTATCCAGAGACATTCAACGATTACATTGAAAGTTCAGAGTTCATTGCGCTCTTGGACGTCATGGCATTCATGGGCCAGAGTCTGGCGTTCCGTGCTGATCTAAACGCTCGCGAAAACTACATTGACACTGCTGAACGTAGAGACAGTGTGGTGCGACTGGCCAACTTGGTTAGCTACACCGCCAAGCGCAACTCGCCTGCTGAGGGTCTGCTCAAAGTCACTTCAGTGACTACCACTGAAAATGTGCTGGATTACAACGGTGTGAATCTCAGCAACATCACTGTGAACTGGAATGATCCTACCAATGGTGATTGGTTTGAGCAGTTTATCACCATTGTGAATTCTGCCTTGGTTGACACACAGCGTTTTGGTCGTCCTGGTGCTGATCAAAATCTGCTAGGCATTGACACTCAAGAATACACACTAAACATCACCCCAGGTTATCTGCCAGTGATTCCTTTCACTGCCACTGTTGATGGCATCAACATGCCATTTGAAGCAGTGAGTGTGACCAGCGCAGGACGTGAATATCTATACGAACCTAGCCCACGCCCCAACGGTGCATTTAACATGCTGTACCGTAATGATCAATTGGGATTTGGTTCACAAAATTCAGGATTTTTCTTTTACTTCAAGCAAGGAAATCTATTATCAGCTGATTTCAACTTGCCAGAGCGTGTGACCAATCGTGTGGTCAATGTCAACATCGAAGGTATCAATAACGAAGATCGTTGGCTGTATCAACTTGATGATATTGGCAGCGTGTCTGAAGAGTGGCAGTATGTAGAATCAGTTTACACCGCTGCTGCCGAACAAGATGTAGGCACACTACGCAAGATCTATTCCACAGTCAGCAGAGTCAACGATCAGATTTCATTGACCTTTGGTGATGGTGTGTTTTCAGCCATACCAGTTGGTACATTCAGAGCCTATGTACGTTCATCCAACGGACTTGAATATGTGATCAATCCCAGTGAAATGGCCACGATTGCATTGCCTATTAACTACGTGAGTCGCACTGGACGCATTGAAACAATCACTTTCACAGTGGGCCTTACTGCGCCTGTGAGTAATTCTCAAAGCCGCGAACTACTGGACGAAATCAAACAACGAGCTCCTGCTAGATACTACACTCAAAACCGCATGGTCAACGGGGAAGACTACAACCTGTTTCCGTTTACCTTGTACAATAGCATTATCAAGAGCAAGGCTGTAAATCGTAGTGCAATTGGTACTTCACGATACCTAGAACTAGTAGACAACACCAACAAGTATGCTAGTACTAATGTGTTTGGCAGTGACGGTGGTCTTTACAAAGAAAACACCTTGCCTACATTCCAGTTTTCTTGGTTCACAGTCAACGACATTGCGGACGCTATCACAAACAAAGTACAACCAGGACTTAAAACGCCTGGAGTTTTACAGTTTTACTATGCAAACTTTATTAGACCGTCGCTGTCTGCACTGTCATTGTCTTGGAATCAAAGCACTGCGTTGACTAACCAGTGTACAGGTTTTTTTGTTGACAACAACAATGACCCTGTGTCAATTGGCTCATTCAGCAGCAGCAACGCCAAATACATTGTGCCTGCTTCGTTGGTAAAATTTGAAGCCCCAGATGGATTTTATTTCAATCAATACAACAGACTTATATCTGGTCTGCCTACAGTTGACACAGACAAAACTGTGATCTGGACCACTGTGACTGCGGTGGTACTTGATGGTACCAACCAAGGGCGAGGAAATCTTGACGATGGCACTGGCCCTGTGGCCTTTAACACATTTGTACCAACTGGTGCAGTGGCCACACAAGTGATTCCGATTTTCATCACTGATCTGCCCACTGCGCTGGTTGTGAATGTAATTGAACAGATTCGACTTTATCGCAACTTTGGTCTTGGTTTCAACAACCTTACAGGCGAATGGTATTTGATCGGGCAAAGCAATCTTGATGCAGACAGTGCATTTAGTTTGGTTAATCAACAAAATACATCAGGCGCTAATCTTGACTCAAGTTGGCTGGTAAGATTTACCACAGATGGCACACAGTACAATGTAAGTACTCGCGAATTATCATACTTTTTTGCGTCGGTGTTGCAAACAAGATTCTTTTTTGAATCTGGATCAGCAATCTACGACAGCAGACTTGGTACAGTGATCAAAGATTTTATCAAGGTCTTGAAATCTAACAGTTTGCCTGACAGTAACTCTCCACTGCCGTCTGATGTTGAAATGCAGATTATTGGACAGCCAGAAGAAAGTGATGGCTTTGTTAATGATTTCCAAGTGATAGTTAGTTTTACTGACAGCGATCAAGATGGATCTGCCGACAATCCTGATTTCTTTGAAGAGATTGTAGGACCTGATCCTGCACCAACTCAAGCAGGCAATCTTGTGTTTTTAGAAGCCACAGTGGACTTTAACGATCTACAACGATACCTGCTGGTAGAAGAAGGCAGAGTGAACTATCAGTATGGCACCTACGCTGAAGTAGAAACCTACAAGTCACAGTATCTTGACGGGCAAGTGTTTTACACTTATCTAGAAAAAGAATTTTGGAGACTGGTCATTGACGTAACTGGCACTCGCACCTTGGTGCAGAGCAATGAATTCTTGGCACGAATTGGCCGACAGAATCTTTACTATCAGTATCGTCATAACAGTCTGCTGAGCAATAGAATTGATCCTTCTATAACCAACATCATTGATGTGTATGTTGTGACTCAGGACTATTACATTGCATATCAGAATTATATCAAGGACAGTACTGGTACTGTGCCCGAACCTGCTCAGCCCACAATCAATGAATTGACCACTCAGTTTCAGCGACTGCAAGACTACAAGATGTTGAGCGACAATGTTATCTTGAACAGTGTGACATTCAAGCCATTGTTTGGTAACAAGGCCACAACTGACCTAAGAGCAACCATAAAAGTGATCAAGGCCGCTAACTCCACTGCCAGTGTGAGTGAGATCAAAAATGCAGTGGTACAAAGTCTAAATGATTATTTTACAATTGACAAATGGAACTTTGGCGACACCTTTTACTTTTCTGAATTGTCAGCTTACATTCACAAAGAAATTGGCACCTTGGTAAGTTCAGTGGTGCTGGTTCCTGTGAACCCACAAAAAGCCTTTGGTGACCTATACGAAATACGTTCAGCACCAAACGAAATCTTTGTCAACGCTGCTACTGTAGCAGACGTCGAGGTAATCGATGCGTTGACCAGTACGAATCTTCGTACAGCGCCTGGTAGTGGAGTAATTTAATGGCTCAAGTTCGTTCGGTTGACTTTTTACCGGAAATTTTTCAGACCAAGACCAATAGACAGTTTCTTGGAGCAACACTGGATCAGCTGATTCAGGAACCTGCACTGAAAAAAACACAGGGTTTTATTGGTAGAAAAATTGGACCAGGCATCAATCCAACTGCTGCTAGGTATGTGGTTGAACCTACCAAGGACCGTGTTAACTATCAACTTGAACCAGCTATCACTATCAAGGTTCCCGACACTGACACAGTTATAGACGCAATTACCTACCCAGGTATTCAAGATGCGCTGGACCTTGCAGGTGCTAGTACTGATCGCAGTGACCGACTGTACAAAAGTCAGTACTATGCATTTGATCCCCTGGTTGACTATGACAAGCTGGTCAACTACAGTGAATATTACTGGTTACCAACTGGTCCACTAGAGGTAGATGTCACCGGTGGTAACGCAGCTATCACAAACACAGTTGAAGTTTCTCGTAACAATAATTTCTATAGTTTCAGCGGACAGCTAGGACAAAACCCAACTCTAACTTTGATCAGAGGCGGTAGCTATCAGTTTCAAGTTGCGCAGAATCAAACCAGCACTGTAAATCTACGTGTGACCAATCAAGGTAACCGAGCCTATGTGATTGACTATGTTATCAATCCTGAGCTGACCTTGATCAGAGGCAACACCTACATCTTCACATTGAGTATTGAAGGCAGTTTTCCATTTTGGATTAAAACCTTGCCTAGCACAGGCTTGGTGAATATCTATAGTCAAGGTATTACCAACAACGGCGCCAGTGAAGGTACTATTGTGTTCACAGTGCCTCAAAGTGCGCCTGACACACTATACTACAATGCTGAAAACAGCTCTCAGATGGCTGGCAAATTCAAAATCATTGATGGTGTGCCTGGCACTGGTCCTCAGTTTTATATTCAAGCACAACCTGGTATTGACGGCAAAATGCCTACCACACCCAACATCAGTAGCCGTGATGTTTTGGGCGTAATCAACAATGGTGAAGACCTAGGCACAGTGACTTTCAATGTGCCACTTAAGAGCGCACAGAATTTTTATTATACGTTGACCGAACTTGATCCAGTCAACTTGGTCAGTGATATTCCTTATCGTGATATCAATCACGCTTATGTTGATGATTTCTTTGCAAGATATCCTGATGGTATTGATGGCATCACTGATCTTGATGGCAAATTTATCATATTCAACATTCCTAGTATTCAAGAGCAGTTTCCTTTTATCAATGATTCTATCGCCGGCGGCTGGCTAAGAGCTAGTTTTTATAGTCCCACACCTGAGGATGACGAGCAGCCAGGTTACAATGAACGTCCTTTCAGCGAAGTTGAAGAAATCATTGACTTTGATGAACGCTACAGTATTTGGCAGATTCAATACATAACTGATCAAACTGGACGTCAATATCTTAATGTGACGTCGGCTCGAGCCGTGGCTGAATTACAGAAATTTAGAATTCTTGAAGGCAGTCAATACAGCAGCACTCAATGGTATCGCAGCGACGATGGCTATTTTGAACAGATTCCTTTGCTCACAGCAGTGCTGGATACTCTTTACTATCAAGACAGTGTGGATCCACAATTGGTTGGCGAAATACGTTTGATTGATGTTGAAGATGCCAGTGTATTGAATGTCAACAATATCATTGGTGCAAAACAGTATACCAGTCCCAATGGCGTGACTTTTAGCAACGGACTTGCTGTGACTTTCCGAGGAGATGTAACTCCTGTTGAGTATCGCGATAACACTTATTATGTAGAAGGTGTTGGAGAAAGCATTGTATTGGTTCCAGTGGTAGACATGGTCACGCCTGAACCTTACACAGAAAGTGTGAGTGTGTCGTTTGACAGCACACCATATGATATTGGCAACTATGACGTTAGTAATAATCAGCCGTTGACTCCGGACTACATCACTATCAATCGTGCAAGTCCAGACAGAAATGCATGGAGTAGAAGTAATCGTTGGTTCCATAGACAGGTGTTAGAAACTTCTGCTGAATTCAACAACAACTCGGCTTTGCTAGATCTGCAGACCAGAGCTCGTAGACCCATCATTGAGTTCAAGTCCGGACTCAAGTTGTACAACTTTGGTACGTTTGGCAAAAAAGCCATTGACGTAATTGACTTTACCACTCGCGACGCATTCAGTGATGTAAATGGCACGCCTGTGGGCTTTATTGTTGATGGATATAATTTGGTCAACGGCAGTAGAATTATCTTTGCTGCTGATACTGATCTAAACGTAAGAAATAAAATTTACAAGGTTGAATTAATTACGCCAGACACAGTGGCACCTGTGATCAAGCAGCCTATTATTAATCTGGTTCCTGATTCAGATGGCGCTATTTTACCCAACGATGTTGTGGTATGTTTAAACGGGGTTGGAAGAAAAGGCCAAAGTTTTACCTTTGATGGTGCACAATGGATTCTAAGCCAACAAAAAGTCAGCGTAAACAATCCACCACAGTTTGATATTTTTGTTGACGATGTAAGTATTGGCAATCTAGAACGTTATGGAAGTAGCACGTTTAACGGAACCAAGCTTTTCTCCTATGGAATTGGCAGCGGTGCTAATGATTCAGTGCTGGGCTTTCCTGTGCAGTATGTGACCATTAACAACGTTGGTGATATTGTTTTCATCAATAACTATTACACTGATACATTTTCTTATGTAAGAGACCGTCAAAGTATCACCGAGTCTGTGGGCATTGGTTTTGCACGTCGTTACACCTCTCGCACCGATTTTACTGATCAAATTGGTTGGGCCACTGCACCTTATCCAAGTGAAACATATCAACAGTTTGAATTCACATATCAGTCACAACCATTATTACTTGATGTCAAAGTCAATGAGGTAGTACTTAATTCTGCATTGCCTAATCCTTATCCTGTGATCAAGATCTATATTGGTTCACAGTTCCAGGATCCAGGAACTTATTCGTACACCACTACCAGCAACACAACCACAATCAATCTTAATGACAACATCCCTGTGGGTGAAAAAATCATTGTGTTGGTATTGAGTGATCAGATCAGTAACAATGCGTTTTTCCAAGTACCAATCAATTTACAGAACAACGCTAACAATGCAGAAGTCAGCCAAGTAACTCTTGGTACCATGCGCAGTCACTATGAAAGTATCTGCGAAAATCTAATTGACCTACAGGGCAGTATCAACGGCTCAAACAACAGTCGCGATCTTGGTTACATTGCTCGTTATGGTTTGAATATCTTGCAGCAAAGTGCGCCATTGACCATGGCTGGTTACTTCATGCGAGATCCAAACTATGATTTCTTTAGAGCACTACAATGGAACAGCGCAGAATACATCAAGTTTAAAACTCAACTATTAGACATAGTTGCATCACGAGATTGGGGCGACGCCACTGCTCCAGAAATCTTGGTGGCCGCAGTTAACGATATCAATCTTGGACGCACACAGCAAAATCCGTTTTACTGGAGCGATATGCTGCCATCGCGTTCGGTATATGACTCTAACACCTATACCTTTACACCAATCAGTCAAACCACTTTTAACACCTTGAGAGTGTATGACTTCACGCAGAGCAACTATCTGGCTCTGTTAGTATACGTTAATGGACATCTATTGACCATTAACAAAGATTACACAGTTAGCGCGGACACACCTCAGGTCACAATTACCTACCCTCTACAGGTAGGCGATACCATTGAAATTCAAGAATATGCTAGCACAGTAGGTAACTTTGTGCCCAACACCCCAACTAAAATGGGACTGTATCCTGCATACCAACCTAGAATCTTTGTTGATACAACCTATTCACAACCTACACCTGTGATTGTTGGGCATGATGGCAGTATCACTGTGGCCTTTGACGACATTCGCGACCAAGTTTTATTGGATTTTGAAACACGAATCTACAACAATTTAAAAATTCGCTCGGCGATTCCTATTCGTGAAAATGACATAGTACCAGGTCAATTTAGAACCACAGATTGGTCATTAACCGAAGTAAATGACATCCTTAGTGTAGACTTTTTGACATGGGTAGGCACCAACAAGATTGATTATACTATTCAGGCCTATGATGTCAACAACGATTTTAGTTACAACTACAGTCGCAGCCAAAACAGATTAAACAATCAAGCCCTACCTGTTGGTGCATGGCGCGGATTGTACCTATATTTTTATGATACAATCAGGCCACATCAAGCCCCATGGGAGATGTTGGGATTCAGCGAACAACCTAGTTGGTGGGAAAGCAGATATGGTGCAGCTCCTTACACCAGTGAAAACTTGGTGTTATGGGAAGATCTGTCGCAGGGTCTGGTTGCTGATCCAAATGGTTTCTATGTGATACCCAAATATGTGCGCCCAGGACTGTTAGATGTTCTTCCAGTTGATGCACAGGGTAATCTGTTACCACCACTAGATTCTGTGGTTGGCTTGTATGATAAACAGACTTTCCAACGCAGTTGGCGCATGGGCGACGTTGGACCAGTTGAATACGTATGGCGTACCAGCAGCAGCTATCCTTTTGCTATCATGCGTTTGCTGGCGCTAACTCGTCCTGCTGAATTTTTCTCTTTGTTTGTTGATAGAGATCTATACAAGTTCAATCTTGATCTTGGACAATACCTATATCAAGACCGTAGCAGATTAAGTCCTAGCAATCTTGAAATATATGGCGATGGCATCAGCAAGGCCAGTTACATCAACTGGATTGTGGATTACAACACACATCTAGGTAACAGCAACACAGCCACTGCCTTGGCAGCTAACCTTGACAACATTGATGTACAATTAGCATATCGCATGGCATCATTCAGTGACAAAGCCTACATCAAGGTGTTTCTTGAAAAGCCCAGTCCTAACAGTCTAAACACCAGTTTGCTACTGCCTGATGAAAGTTACGAACTGTTCTTGTACAAAAATGTACCATTTGCCGCTGTGAATTACAGCAGTGTAATGATTCAAAGAGTTGAGGATGGATATCAAGTTTTTGGTTACGATGTTGTGAATCCCTACTTTGAGATTCTAGTAAGCAAGGTAGCTGGACCAAAAATTACTCTGTCAGCAGGCGGAAAAACCGTTGCAGTACCCACTACCTACAGTGACATCGTAACACAGATTCCTTATGGCTATACCTTTAGCAATGACAATGCTGTATGTGACTTCTTGTTCAGCTACGGTGCACTGTTAGAATCTCAAGGCATGATCTTTGACAGTGTGGAAAATGGTTTGACCTTGAACTGGCGTCAGATGGCGCAGGAATTTCTGTATTGGAGTGGACAAGGCTGGGGACCAGGTAGTGTTATCAACTTAAATCCTGCTAGCACTTCGCTCATGGTCAGTAGGCCCGGGGCAATTGTTGACAGTATCATAGAACGAGATACTACAACCAGCATACAAGATCAAAACAAACGCAAGATTCTTATCAACGATCTAATTGTTGAACGTATTGATAACGATTTCAAGATCACATCATTAACAGAGCAAACCATCAACTATGCTGATCTAAGATTCACTGCATATGAACATATCATGGTGTTTAAAAATGCCAGCGTGTTTGGTGACTTGATATATGACCCAATCACTGCTGCACGTCAGGGACGCATGCAACTAATAGCAGGCACCAGCACTGACTGGAATGGTCAGTTGGATGCACGTGGTTTCATTCTAAATCAAGACAACATTGTTGATTGGCAACCAAACGTAACCTATACCAAGGGTCAAATTGTAAAGTTTAAGAATCAGTACTACAGTGCGCTGACTATTGTACAGCCCAAACAAGAATTTGACTATGTTGACTGGACCCTAAGCGATTATAATCAAATCAAAAAAGGTCTATTGCCTAATCTTGCCAACAAAGCAGATTTGATTCAGCAGACCTATAACACGGTGGGAGCCAACCTTGAACGTGATCAGGATCTATTGGCCTACGGTCTGATTGGTTTTAGACCCAGAGAGTACATGGCCAATCTAAATCTTGATGATGTAAGTCAAGTGAACGTGTACAAACAGTTCTTGAGTACCAAAGGTACAAAGTTCAGTGTGGACTTGTTTGGCACTGCAAGTTTTGACAAAGAAGTTGCTGACTACAGTATATTTGAAAACTGGGCAGTTCTCAAAGGAATCTATGGAGCGCAGGCTAATCGTAGATTCTTTGACATAAGAATAAATCAAGCACTGCTAACTTCAAATCCAAGCACGGTACAGGTGATAGTGCCTTTTGAACAGTCTTTTGCAGATCAAACTGTGCAGATTGGTGATCTATGGCGCAGCAGTTGGAACGTTACTTCCCCAGAAATATTGCCTGTGGCAGTGACACCAAGGCGAGATTTGGATCTACCTACTGCTGGTTATGTAAATCTTGATGATGTTGATATCACAGAATTTGAAATCATTGATCCTACAAATATCAATGCTAACATAGACAGTGTTGGAGTAGGTACCACAGTGTGGATTGCCAAGGTCAACAGTCATGATTGGAATGTTTACAGATGTTCAGCAGTTCCAGGTAACATTCAAAGTATCACAGACAATTTCAATGGCACATCTTTAGCCGGATTCAGTCAGCAACACAACTTGTCTGTAAATGACATTATAGTAATTAAATCTTTCTCAACCGACGTCAACGGTGCTTATCGTGTGCTTGAAGTACCTTCATTGACATCAATTGTGATTGAGTTCGCGATTCCAAACGATCAGATTGAATTATTAGGACAAGGTGTATGTCTAGTTTTAGAAACTATTAGAGTAGACCAGCCCAGCGATATTGCCAATTTACCATATATCAACAATGTCACAGCTAAGAGCCTAGTTTGGGTTGACAACAATGGTTTTGATAGATGGCAAGTATTAGAAAGAACTGAACCGTTTGTTTACAATCAACGTCTTGAGCCTTTGCGGTCAGTGAACAGTTATTGGGCTAGTGCTGTGGCACAGACCGAAAACAACACACTGATGTTGGCATCAGCTCCCGGAGCCAGCACTGGCATTGTGTTCCAATATGGAGTAAATCCTGCCGGCACATTACAAGATGGTGGTTCAATCAGCCTGAATGCAGCCCAAGTCAGTAATTTTGGTGCAACAATGACTGTGGGCAACAATCTTTGGGGTGCAGTGGGTGCTCCTAATAGTCTGTCAGACGTTGGTTATACCGCAATCATTAATTACAACGGCGACTTTGAGGCTTTCACTGTAAGCCAATTGTTATTGGGACTAGATCAGCCTGGTCCTGCAAAATTTGGTAGCAGTCTGGCCATGAGTGGCGATGAACGTTGGTTGTATGTTGGCGCACCTGAGTTGAACCGAGTGTATGCATATGGTCAAGTGCCAGTGCCCACGCAGTCTATATCATATCCTACCACTGGTACCACACGTAGATTCTCTACTGTTACCATACAGTATGATAATGTACAACAACTTGAAGTGGTGGTATCTGGATTACCTCAAAGACTGAATATTGATTATTCTGCTACTGGTAGTTTTATTGAGTTCTTTACAGCACCAAGTAAAAATCAAACTGTGGTAATATCAAGACGTCAGTCAGTGCAGTTGGATTTCCAGGAATATTATAATATCACTGCCAGCACCACAACTGGTCTTGGCACTAGTGCTTTGTGGGACGTTGAAGTTGTGCGTGGTCTTTATTCTGTTGATCTATTAAACGCTGGCACAAACTACAGTATTGGTGAAGTGTTGACCATTAAAGGCACTCAAATTGGTGGCTCAAGTCCTGCTGAAGACTGTGTTATCACTGTAACTGATGTTAGCTTTGCTGGTGCTATTTTAGACTACACAGTGTCAGGAGGACGCCTGTCAGTCACTGATCGATTTGCAGTTAGAGAATCATTGTTTACTGCCACAAATATCAATTCAGTACGAGTAGAAGTCAATGGCACTGTTCAACGTCCTAAGATTGATTACGAATGGCTTAAGAGCGATAGCTCATTGCCTGACAGCACACTAAATGATTATGATTTGGTATTTGTAAACTCACCTGCTATTGGTGCTACCATAATGGCGTATGCTCCAACATACTATCAACTATGCCAAGTTCTAACTAGACCAGGGCTGGCATCAGACGCTAAATTTGGTGCTTCAGTTGCGACAAGTCATGATGGCAGACAACTGGCCATTGGATGTCCTAACGAAAATATCAACGGGACGTTTAGAGCTGGTTCTGTATATTACTTTAACCGAGATGTAGAAAGTCGTATTATTACCACAGCTACCACAGCACCTACAACCTTTACCACAGCAGCTCCATTGACTCTGCCGGTGTCGGTTAAGGTCAACGGTGAATTCCTTAATAACACTGCACAGTATGGCACACTAAGAAACAATACCTATACCGTGAACTATTCAGTGAGTCCTGAAGCTCCAATTAGTGTGACCGTTAATCAACCGTTGAATATTGGTGATGTTGTTGAAATTGAAGCAAACTTCTTTAGACCTGTACACAAACTTGAAAGCGACATTCCACAAGAACGTGCAGAATTTGGTCATAGTGTGCAGTTTGTGTTGAGTGATAGTCAACTAGCAGTTGGCAGTCCTTATGATAGCCAAGCAAGCCAAGTACCACAGGCTGGTTCGGTAAAGATGTTTGTGAATCAACCTTTAACCTATGGCACAATAACCAGCACCGTGGCAAACCCTGTGTTGACTGCTGGCCATACTCTACAGATAAACTATCAAGAAATCGCTGTACCTGCGGCACCAAACAACACAGTTGCAGGACTAGCCAATGCTATTGTCAACAGTGGTATACCCAATGTAACTGCGGCAGTAACATCTAGTGGTCTGTTGGTGATTGACGTAATTAACGAGGCTGCTACAACACCTTACAACAGATTGTCTGTGTTACCAGGTGCCATTGGCACAGCATATGGTGACCTAGGATTCAACAGCTTTGAGTTTAGTCAAACTTTAAGCAGTCCTTATCCCACCGATGGTGCTAACTTTGGATGGTCACTAACATCAGCACAAGAAGACGTGATAATAGGTGCTCCTGGTGGTACAGCGCATTTGAACGTTACTTTTGACAATGGCACCACTTTCTTTGATTCGGGAAGCACCACTTTTTATACTGATCTACATCAATCTGGTGTGGTGTATGAATTTGACTACTTGCCATCAGTAAATCCTTCTTCGTTGAATCCAGGACTGTTTAACTTTGGCCAACAACTGTATTCGCCTGAAAGTACCACAGCTGAACGATTTGGAGAAAGCGTGAGTCAGGCCTGGGCATATACTCTAGTAGGATCACCAAACGCCACAGTAAGTACCACTACAAACAATGGTGCGATGTCAGCATTTATCAATGCTGATCGAACTCCTAGCTGGGTAGCCAAACGTGAACAAGTGCCTGCTGTTGATATCTATAGTATCAACAATGCACTGCTGTATGATAGATTACAAAGTCCTAGAACACAGTTTCTTGACTTCTTCAATCCGCAACAGGGCAAAGTCCTAGGCGCCGCAAGACAAAATATTGATTATGTTTCAACAAACGATCCGGCTTTCTACAACACTGGACTTACCAGTGTGCAGGGCAATAGTTGGGGCAAAAATCATGTGGGGCAAATCTGGTGGGATACCAGCAGTGTCAGATATCTTGACGTCACTCAAGATGAGCTTGCGTATGCAAGTCGTAAGTGGGGACAGATATTTCCTGGCAGTCGTGTTGATATCTATCAGTGGGTAGAAAGCACAGTACCACCAGCCAACTACACTGGTCCTGGTACGCCCTTGAACTTTATTGACTACACAGTAACAACCGCACTAACACAAAACAATGTGTTTGTGTCAAATTATTATTTCTGGGTCAGAGGCATAGACACATTACCAACCACAGGTAATAAAACTCTAAGCACAGTGGCAATCGCGCAATATTTGGCCAATCCAATTGCCAGTGGTATTCCATTCATGGCACCACTGAACTCTAGCACTGTGGCCTTGTACAACTGTAGCAGTTATATCAAGGCGTTTGACACTATCATTCATATTGAATTTGATCAAACTCCCAATACTGATAATATCCACACTGAGTTCCAGCTGCTGGCCCAGGGCAAAGCAGATGCGTTCTTAACTCCACCGCTGTATCGCAAACTACAGGATAGCTTTGCTGGTGAAGATCAAAGTGGTCTCTCCGTGCCAGATCCTAGTTTGACCGTGGCAGAGAAATATGGTGTTCAATTCCGTCCACGCCAAAGCATGTTCGTGGATAGATTCCGTGCGCTGCAAAACTACATTGACAGAACCAATAGTGTGTTGGCACTGTATCCTATTGCAGAAAGTCGTAACTTGACCTTGCTCAACAGCGAAGAGCCTGTGCCATTGCAACAGACCACAGTGGGCAATATTCTAGTTACGAATTGGAATCAAGAAGTTGCTAACCTTGAAGAACTCAGCTGGCAAAATATTCTTATTGTACCAGTGGGCTACAGGTATCTTGTGCTCAGCGACAGCAACAACAATGGTAGATGGACCATCTATGAAACCATATTTGAAAACAACATCTACAGTCTGCGACTGATCAGAGTACAAAATTATCGTACCAATGAATACTGGGATTATATCAACTGGTATGCGCCTGGGTTCAATCCAGACACAACTCCTGCAATTGAAGTCCCATCATATGCTGCATTGATAGCACAACAGGTAGCAGTGGGCACAGTGGCATTGGTCACTGCTAATAGCCAGGGCAAGTTTGAAGTATATCAGCTGTTGGATTCAGGATGGAATCGTGTGGGTCTGCAGGATGGTACTATCAAAATATCACCTGCCATCTATGATTATCAATTGGGTAGATTAGGCTTTGACGGTGAAGTGTTTGATGCTCAATACTTTGATCAAGCACCTCAAGCCGAAACACGCAAAATTATTCAAGGTATCAATCAAGAACTTTTCATTGATGAATTGTTGATTGAAAGAAACAATCTGCTGATTCTAATGTTTAACTACATCTTGACCGAGCAGTTAACACCGGACTGGTTGATGAAAACCAGTCTGATTGATGTGCAACACAACATTCGTGAACTGTTGCCATATCAAACCTACAGACGAGATAACCAAGACTTTGTGCTAGACTACCTGTCTGAGGTCAAGCCTTATCATGTACAGATTAGAGAATTTAACCTAAAGTATGCTGGACAAGATCTGTTCAATGGTGATATAGCCGACTTTGATATCCCTGCTTACTACAATGCAAGTTTGCAAGAATACATCAGTCCAATACTTACAGATGTTGAAAATTCGCCCAGTGATGCTGCCAGCAACAATATCATATGGCAAACACAGCCCTATGACCAGTGGTTTGACAACTACAAATTAGAACTGCAGGAGTTGATTCTAGTTACTGGTGGCACAGGTTACACCACTGCACCCACAGTGACCATATCTGGCGTGGCTGTACGCAATGCCACAGCCATTGCAGTTATCAACAGTGCTGGACAGGTGAATAGCCTAGTGGTAACAGATCCTGGTGAGGGATACTTGACCACTCCAAGTGTGACTATAACCGGCGGTAACGGTACTGGTGCCAAGGCCATTGCTATATTAAACAATGGTCTAGTGCGTAGTATTAAGACCACATTGAAATATGACAGATACCAGTACGAAAGCAATATTGAAGAATGGCAACCAAACATAACATTTGACAATGGTCAATTGGTACGCTTTGGAGGACGCATCTGGGAAGCTGACAGTCCTGATAGCACCGGCGTCAACACAGCAGAATTCATTCCTGAGGACTGGATTTTAGTGCCGGTTGGCGAGCTTAGTGGTGTTGATCGTACCATGGGTTACTATGTGGCATTGGCAGATCAACCAGGACGTGAGCTTCCACTGCTTATCACTGGTACTGATTATCCAGGTGTACAAGTCAAAGGTCTGAATTTCAATCAAGACACTGGCTTTGACCGCGGGCCATTTGACATGACTCCATGGGATAATCTAGACTTTGATGCCAGCGGTCTCCCAACCTACAGTGAAACACTGATTGACAGTGTATATGAAAGTGAATTCATAGACCAATATCTTGGCACTGGTGTGAATGATGTTGTGGTTGATGGTGGTGCATTTGTTGATACCTATTCAAGTCATGCACCAGAAGAGCTAGTGCCTGGCAGTGAATTTGATACCATGGACTTTCGTGTGTATGTCCGACCAGGATCAGATTGGAATGGACTAGGACACGGCTTTGATATCTTGTCACTGCGTGCGACTTACAACAGTGCTGATTCTACAATCAGTTGGGCACAGATTGCACAGTATCAAACGCATGAAATTTATCCTGCCGCGATACGTGTAAGCAATGCAGGACCAAATGGCAGTAGCCTGTTGTCTAGTGATCTTGCACCTAGTCAATACACCGTGGATTGGGTAAATCAAACTATCACAGTTCTAAGTGGAGTCAATGATGATGATCTATTGGTAATCAATATCTATGAAGTTGGGGGCGGTAATCAACTGCTACGAGCCAACTACAATGGAGCAGACATCGGTACTCAGCTTGAGATTCCAGTCAAGTTCAGCGACATTTATGAACTGGTAATCTTTGTCAACGGCACACGTTTGCTACCAACCACAGATTACACTTTTGAATCCATAGCTCCAACTATAACACGAATCAATTTTTCCGTGATATTAACCAGCTTGGATGCTGTTAATCTAACTGTAATGGGCTTCCAGACTCCACAATATTCCTGGAGTTTGCCCACAGTTCAGACCTTTACGATTGCAGAACTATCACCAAGTTCCACAGCACAGCTGACCTATACACTAACCAACAGCCTACAGGGATCTAACCCCAACAACGCTTACGTTACAGTAAATGGTTTTAGAGCTAGACCAAGCCAAGGTATTGAATGGTATGGTGATGGTAGCAGTGCAGAATTCTTGTTTCCAGAGCGTGGTGGATACAGTCAGGGTCTTGTAGCTGATAATGAAGTTAATGTATACGTGAATGATGTACCGCAGGTACTAGGCAGCGATTTCACTGTGGTTCCATGGGATGGATTCAGCAGACGATCAATTATTCTTAGCTATGTGCCCAACATCGGTGATAGAGTGCTGATTTGTGTAAACACTCGCGCTGATTACATTATTTCTGGTAATCAAATCACATTTAGACCTAGTGGATCGTTTGGTGTGTTCCCAGGAGATGTGGTTTCAGTCACAACATACAACGATACCAGTCAACAGAATATTGTGCAGATTGTCTGGGTTGGACCTATCACCAAGGGAGCCATAGCCAGCGAAGGTTTTGATTTTCTGCCATTTGACTCGGGGTCAGTGAACAATGAACCAGGAAGTTTTGACTTCAGCGAGGGTATCACTGTTCAAGAAAACGACTTTGATCTACGTAGACCAGTGCAAGAATCTGAAAGAATGATAGTAAGCCTGAATGGACGACTGTTGTTCCCGGGACTTGATTACACAGTGGTTTCTGACGTTGAATCAGGCGACCCAACCACTTATCTAGAACTGCTGTCTGGTCCTATTGCAGTCACTGATGTTGTTGTGGCCACGCTGTATACCAATCAAATAGTTCCCAATGCCATGGCTTTCCGTATTTTCCAAGACATGCGCGGCGTGCAGCTTACATATCGTATCACTGATAACACTACCACAAGGTTGTTAAGTGATCTTTCAGTGGACGATGACATAATTTATGTTGAAAATGTATTGGCCTGCGGTGAACCAAATATACCAGCAAACTATCTTGGTGTGGTAACTATCAATGGTGAGCGTATTGCGTTTAGATATCGCGATCTAGAAAACAACACTCTATCCGGACTGCTACGAGGTACTGCTGGCACTGCCATAGCCAATCATTTTGCAGGAGATTTGGTGTACAACATAGGTAGAGAGAATCTATTGTCAGGTGGTGGTTATCAAGACTATGTGGTACAAACCAGTGTCAAAGCCAATGGATCTCAGGTACAGTTCACAGCACCAAATATTAACTTGACTGGAATAGACAGCACTGAATGGCTCGAGGCCTTGATTGTGAGTGTGGGCGGTATAATACAGCCTCCAACTGCTTATCAGTTCCTAAATGCTAATCCAGCCACAGTGCGCTTCTATGATGCACCAGCTGCTGGACGCTTGGTGACTCTAGCAGTTAAGCGTGCTCAAAGCTGGTATCAGCCTGGTGCATTTGAGCCAAGCGACGGTGTGCCTTTGCAGTTGCAAAACACGTCAGCTGCTAAGTTCTTAAGGAATGACGAGTAAGCAAAGCCACTGGATTTAACATAGCTAAATATACGATCATGGAAACACAGACAAACAATACCGGCGCAGCGCCTGATCCCAAAGAGGTTGAAAAACGTCCCAATGACAGCGGCAAGGTGCATGTGGACGAATTCGTGAGAATTCATGATCCCAACACCAAGCAGGTATATCACGAGGGCAGAGCATGACCAACGGACAGTTCAAAATTGACGGGTTTCTCAAGATTTTTGACCCCAGAACACAAGAAGTGTTTGTAGACAAACACAACGCTATTCACTACGAAAATATCTCAGTAGGCATGGCGCAAACACTAGCTGATAGAAACACTGGATATATCTATCAAATGGCTTTTGGTAACGGCGGTAGTTCAGTGGATCCCACTGGAGTGATTACCTATTTGCCTCCAAACACCGTGGGCCAAAACGCCAGCTTGTACAATCAAACTTACCAGAAAATTGTGGATGATGCCAGTGCAGACAACACTGATCCTGTGAACAATCGCATGACAGTGCTTCATACTCCGGGTAAGTTTTACACTGATATTTTAGTAACCTGTTTGCTTGACTACGGTGAACCCGCGGGACAACAGGCTTTTGACAATTCCACTAACTTTAGTGGAGAATTTGTATTTGACGAACTTGGACTCAAGACCTGGAATGGCAGTGCCACAGATCTGCGTTTGATTACTCATGTGATCTTCCACCCGGTACAAAAGAGTCTCAACAGACAGATACAAATTGATTACACGCTAAGGATTCAAACTCTAACTAACCTTAGCAGCAACGCATAAATATTAGCAGATTAAAGGTGCTAAATACTAAAAGGACTGTAGACTAACATGGCTTATCAGATTAATCTAACCGACGGTACTCCATTTGCAACTATCGCAGATGGTACAATTAACACGTCAAGCAGCATGGTTTTGGTTGGTAAAAACTATGCAGGTTACGGGGAATTCCTCGACACTAACTTTGTACACTTGCTGGAGAATTCGGCTGCTATCAGTCCTCCTGGCAATCCGCTGACTGGTCAGCTTTGGTGGGACAAATCCAATAATTTGCTCAAAGTCTACAACGGCACCACATTTAAAACCATCAGTGCAGCCACAGCGTCTACCACTCAGCCATCAAGTAATGTCACTGGTGACCTTTGGTATGATATCACCAATCAGCAGCTCAAAGTCTACAACGGCTCGGCCTTTATTCTAGTTGGTCCTCAAAGCACAGGCGGCGGTGGTACAACAGGCGCTGTGCCTGCTACTATCACTGACACTCCTGCTGGTATCACTCACACTGTGATTGAACTCACAATCTCTGACGCTGTGGTTGGCATTATCAGCGCAGACGCAGAATTTACACCTGCTGGTGCTGGGGTACCTGGATTTGCTACTATTAAACCTGGTTTAAATTTGGCCAGTACAGTAAACGGTCAGACTCCACTGTTCCAAGGCACCGCTGCCAACGCAGTGTTGCTGAATGGTGTGGCCAGCACAGGATTTATACGCAATAGTGGTACAGGTCAAACCATGAGCACCACTTTGGGCGTTCTAACTGATTCAGGATTCACAGTTGGTAGCGACAGCGACTTCAGAGTCAGTGTAAGTGGCACCACTGTACAAGTTGACAACCAAACACAAGATGGTAACATTGTGTTTAGAGTAAATGATGGTGGTGTGACTACCACAGTGCTTACACTTGATGGTGCTAATGCTGCTGCTGTGTTTGCAAACTTTTCAGTGTCTTCAATCACAAAGTCTGGAACCAACGCGGTTGGTAATATTGGCTCAGCCAGCAACTATTTTAACCGAGTGTTTGCAACTGCTACCACAGCACTTTATGCTGACGTTGCAGAACGTTTTGCTGCTGATGAAGTGTTGGAACCTGGTACAGTTGTAGAACTAGGTGGCACCAAAGAAATCACTATTGCTAAATTAGAGCTATCAGAAAATGTTTTTGGAGTCATAAGTACTCGTGCAGCCTTCCTAATGAACGGCGGCGCAGGCGATGACGACACTCACCCCCCAGTGGCAGTCACAGGTCGTGTGCCAGTACGCTGCGTTGGCACTATCAACAAAGGCGATCGCCTTGTTTCAGCAGGCAGCGGACTTGCTAGAGCTGCACTTCCAGGTGAAGCCACAGCATTTAACACAATTGGTCGCGCTCTTGCAGACAAAAAATCCCCCGATGAAGGCATTGTTGAAGCAATTGTAATGATCAAGTAAAAAGGAATAACAAATGACGTATTCTAGCGGTAGTTTAATTGAAGCCACTGACTATAATGGCTTTGTATCTGGCACTGCCAATGCTAACATCAATGACATCTGGAGTGTGGGATCAGGTGACAAAGGTTACGGTGAATCAGCAGTTGCCAACGTAAGTGTGGCTTCTACTGTGACCGCTACCAACTGGGCCACTTTGGTAAACCGTTTGAGTTCTCTAGGTAGTCACACAGGCACTACTATAACATCAAGATCAGCACCAACTTCAGGCGATCTAATTTCTGTTTTGGCTAATGTTAATACTGATCTAACCAACCTTACTACTAACCGTGGAAACGCAGTGGCATCTGGATCACAGTTTACTGGATGGACCGGCACTTCAGGTAAAACTACCAACACCAGCGGTGCTGGATCCACCATTGTGTTCACTCACACAATTACTTTTGCCAATGCTAATGCAGCTAGATATTTTTTCAATGCTGGTGGCATCATAAGATGGCAAGTGGGTAAAAGCTCCACTGGCAATGATGGTGATCCAGAATGGAACGACTTGGCCGGCACACTAAGCGGCACAATATCAATCACAGGCAGAGTCAACGGTCAAACAGCTAATATTGCAGGTACAAGTTACACAGGCACAACCAAAACAGGCGGCACAGGTACTCCTACTACTTTGGCAACTACCACAGGCTGGTATCAGCTCACAACTAGTAATACAACTTTGTACGAACAAGCAGCAGATACTTCACCTTATACAGGCAACTATATTCGTCTACAGGCCAAAACTGGCAACACAGGCACCACGCTGGACCTCACTACCACTTGGTACAATGCTGAAGGTGATATTATCAGTGGCGGCACATCGCCTTCGGGTGCTTCGTTTGGCACAGCCCCAGCCACAATCGTTACATACTTCCCACCAAGTTCTACTTTTCTAACATCTGCCGCGTGGGGTACACCCACTGTGGCAGCAACAACCACTTAACTTTGTTGACATAAGTCAGGTAAAGGGCCAATTGGCCCTTTACTTTTATCAATTTTTATGTTATATTATCAGCATGGATTCTAACGACCTAGTTGCCTACGCTCGATCAAGATTTGATCACGAATCGGCTAAAAAATTATTGAGAGAAAAGTACGAAGCCAAGATGCTGTTTGCTCATGCAGGCGGTATGTGGCGTGCTGGACCCGAACTGTTAAGCACCTTGAACTGTTGCGTAATGGACAAGCCAGTTGTACTTTTAGACTTGTACCATAATCCGGTACAGATCAATACCAAGGAACTCTGGAACATGGCAGCACAACGCTGGCAAGAGTGCATGAATGCGTGGTTGTTGGAACATCAGGAACTTGGTCAAAAACGATGACACAAGGTGTTCTTCTAGTAGCGTTCAACAATCAGCAAGTTGACTATGTAAACATTGCTGCGTGGAACGCACAACGTATAAAACACTATCTTGACTTGCCTGTGGCAGTGGTCACAGACTGTGTTGATCATCCCAAAATTCACTGTTTTGATCAGGTAATACATCGCAGCAAGCCACAGTCGGGTTCAAGATACTTTCATGATCTAGACCAAGTGGTTGATTGGCACAATCATGATCGAAGTCATTCTGCACTGTTGTCGCCGTTTGATCAAACACTACTGCTGGATGTTGATTACATAGTCAACAGCAATCAACTGCGTGATTTGTTGGCTATAGATCAAGATTTTGTGTGTCATAGATATGCTGTGAATGCCAGAACAGGTGATAAGTTCAATACCACATTTGGCAAGTATCATATGCCGATGTATTGGGCCACTGTGATATGTTACCGTGCTAGTCTCAAGAGCCAGGTCATATTCAATACCATGCAAATGGTACAGCAGCATTGGTCACACTATAGAAATCTCTATGGTATCAATCGAGCAGCGTTTAGAAATGATCATGCTTTGAGCATTGCTTTGACATTGGAATCAGGCAACACACTACAAACCACTGATATACCTTGGAACCTTGTGAGTGTGTTACCAGAAGATCAGTTGACCTTTGATCATGATAAGTTTGTGTTAGAATGGCAAGACGGAAAACGCCAACGATATATCACAATCAAAAATCAAGATTTTCACGCCATGGGAAAAAGTTATTTGGAGAAGATAATTGCCAATCAAATCTGAACGTGGATTTGTTATTCCCGCATTTAACACTCAAGATGTTGATTATGAAGCCTGCGCACGTAGGCTTGCTCAAAGCATTTTGTATTATCATCCCTCGGCCGAAGTCACTGTTTTAACCAATCAGGATTTACCTCAGACTGAACTACAAGGACAAGCACTGGACTACTTTGCCTACAAACTAAGTCCTTATCGCCAGACCATTAAACTAGAAGCTGATATGTTAATGGCTGGTCCATGTATGCATTGGTTTGACATCATGCAACATCGTGATCTTTGTATTTCCACAGGATGCCGAGACTTCTATGGCAACATCGCCAATTCAAGATATTATCGCAAGTTTCTTGACAACAATCGTCTTGCTGATGTGTACAATGCCATCACCTATTGGAGAGCCAGTCAACTAGCACATGATTTCTTCACTTGGTGTCGCAGGATTTTTACTCAGTGGCAAGAGTACAAAAAACTAGTAGCATTTGCAGATCCAGAGCCCAGTACTGATTTTGTATATGCTATGGCAGCTCAAATCGTTGGGCCAGAAAATGTCACAATGCCCTGGTCCACATTTCCCAAAATCTCGCATTTCAAGCAACACATCCTGGGCACTCACACACCAGACTGGACCAAAGAACTAGTTTGGGAAACGGATCCCTTACGTATCAATACTGTGGCTCAATGGGGTGCGGTGCACTATCATAAAAAAACATGGACCTATTAGAATTTTGGCGTGAAGTAGAAAAACATCTTGAACCGGAAGTTGTTTCTAAGATTTCCTATCGAGTGTACTACGACGATCACGGGCAGGTGCTATTTTATAGCATGGAGGATCGGCCTGGTAACTATTTAGAGATTGACAGAGAGACCTACGAACGTTCTAATACTCGTGTGCGTGTGGTCAATAGCGAGTTGGTACCAATTAAGACACCAGTTAGTTCTAAGCTAGCGCCAGCAGAAGCTGGACAGGCATGCCATGCTAACAACGTGATTGTGATCACTGACATTGAACCGCATCAAAAATGGAATTTAAAATACTATGACTGAGATAGTTGATATTGCTGATTTAGACTGTATATTTCTAACCTATGATGAACCAAATGCTGAGGAAAATTGGGTACGTGTTCGGAACATGGTACCCTGGGCAAGACGAGTGGATGGTATTAAAGGGTCAGACGCCGCCCACAAGGCAGCAGCGATGGCTTCGACCACTGATCGTTTTGTGTTACTTGATGGCGATAATATCCCTGATATTAGCTTCTTTTCAAGTCAGCTGGTATTGGATAGCACTAACTCTGATTGTGTATTTCGCTGGCGGGCTAGGAATAATGTTAATGGCTTGATGTATGGCAACGGAGGTATAAGTTGCTGGACCAAAGAGTATGTGATGAACATGCGTACACATGAAGCCAGTGATGGCACAGATGAAACCACTGTAGAATTTTGTTTCCATCCACAATATTGGGCCATGCATGACTGTTACTCAACAACCTATATCAATGCCACAGACTTTCAAGCCTGGCGTGCTGGGTTCCGCGAAGGTGTAAAGATGTGCCTGGATCGCGGACGTAGACCAAGTCTAAGTGAGTTTCAACAGAGAGTGGCACAGCGTAATCTTGATAATCTTACTATTTGGCACAATGTAGGCGCCGACGTTGACAATGGGCTGTGGGCCATGGCAGGCTCTAGAATGGGCACCTACATGACCATGCTGACTAATTGGGACTATAGACAAGTTCAAGACTTTGATGAATTAGTAAAACTCTGGGACACTATCAAGGATACACATCCAGACATTGTTTCTGGTCGTGTGAGTAATGATTTGCACACACAGTTGTCTTTGCCAATATGCACACTAACCGCCGAGGGCAGTGCATTTTTCAAACATCATTATCGTGCCAACTGGAACAACAAAGGCATTATGGAACGCGAGTAATGTCTCTACGTATGTATATTGATGGATGTAGTCTTACATACGGTCATGGATTGCCACGTGAGCAAAGTCTAGGGTCAATGTTTGCTAGTCAGGGGGGATACACAGTCACCGATGGATCCCGTCCTGGTAAAAGTAACATGGCCATTGCTTATGATGTGTACCAAAATGTCAGTGGTCACGATGTATTTGTTCTAGGATGGACGTATTCATCAAGGTTTGGTATCAAGTATCAAGATCATGACATAGATTTTTTTGCTGGTTGGCACGGTCAGGGGCTTGGTATCAGCAATCAACAGCTGGATACGGCGAGCCAGGAAGTTTACAAATACTTTTACACTGTGTTTGGTCCTCCCTACAGTGATAATTTAAGCAACATGTTAATTGACACCACAATGAGCTTTTTACAAAACAAAATTGCTGTGGGCTTTACGTGGGAAAACCGTGACACTCAACATCGGTTATTGATGCCTTTTATTGCTCCCAATCATAGATTGCCTGATGGGCATCTATCTGCGCAAGGCACTGCGGTTTTGTACAATCTTTTACAACAGGAACTAGATGTCTAAAAGTGTTTTTCTAAACAACGCAGAAGAGATGCGCGACAAGCTAGGTCCTGCACGTTGCTACGCTAAATGGAAGCAGGTAAGTCTGCACCTGACCACGGGCATGACCAATAGTTGTTACCATCCGCCATTGCACGAAATAGATGTATCGCTTTTGGCTGACAATCCCAGTGCCTTGCACAACACGCCTTATAAAAAAACACAGCGCAAAATCATGCTGCGTAATGAGCGACCTAGTGAATGTCAGTACTGCTGGAACATGGAGGATCTTGGCGAACTTAGTGATCGTCACTATCGATCTGGCGAACCCTGGGCTGAGATTGATTTGGACGCATTGTCTGGCGACGAAGATATAATACCCAGTTACGTTGAAGTTAATTTTAGCAATGTTTGTAATCTAGCCTGTAGCTATTGCAGTCCACAGTTTAGTTCTACCTGGATGGAAGATGCGCAGAGGCATGGTGCCTTTCCTACTCGAATACCTCACAACGATCCTGCGCACTTCAAAGGACGCAAAAGACCTATACCTGTGCGAGAACACAATCCTTATCTAGATGCGTTTTGGCGGTGGTGGCCACAACTTTATCCACGTCTGCGTCATTTCCGTATGACTGGTGGTGAGCCAATACTAGACAAAAACACCTACAAGGTTTTTGATTACATACTGGCATCGCCACATCCTGAATTGCACATAGATGTCACTAGTAATTTCAGTGTGCCAACAGAGATTTTTCTAGGGTACCTAGAGTATATAAAAAAGCTATGTGCGACCAAGATTGAACACTTCATGCAGTATGTTAGTATTGACACAGGAGACTGGACACAGGCAGCATACATCAGACGTGGCATGCATTCAACTCAGTTCTTGGCCAATGTCAACAGTTACCTTGACAATGTTCAAGAAAAAAACAGCCTGACTTTTATTGTGACCTTGAACAACTTGAGTATAGTAGGCATAGATGCACTGCTAGATTATATCTTGGAACTCAGATCCAGATATTCAAAAACCTATCAAAAAGTTTGGTTTGATACTCCGGTGTTGCGTAATCCTCGTTGGCAGAGCTTACAGATATTACCTGAATCCTATCAACGCAGAATGCGTCAGGCCATTGACTTTATGCGTGATAACATGATGGAAGACAACAGTTTTGTGGGATTCAAAGACTATGAAGTACAGCGCATGGAGCGAGCCTTGGCCTGGATGAGTGAGCCACAAAACACAGATGAAATCACCATGGCTAGAGCTGACTTCTACAGATTTTTCAGCGAGTACAGCAGAAGGATGTTCAATGATTCAAATGCGTTTCAACAGGTATTTCCTGAAATGACCAGCTTTTGGTTAGAGTGTGAATCACATGCCAACGCTCAATCTATCACTTGACGAAGGCTGTGAGACCACAGAATTACTACGTCCTTGGGCAACAGAAACATTTCACGACTTTGCCACAGTGTTACCAACACCCAACCGGGTATATGTGTTTGGCCGCAAACAATTCGCCAAGTACAATAGATTGATCAGACAGTTGGTTGATTCCAACATTCGAGTGGTATACAGTAATCCGTTTGAAGGCAGTGAAACTCTGCATTACATCATACGCAAACTGCGTTTTGAAGATCTACTGCTTTCAAAGAAGATACTTTTGATCAGCGGTGGTGACATACGTGTTGATTGTGATTATCTTAGACATGATCATTTTATTAGCAAAGTTCATCATTTTCCAGAAAACTTAGAAGTAATACAACACAGTGATCAGATCTATACCAAAATCAATAAGCCATATAAATTTTTGTTTTTGAACGGCAGGGCCAGGCCACATCGCAAGTGGATGGTTGAACAGTTAGACTATCTTGGACTGCTTGATCAAGCACTATGGACTTGGTTGGATCCAAATTTCATTGATGATGGATCTTTGTGTCTAGAACAACATGGTATAGATTTGATGAACAGGCCAAGGTCTATCAAACTATTACCCAGTAAGTATGAAGTGCAACGTTATCAAAACAGAGTTGACATGCAGTTTAGTGATCAAAAGTATGCTATGCCTACTCTGTTCAATGAAGAATGGGGAGCCATTTACCTAAATCTGGATACCTATGTTGATACCTATTTTAGCATTGTAACCGAAACAGTACACGACAAGCCTTTTAGTTTTAGAACAGAAAAAATCTGGAAACCAATAGCCATTGGGCATCCTTGGGTATGTGTAGCCAATGCCGGATTCAATCGTGATCTTCGAAACATGGGATTTAGAACCTTTCATGGCATTATAGATGAAAGTTTTGACAACATTGAAGATAATCATGCAAGACTTCGAGGAGTGATCAATGTTATAATAGATATCTGTAAATCACCGCGTGAATTCCTCGAAGCTGCTAGAGACATCTGTAAATATAATCAAGATCACATGATACACCTTAGGGAACAGATCAACAAAGACTTTCCTGATAAGTTTTTCAAATTACTAAACAACAATCAATGGATGATTTAGAATTCAAACCGTGAATACGAATCCAGAGATGATGTTCTGGCAGGAATACAAAAGGCACACCAAATGATTGGTAGAAAAAAACTATTTGTTGATATTTACTCAGAGATTACAGATTTGATCAAAGAGTATACTGATGGAACATTCTGGGATTTTGGCAAAGAGACACTGATTGAAAATGCGATCTATGTACTTGGGCGAGCACAGACAAATCATAACATTGACAAAGTTAGAGAAACAATTGAAAGCGGTAAGTCCTTTATCATAGTCAGTAATCCCACTGAAGGCGCAGATACACTTAAATGGCAAGTCACTGAGTTGGGGCTGAAAGAATACAATGTTCAAGGTCGGATGCTGTTAATAGGTGGCGGCGATATAGAATCGCAATTTAATCATTTGCAATATGAAAGTTTTTTGCCTCAAATTTTTGACGTGCCAAAAAATAAAAATGTGTACGAGTACACCGATGACATTTACAATACAACAGACAAACCTTATAAATTTTTGTTTTTGAATGGACGGAGTAGACCTCATAGAAAATATTTGTTGCAAAGTTTTAAATTATCCGGGCTGTTGGATCAAAGCTTGTGGACTAACTTGGATACATTCGCAGGGAGAACACAAGACCTTAAACTTATTCATAATGGAGTAGATTTAGTAGCAGAAACAATACCAGTTCAATTGCTACCAGAGCAATATGAAGTTGACAGGTATCGTAAAAATTTAAAATCTGATCTAGTACCTGGTTTTGTAAAAGATCAACTTTTTGATTTTAACAACAAATTAGAGTGGGGCGAGATTTATATAGAGCCTAAGCCTTATATTGATACTTACTTTAGTCTGGTAACTGAAACTGTGTTTAGCTATCCATATAGTTTTAGAACTGAAAAAATTTGGAAACCAATTGCCATTGGGCACCCATGGATAGCGGTCGCCAATGTTGGTTATTACAGAGATATGCGTAGCTTGGGTTTTCGCACATTTGATCATATCATTGATGAAACATTTGACACTATTGACAATGACATGGATCGAATCACACGAATAAGAGATATTGTTGTAGATCTTTGCAAGAGTACAGCGAATCTCAAAGACTTTTTAGCAGCAGCAAGACCTGTTTGCGAGTATAATCAAAAACACCTATGGAACATGCGAGAAAAAGTTCGACAAGAGTTTCCTGAAAGATTTATACAGTTTATAAGAGACAACAAACTGACAAGATGAATGATTTAGAATTCAAGAATAGGATACTTGATCCTATTTCTCAAAGTTTTTGTGCAGCAAAGTGGTACAATGCAACCATTTGGCTGGGTTCAGGCATGACCACATCATGTCACCACCCGCCTGCTCATTTAGTGGACACTGATAATGTCCGTGCTAACCCTAAGTTACTGCACAATACGCCACAGAAAAAACAAGACCGCGAGAAGATGCAACGTGGCCAACGTCCAGCAGGATGCGAATATTGTTGGAAAATAGAGGACATGGGACGCGATGCTGTAAGTGATCGTGTATACAAGTCCAAAATTTACACCATAGAGGACATAACCTATGCACAGCACGCACCAATCACGGAAGATATCAATCTCCGAACTCTGGAGATTAGTTTTGATCGTACTTGTCAATTTGCTTGTAGTTATTGCAATCCCGCCTTTAGCAGCACATGGGTACGCGACATACATCAAAATGGGCCCTATGTGGGACTGGCAAGCGACGGTCGCAATCATTTCACTCATGATCACGCTGGCGCTCAACTTTATAGATTCGGTGAAAGCAATCCTTACGTGGACGCCTTTTTCTCCTGGTGGGAATCTGACCTACACCTAACACTTGACGAACTACGTATCACCGGCGGTGAGCCTTTGATGTCTGGGTATACCTGGAAGTTATTAGATTGGTTCAAACACAATAAAGGTCGGAGCAAGACCAGACTGGCAATCAACAGCAACCTAGGCAGTCAGGTTGACATAGATAGGCTGTTTGCTAGTATTGATGCTCCTATAGATCTTTATACCAGTAACGAAAGCATGGGCGCACACGCTGAATACATTCGTGACGGTCTTGAATGGAATGATTGGGTTACTAAAGTAGAACATATTATTCAAAATCATCATGATCAACTACGTGGACTGCACATGATGTGTACAGTCAATGCATTGTGTTTAGAAAGTTTGCCAGAGTTCCTTACACTGATGTTGACTTGGAAAAGTCAATACGGCGCAGACTTTCCTAATTTCACACTAAACATACTGCGTTTTCCAAGTTTTCAAAGTCCCTTGGTACTACCTGATTATCTACGCACCAAGTACCGCGATCAGTTGCAGTCATGGTTAAATACATTTGATCGTCACGTTTTCCTACAGCCACATGAACGCAATCATGTGCAACGTTTGATTGATTACCTTGACGTAGTTAAAACTCCACACAGCGAAGCTTTTGATTTGCCTGTATTAAGGCAAGATTTCAAACGTTTCTATCAACAGTATGATACAAGACGAGGAAAAAACTTTGCAGAAACTTTTAAAGAAATAGGACAATGGTATGACCAAATCTGACTACAACGATCCTCGCCCTGTCAAGATAAATTTTGATTCTCTAACAGATCGTCAAAAGTTCCTGCTAACCGAGAGTAAAACTTTTTGTATCTATCCATGGATACATTTGCATACCTATCCAACTGGTGAAGCGCATCCGTGCTGTCACAGCACCATGTGGCAATCAGTAGGACACTGTAAAAAGAACACATTAAAAGAAATTTGGAATCAAGCTCCAATGCGCAATCTGCGCCAGAACATGTTAGAAGAACGTGAAAGCGCAGGGTGTGTAAGATGCTATGAACAGGAAAAAACCGGTTTCATGAGCGGACGACAAGCAGCCAACAAGCATCATGGTCATCATATCAATCGTGTTGATGAAACAGATTCAACTGGCCGGCTTGACAGATTTGAAATGACATACTGGGATATACGTTTTAGTAATCTCTGTAATTTAAGATGTCGTAGCTGCGGTTTTATATTTTCCAGTAGTTGGTATGCTGATCAAGTCAAGCTAGCAGGACCTGAGTGGGGCAAACTATTTCCAGCTATGAACTATGCGGGACGTACTGAAACCGACATGTGGGAACAATTGTTACCGCATCTTGACTATGTAGAACAAATTTACTTTGCTGGCGGTGAGCCACTCATGATGGAGGAGCATTATAACATTCTTGAAGAGTTGGAGCGCAGAGGTAGGTTTGATGTAAGACTGATCTACAACACTAACTTTACGCAGACCAAACTCAAATCAAGATCAGTTTTTGACTATTGGCGACGTTTTGATTCAGTGAGTGTGGGTGCTAGCCTTGATGCCATGGGCGAACGAGCAGAATACATTCGCAAAGGCACAGACTGGGACACAGTTGAACGCAATCGTGAACGCATGCTAGAGATATGCCCCAATGTTGACTTTTACATAAGTCCTACTCTAAGTTTAATGAATGCCTGGCATCTGCCAGACTTTCACCGTGATTGGGTAAGTCGAGGGTTGATCAGAGCTCAAGACCTAAACGTAAACATTCTGCAAGATCCTCCGCACTATAGAATAGATGTGGCCAGTGCGCGATATAAAGATCAGCTGCGTGCCAAGTTTCGTGAACACATCGAATGGTTACAGCCTTTGGATCCCTTTAAACGTGCAAGTCAAGGATTTGAAAGTGCTATAACTTTTATGGACAGTAGAGACAACAGCGAAAAATTGCCTGAGTTTTGGGCTAAGTCTCAACAACTAGACGAGATTCGTGGAGAGAGCATGTTATCCGTGTTACCCGAACTGCAAGATCTATGACACTGCCCAATAAAACTTTTTGTATACTGCCATGGGTAAGTTTGGAAACCAGCCCAATTGGTACTGTACGCCCATGTTGTTTGGCCAAGGATGAAATAGTAGATGAACACAATGACAAATACCAACTTACCTCTGCGACCTTCGATCAAATACGAGATAGCAGTCACATGCGCGAACTCCGACGTGCATTCATTGCAGGTGAACTTCCGGCCACGTGTGAGCGTTGTTGGTCAGTTGAAGCCAGTGGAGGAACCTCCAAACGACAACACACACTGGAGCGATTAAAACACTTAATCACAGACATGACATGGACAGAAGATGCCAATGATCTAATTTTTTTAGATCTTAAACTAGGCAACATCTGTAATCTCAAGTGTAGAATATGTGGGCCATGGAGTAGTAGTACATTTGCCAGTGAAGAGGTTGGTCAAATAATGACCTTGGACCGTAAGCAAACCTATGCGTACAAAATGTTGAGAGAAGGTCGATGGCCCAAAGAAAGCACTGTGTTCTGGCAGCAGTTAGATGAATTTGCTGAACAGATACGGTATCTTGAATTCACGGGCGGTGAGCCATTTATGATTCAAGAACACTTTGACTTTTTGCAGACTCTTGTAGATCGTGGTTTGGCACACAATATTGAAATACACTACAACACCAATGGCACACACTATCCAGAACAAGGCGTAGAACTCTGGCCCCATTTTAAATTAGTAGAAATTGCACTCAGCATTGATGACATAGGTCAACGATTTGAATATCAGCGCACAGGTGCCAAGTGGCCAGAGGTAATGAACAACCTAGAAAAGTTTAGACAACTAAGAGAAGCCAGCTCTAATATTCAGTTGCAACTCTGCTGTACCATTAGCATTTGGAACGTTCTATACTTTAATACCATAGCTCAGTGGGCAGCATCCTTTCCTTGGGACTTTGTTTATTGGAATTATCTACACGATTCACCAGTATGGTGTGTGCAAAATGTTGTGGAAGCCATCAAAGAACGAATTATCAGTCAACTGTTAAGAGAACGTATAGATCATCCCTATGCAGAAGATCGTAAGAACATCATTGCGTTTATGCGAGCCAAAGAAGGTTGGATGGGTGTAGGTAAAGGCGGTACCTTGACCTACGAGATCAGCAGATTAGACACTGTACGACAACAGAATCTTGCAGACGCTTGTCCTGATCTAGCATATATCATAAACTACGATGGCCCAGTTGACTACTCCTAAGCCTGATACTTTGTGCATGGCACCTTGGACACACACGTATCTGTCACCGCAGACCGAACGTAGAATGTGTTGTGCCAGTCGTGAACCTGCACAGAATTTTCAACAGTATATTGACACAGCAGCAGGCACCGGTCGTTACATACCCATTACGCTTGAACAACACTGGAATGGAGACCACATGCGCAGTGTGCGTCGTCGCATGTTAGCAGGTGAAACACTGCCTGAATGTGAAGTGTGCAACAACAAATTATTGAACACTGATGTTTATCGTGACTATTTTAATCATTTGTTTGCGCACAAATGGCCTGAAGTACAGAGCTCCACTGACGAATCAGGTGCCACAACCATGCAGCCAGTTAGTTGGGACTATAGATTTACCAACCTATGCAATTTTAAATGCCGTATGTGTGGAGACATGTTGAGCAGTGCATGGGAAAGTGAGCGCAAACAGCATGATCTTGTGGACTGGACTGACAACCGTAACCACTGGATGCGTCCAGAAATCAAAAAACAAATCACTGCATTTCAAGACAGTGTAATAGAACAAGAATTCTCTGATGCAGTAGAACAACACCGTGTGGAAGAAGTCTATTGGGTAGGCGGCGAACCCTTGATGTACGAGCAACACTGGCGGTACATGCAGCGCATTATTGAACTAGGAGACGGTCCCAGTGTTTACGCAAGGTATAATACAAATCTTAGCAGGATTAATCATCTTGGCGTTGGTCTTTTCAAAGACATTTTGGCGAAGGTTAGAGACTGGCAAATCTGCGCTAGCCTCGACGGAACCGGCAGTGTCGGAGAATATATTAGATACGGTCTTGATTATCAAACATGGCTACAAAATTTCAAAGAAGGAATGAGTTATGCAAAGCATGCCAGACAGATGCGCATAGATTTCACTCTTACTCTACCTGGCTTGACTGAAGTCTTGGCTATTGAACAGTTGGCCAAGGAACTTGGCTGTGGCTTGCTTGCCAAAACCGTGTTTGCTTTTACACCAGATAACATCTGGAGTCCTTTGATTCTGCCTAGGCCTGCGCTTGATGCAATAGTACGGCCTTTGTTGGCTCAATGTCAAACCACAGTGATGCGTGATTTGCTGCAACAACTTCTTGAACGTCCAACTTTTGAAGAAACATGGCCCGACGTTTATCCAGATGCTGTGCAAAAAGGTCGGCAAACTGTGTTACAATTAGAGAAAATACGTAAAGATAAATTGATCATGGCAGACATAGTCAAACAGAATCCAGTGTTAGAGGCATGGTGGCATGACATCTCTAGTTAAAATGATTTTACGAAATCCAGTGCAAAAGAGCAGCACTGTGGAAGTGATCATCCGGGTCCATGACACACTCTTGGCACGTGACTGGATTGATGCACTCAAGATTTTGCTCAAAAACAATAAAATTGAAAAAAACTTTTGTTTCATGGGCTTCCCCAACGGAGCTCGTAGTCTTGATTATCTGTGCGATGAACTCAACTCAGCCGTGGACACGATTAATCACAGCGACCTCGACTATCATATCAGTGATCGTGTGAGTGCTTCAGAACTTATAGTTGACAAAACTATACTAAATCAAGTTCATAATCATTTTGAAATCTTACAAGGCACTGTTAATCATCTCAGTGATTACTATAGGCGTGCTGACTACGAAACCAAGTATGCTATACGTCAGCTGAACACAGTGTGCCATGAACTTGAGAGTCTTGTGCTCAGCAAATTAAGAGAACGCACAGCACCTGAATGGGTACGCCTGAGTCAGATCAATACCTGGCTCAACGCACCAAGATACCAACTACAAGAGCAGCATCGTAGACCCTGGAGCATAGATTGTTATGATCGACATCTAGGCGAGGTATATATGCATTGGGCACAGATTGGCAAAACACTGTTTGAAGTTTATCGTGATGAAGGTGCACCCGAACTAACACAAACAGTATGCGAAGCCATTACACATCTAGAATACTACAGCGGTGAGTTTGACATAGAATGGGGCAACGATATACGTTATGACTCTCATGATTGGTGGCGATTTGAAGTAGATGGCTTTTATGAGTGGTTAGAATCAAATGGTCTTGACTATCGTGATCCCAAACTCAGTCTTGGATACTTGCCAATAGCCAGCGTTGATCTGCAGGCAAGCTTTGGCAGCAAGGATTATCAGAAAATATGGCCAACTCTAAGTGACCATCTTGATGTGTTTAGAGTAGAAGTTGACGGGGTAGTTGGTGAGTATGATTATTGTTGGACCGACTCTGATTACAAGCAACAACAGATTGCACAACTACGTCCAGGTTACGATCATTCATCAAAGGGACAGGTATGAAGTGGATAGTCACTGCATGGAAAAGATTGCTGCTTGAAATTAGATATCGCAAAAAACTACGTGAACTAAGAAAACGTGATCCATTTATATACAAATGAACTTTTTCTTCCTTAACCTGTATTTTTACTTTGCGATCCTGGCTTCAATACGTCTAGGCGACTGGATAGGTTTTCTCATGGTGGTCGTAGCGTATTGGGGCATGCTTAGTTGGTTAAAACCAGAATGAAACACATACTAGGAGTAAGTGCAGGTTTTCACGACGGTGCTATTGCCGTAGTCGACGGTCAAGGCGACATAGTGTTTGCTGCTCACAGTGAACGCTTTAGCAAACTGAAAAATGATGCCGGCATAAGTCCTGACATGCTGCGTGATATCAAGGACTATGATATTCACACAGTGGCTTTCTATGAACGTCCATGGTTACACAATGTTCAACAGTTGATCAGCGGACAAAATAATCTCACTGCATGGACACTTCGAGGAAGACTACGTGAGTTGTTGCCACCAGGTTGGTTGAACAAACATTCACCTGTGCTTGTGAATTATCCACATCATCTTAGTCATGCAGCGGCAGCATTTCAAACGTCAAGCTTTGACAGTGCAGCCGTGGTTGTGATTGACGCTATTGGAGAACTAGACACAATTTCCATCTATCATGCCAGTTATGATCAGAATGGTCGGGCACAGTACCGACGTGTATGGCGTCACTTATATCCTCATTCAGTTGGCTTGTTTTATTCCGCAGTGACCAAACACATTGGTCTAAAACCCATGGAGGATGAATATGTGACCATGGGCATGAGCGCCTATGCTAGTCATAAGAAATATATTGTGGCACAACAAATGGAACAGCAACTGATTGAGGATGCCGCTACAGCAACTTTCTTAAGAAATCTGCACATAGGGCTTGATCCCAACGAGTACCCCTATGACCCAGAAGACATGGCAGGTGCTGTACAAACTCTCACACAACAAATGGTGCATTCTATTGCACTACTTGCCCGCAGTCTTACAGGCGAGAGTAATCTTTGTTACGGCGGCGGTGTAGCCTTAAACTGTGTGGCCAATCATCAACTGGGCTATATGTTTGACAAACTCTGGATCATGCCTAATCCTGGTGATGCTGGTGCTAGTCTTGGAGCCGCGGCCTTGAGTTATGGTCAAAGGCTTAACTGGAAAGATGCATATCTTGGACATTTTATCAACGGTGATTATCCTGTTAAAACACTGCTGGATGAATTGATTAAAAATCAAATTGTAGGTGTTGCATCAGGTCATGCAGAATTTGGCCCACGTGCGCTGGGCAATCGTAGTTTGTTGGCCGATCCAAGAGGCTCGGACATTAAGGATAGAGTCAATGCGATTAAACAACGACAAAAGTTTAGACCTTTCGCCCCTGTTATATTGGAAGAAGTGGCTGAAGAGTACTTTAATTTCAGCCCTGGGTGGCGTATTAGCCGTTATATGCAGTCAGTCGCTGAGTGTAGGTATCCTGACCGTTTTCCTGCTATCTGCCATGTTGATGGGACCAGTAGAGTACAAACGGTTCCGGCGGATGGGTCAGGGATCAGACAGTTATTAGAACAATGGTACTTGTTGACTGGATGCCCTATGTTGTTAAACACTTCATTAAACATAAGAGGCAAGCCCATGGTCAATGATAGATATGATGCTAGAGAGTTTTCACAACTTTACGGCGTACGAGTATGTACCTAGAGATAAGATTCTAAACCGCCTTCACGATTTATGTCTTGTGTGCAGCAACTGATACCACCATCCCAGAAGTAACTGTGTCTGAGCTCGCATATGATTGGATTGATATGATGCCGCTCGCAGAAGTCAAACACAGTTTTGTTGTATGCACTAAAGATAACATTTGATTCATCTAGTACCAAGCAGTTTACATCAAACACAGTTTCTGCAACATAGCCAGTCCATTTGTTTAGATAGGTATTAACATATTCAGTGAATTCTGGTGTGGGAGTTTGACCTTGTACATACCATGCTCCTGGTGACTCTTCATAACGGAACTTGCCAACTTCCATAGCTGCCCAAATACTACTATCCCATATTTTGCAAACTTCCCATCCAGGAAAGTCTCCAGCTAGATCCAGTTTGTCATCGTGTTTGCTACTGAGTATCACACCTGGTTTGAGTATGGCAAACACAGCATCACCGTGGCCATCTGTAACAGCTTCGTGAATACGATATTGATCTCCTAATACATTTTCCACAATCCAGCGAGTCTGTTCTGGACGTAGGAAATCACTGTTGTCAAAAAACACATCACGCCCTACTCTCACAATGCAACTTGCACTGGCACCATTTAGAACACAGTTTGGATCCCAGGTGGATCCATGTGGACTAATAACACTGTGTCCATATTGAGCACATATTGTGTTGAGTTCTGGCAAAGGCAGTATGCGTAGAAGTTTTTGTCCTAGAGTGATTTGCCAATCTCTTGGAGTTAATGGCGGTAATGGCACACCTTGATCGCTGATCTGATTACGCTGAAACCAGTCACGATCAGGCAGTTCTGGTCTATACACTTTGGCACCATAGCTTTCAATTGTTCGCTGTAGATTGTCAAGATCTTCTGCGGTTTCTTGTAATATCTGCTGGAGTTGATGTCTCACCTGAGCGTTGTCAATAAAGTCAAAGTAATCTGGATCATACGCACGACCAACAATGCATTCACGCAGTGGTTGCCAACTGGTATAAGAGTTAACTAATGGAGTCATACAGTAATTTAGCAAGGTTATTTAATCTGTCAAATTTTGATGACAAAAAGTGCTGTTGGTTAAACACAGCATCCTGTTTGCACTGTTGAGACCATCTAAAAAGGTCCTGTGACATCAAAACATGCACAGCAGCCTGTGCATGTAGATATCTCTGTGTATTGTCTTCCACAGAGTCATAGTAGTTCATGATAGCATGATCGTAGGTACGATATCCAAGTTCACGCAGTGTGACCAAACTGTTTTTAGGAGCAAAAAGCACAAATGGCTGTGCATGTTTGATAGGTTTGAAAGTTTTTTCTGTTAAAAAAGTTCCTCCACTTTGATCTGCATCAAACATGGTTTCTAACACAATGTTAAAGTAACTTTCTTGAAAATGTCCTGGTACCAAAGTGTGATGGCGGTTGTGTTGTTCTGCCGTGAGATCATCGCAGCGATATGGAGCGTTGGCTAAAAAATTTTCAATATAGCTTTCTAGTCCGGGGAACCAGGCAACCTCAATAGGATTGTCAGTAGGCTGATCACTTACATCCAGCAGATTGTAGCTCCAAAAACTTTGATCAAGATAACCTCTGCGATGCAGATCTGCCATTACAGTAGCTCGCCACCATTTGTGTATTCTACTCAACGCAGTGGAGTTTTTTAATCTAGGTGCATCATTCCATGTTAGTGCTGGTTGTTTTTTGTTGGCTCTCCAATAAAACAACTCATGATCAGGAAAGTAAACAAAGCGATCAATTGACTTTGCCGCAGTGTTGCCACTCACAAATCGATAGCAGTCCGGATCAAGGTTATGTGTGCTGCATAATTCATCAAGTCTAATTTGCTCCTGCTGAGGATTGTCTCCTTCGTGGTAATAAAAAAGTATTCTAACACTACGGTTTTTAACCAGATTCATTACTCTAGTTGGAACTAGATCAAAGTAGTCAATGTCAAAGTTAAAAAAGCCCAGAGCTATGGGATAGAAACAAGGCTGTGGTAACTCAGACTCAAGATCAAATGTATACAGAGGAAAACCATGATCAGCACTGTAATAAAACAATCGTAGCGGGACCACAAAGGGAAACTGTTGACCCAACTCTCCGTAGCCATTGCTTAGGTCGCCCATGGGCATCAGGTTAGGATAGGGTTTTTTGTCTTGCCAACGATCAAACAAAAAGTTTAGAGCGTATATCATCAAGCATCATCTCAAGTTCTTGCCACAAGATAGCTTCAAAGCCACCGTTGTAAAAATGATTGTAATTGTGTAGGACTATATCACGGCACTGTGCAAACACCTTGGTATGATCACTGTGTTCTAACCATGCTAATAAATCAGCCACAAGTTGCATGCGTTTTAGATCGTTAGTTTCTTGATCGTAACTTTCGTTCCACACACTGCTGAATGTTTCAAATCCATACTGACGAAGATAACTCAAACTGTGTGCAGTACTAGCCATTACAAATGGCATTTGCATACAAATTGGTTTGAAGGTTTTTTCTGTGAGGTGTTGCCTTTGTCCAGTGCCTACTGTTTCGTTTATAACATAAACTAGACTTTCACTGGCCTGCTCGTGTAGGTCTAATCTGGCACTTGCATAACTTGGAACTGCGGGCTCATCAAAAGCCAGAGGCAAGCCAGCGGATTCAAACACAGCATGAATGTCTGGATATACTGATAAAAGTTTTTCTGACGCAGTATACACTGAAACGTTTTCAGCAGGGCATATCAACGGAAAACTGATGTGGTTATGAGCGAGTTTGTGTTTTAGAATATGATACATCAGCACTAGCCTATGAGATCTTTCACCTGCAACGATACGATTAGGCGACAAGAATGTTTTGGTAATATTTCTGCTATCAAAAGGTTCAACCACAAAAGTTCTATTGTAACCTCTGAACCAATCCAGTGCTGCCCAGCCGTTGAAAAAATAGTAGAAACTTTGCCAACCAAGTAGTTGACAAAGTCTACGAACTGTGTTACTGTTGTACTCGCTGGTGATGATCCCGCCTACTCCTGGTCCCGTGAGCGTGTTGTTTTCAAAATCACAGATATGATTGGCTATAGGCATAATTCTTGACATTTCAAGAGGTTCTTGATCAAAAGCCAGCAGATAATTTAATTCTCCACCGGATGATGCATAACTCCTTAAATATTCAACTCCTACATGCCCCGGTGGATCTAGAAACCAAAGCCTTGTTCGTGGAACGTTCCGACGGAGATAGGACCAAAACGTATTGGCATATATCTCTTCAATTCTAATCATGTTTGATGTATTTTATTTTGACAAAAAACCTAATTTGTTTGCTCACGAGCGAGCTGCTCGAGATTTACAACATGCACAGGAAATGTGTAACACAAGATTTTTCTGGGTAGTGAACTACTTATCGGACTACACTGGTTTTGATTTTCTTTGGGAACCAGTACCATGGGAAAAAGATCAACGTCATGTGTGGCCCAGCCAATGGCAGGTTGATGGTGGTACCTGCTTGGTGCCCAAACAAGGTTTCAACGACACTAATTATCATTCCCAAGTTGTACCACGCAAGCCCATGAGTGACGTGATCATGATAAATCACGGCAACAATAACTCTGTTTCTGTTGAATATTCAAAACAAGTAAGATTCGCTAACAGCTACCTAGACACACTCAGACGAATCTGTAACACAGCAACTCAATCAAAACTCTGGATAGTTAGCAGTGTTTGTGATTACAAGAACTTTGACTTTAGTTGGCATCCTGAGCCATGGCAAGATAACATGATACATGTGTTTGCTAGCGATGAACAAAAGTTTGGTGACACTTTTTATCTAGATGTTGCCATGGCCAAAAAAAATCTAGCCACAGCAGAACTATTAGACTGGGCTCCAGTAAACTTTGTGTCTGATATATCAGTGCCAAGACATCATGTGCCTGTGAATTGGCATCAACAAGACAGTCATGTGCAGTCCGTAAAACAGCATGAATTTTCTGCACCTATTGAATTGTTTACCTGTGTGAATATTGATCAGGTGGACATACCCACTGTGAGTCTTTGGAGAGAACAGAGTCAAACCATCACACCTCTCAGTAAAGGCGCATCCAGCGTGCTGGTACCTCAACGTTCTATTCCTTACATCAAAACGCAGTTGTATGACTATCCATATATCAATAAAACCTATCAGGATCGTGTGATTGATCAACCACAGGACGTGGTGTTTATCAGCAATGGTGAGCCCATGGCCGAAGAAAATTGGCAGACTCTTGTGAAACTCTGTCCACGTGCCCGACGCAGTGAAGGTGTAACTGGAAGGGAAGCTGCATACAAAGCAGCAGCTAGGTCAAGCACAACTCCTTGGTTCTTTGCAGTGTTTGCCAAGACAGAAGTGTTGCCTGAATTTGCCTTTGACTTTCAACCTGATAGAATGCAACAGCCCAAGCACTACATCTTTCATAGTCGTAATCCTCTCAATGGCCTTGAATACGGTGCCATGAACATTAATTTGTACAATCGTCAGTTGGTGTTGGACACTGTGCCTGGACTAGATTTTACACTTAGTGCTGCTCACACAGTGGTGCCAATTGTTGCCAGTATATCTCGCTTTAACACTGATCCGTGGATCACTTGGCGTAGTGCTTTTAGAGAAACCATGAAACTCAGACGTGAAGTGGATCTTGGAGCAGACATTGAAATTGAACACAGACTAGAAGTATGGTGCACCAAGGCTCAAGGACAAAACGCAGAATACTGTTTACAAGGTGCCCAAGACGGTGTTGACTATTATCAAAGCGTGAATGGCGATCTAGAAATGCTCAAGCTCAGCTTTGATTGGCAATGGTGTCAAGATTACTATCGTGCCAAATATGGCCGCGAGCTCTGGTTAGAATCTTGATATGTATTTTTGCTCAAGAAACCAATCAAGATAGTTTTCAATACCTTGCTCGATGTCAACCTTTGGTTGCCAGCCTAGCTTGGTAAGTTTGGAACTATCTAGAGTGTCCCGGTTAGGATAAAAGTCGTCGGCTGGTTTGTATTCAATACGACTTAGAATTCTGCTTTGAATGATTTCTGCGGCTTCACCTATAGTACGTCCACGTCCGCGAGTACAATTATAGATCTGATTCACAGCATCATCGTGTAGAGCTGCTGTGACAAACGCAGCAGCCACATCAGTAACATAACTAAAATCCAGGCGGTTGTCTGCACCGTGAACTTCAATTACACGATCAGTCATTGCTGACACGGTCATTTTTGATATCACTCGCACTACCATGTCTCGTGGTCCGTACAATGCGCTGGGCCTGAGAATAGTGTAATTCAAGCCATATTCTTTGTGCCATATTTTGCACATGCGTTCTGTTTGAAGTTTATAACTGCCATAGAGTGTGAGAGGATCACAGAAGGACTCTTCGTTGGGCTGTCCATCAAACTTGTTGAAATCTCCGTACACCATGGAACTGCTGGCCAAAACGAATCTGTTGACTTTGTAACGCACACAAAGTTCAAGAGCAAGAGCAGTAGCAGCAATCATGTTCACTGTGGCATCAACTACATTCTTCTTGACCATCTTGGCATTGGGATAGGTAGCCAAGTCTATCACACGTTCGGGCTGCACTTCCATGAACACACGATTCATGAAATCTGCATTGGTTACATCACCAAACCATATAGCATGATCACCTATGAAATCTACTCGTTGATTCATTACAGAATCAAATTCCCACTTGGGATATTCACCATAGTCATGATGACAATCAACAACATGTACGTCATGTCCTTGATTAATTAACATTTTTGTGATATGGTGTCCTATGAAACCATGACCCCCAAGTACAAGTATTTTCATTTTAATGCCTTTGCAATTTGCTCAACTTCTTCATCAGTTAATGAATGTTGATTGGGAACTGTAAAAGATATTTCTTTTAACTGTGAACTCTGTGGCAACATCATACTACTATGATACAACGGTTCGTCGTTTACTAAATTGTTATAGTGTATGGCAGTAGCGATACCATGATCACTTAGATGCTGTAGATAGCCGTCGCGATCAAAACTTTGAAACACAAGTTTTTGATAACCATGTTTCATGATAGCTGGGTCAGTGGCTGTGGGTAGTTTTGCACTGCTAATCAACTGCTCGGCAATCTGTTGACGCCTATCACGCCACTGCTCTGATCTGTCTAATGCAGCCCAGATGCAGGCTGCTTCAAATCCACTCAACATCGAATTCATACCTGCGTGATGCGAAGTGTGTTGTTTGTTGTATCTACCGTGCAGTCTAAGTGATTTGGCTTTGATAGCCACATCAATGTCATCAGTGAATAGCGCACCACCGCTACCCCAACTGGATATGGGTTTACTAGGACTAAAACTCACACAACTGATATCGCCAAAGCTGGCACTGTATGCACCATGCCAACTTTCCATGCTCTGAGCCGCGTCATTGATGATAGGAATGTTGAGTTTTTGCAGCCGGCTCCAATCGCTCATGTTGCCAAACATGTCCGCAACAACCACAGCCTTGGCTTCTTGTGGTATTTGGTCGGCATCAATACAATAGTTTGACATAACATCCACTGGTTTGACTGTGTATCCTGCTCGGGAGATTGCATGAGCAGTGGCCACAAATGTATAGTTAGAAACCGCTACCACACTGCGAGGAGGCAGGTTCAGACATGTCAATGCAATTATCAATGCGTCTGTGCAACTAGCAGTGGTAACACAATATCTTCTATCATACTGTTCTGCTAGACGCTGTTCAAGTTTGATCACTAATTTTGTATTCTGTGCCTGGCCGGTAGCACTGTCTTGATCCACTAGATCAAATACCTGATTGCGTATTTGTTGCCAATTACGTTGATTTTGAAACAGTGTGATTTTATTCATGCCGGCTCACTAGGTCAAATGTTTCTGCGTATCTAAATCCATGTTTGACACCAGCTGCCATGTTGTCTCTGCGAATACTTTCAATATCGTCTGTATCTAGGTAACTGCTATAACACTCCAGCAGAGTCTGCTTAAAGTCCCATTGTTGACTTATTCCTACAGTGATACGCGGTCTAGAATCATGCCAAGCATTGTAAGGCCAATGACTCATGGTCCAGATTTCCTTGGCTCGGTTGCGTAACAAAGGCAACGCCAAGTGGTAGGTGTTTCTATGATCTTGATGACTGTCTTCTGGACTTGGTAAGATAGCAAGATCACATGTTGATATAAAATTTCCAAGTGCAGTCATTGTGACATTGTCACATACAAGATTAGGACGCCCATTGGCATGCAAGTCAGTGTTCATAACCAAACACTGCCAACCACTGATGTCGTAACTGGCATTGAGTTCACGCCATACCATTTCTTTTGTACGTCGACGATTGTCTTCAACACTGGGGCGCACTGTGATAATACTGACAATTTCTGCGCCTTCCTGCTGCCAGCGACGCAGAGAACCTGCGCAGCCTATTTCAAGGTCATCCGGGTGGGCTGATACAACTATGATTTTTCGGGCCATTTTAGATAGTATTCAGTTACTTTACGAGGATCGTTTAGTTTACCAAGGATACGAACTTTGTGTCCAAATGATTGAGGATCGTGTAGAGTGGTCCATACAAGATCTTGTGCGTTTTCCATGACCCATTGTCCATGGGCAGTATTCTGCCATTCATGTATGGCCGCACCAGCATAGATTTCTACGTCTGATACATCGCCTAGTGTAAATGTATGGAAAGTCAGTTTCAATTTGGATCTATTAAAGTTAAAAAAGTCTTGGCAAAAATTTCATGTTGTTTGGGACCTGGATGCATGCTATCGGTTCCAAGATCTTGCCATTGGTCTGGGCTAGAACAGGATGCACAGTAATCACGCACACCATATAGATCGCGAGCATTATCAAAATCATACAACACACTTTGCACAATCAACCTTGCACCAACCAGTTTACAAATATTTTCTGCACGGCGAACTGCTTGTATGTTATGATACACTAGAGTGGGATGGGTGAGCAAGTCAATTGGAAACTCCTGATTTATCTGTGGATCATGATGATATTCACCGGGCGTAAGATGAAATAGATCTTGATTGCGAATCACAGGCAGTCTCGGAGGAACTGTGATAGCCCAAAGAACCAAATCGCCAGATTGTATTTGACTCTGACAGATTTGATCGCTTTGCCATAATACGCTGCTACCAGAAGCACTTAGATCTGTATAGGGCAGGGCAAGTGTGTTACTGACCAAGTGTTTCCAGGTTTGTTCGGTAGCCACACCCACGCCATGTGTGATACTACAACCAACAGCCCAGAACTGCCTATCCGCTACTCTTGCGCCGCCAGACTTGATCTTGGCCAGCTGTTGATAGTCTTTCCACATACCAAAGTCGGGGTTTGGCATGTGTACACCTTAGGTTGTTTGTTGAATCAAAGGAAATATCTTGGCAATGACTTCTGCACAGGCCAGTGCGATTTCTTGATGTTCTTTTTGTGTGCCATGCGCTCTGCGTAGATCAATGTAGTGTACCCAAGATCTTAGAGTACCATTCATGTACAATCTACTTTCTGTTAGGCCTTCGGGCAACACTGCTCTAGCTTGTTCTTTAGCAATGCCATTTTCAATAGCCCAGGTATAGGCCTGACGTGCTGCTTCAATTACGAAACGTTGGCGTGCTGCCCAGTGTTCTTGTAAGTCAGTGTTGTCAGTTTCAATAGAGTTTTGGCGATTCTTGGGATCCTGTAATCGGGCTTCTCTGGTCACAAAGTTTAGATCCTTTGTGGGATCAGCATAACGTTGACTGAACTCTTGAAAGCTAAAACTGCGATGTCGTAGAATTTGTCGGGCTATGTCTCGGGTGGTTGTAATCTCAAGGCAAGCAGAAACCATTTCCAATGGACTCCAGTGTTGGTGCTTGATCAAGTAACCAATCAATTTTTCACTGGTCTCACTGTTGGTCTGGTTGCTAGGATTACTAACACGAGCACAAAAGGCAATGAGTTCCTGAGCATCTAGCACACCCGGTATTTCTACCGGCTGGCTATAGCTGATCAATTTTACTTTCATTTTAGTCCGTTAAGGATTTTGTTGGTATGAGGTTGAACCATTTCGGCAACTGCTGGAATGTCAAGTACAAATTCTACATCATGTACTTCATCTGACAGTTCAGCCAGTTGCCTTGTGATCAGTATTTCTATTTCTTCCAAAGCCAGACCCTGTTTTTTCAAGGTCTGAAAGTTTATGGTTTTTCGGCGACGTCCATCAAGTCTAATGATGACCTTCTTGATACATTCAAGTGGTATTGCTGTTTTTTCGTCAATACCAGATATGATGTGTTCCCACCTTTCAAAAAAGTCATCACTGAGATTCATGTGCCACTGCTACCTGTTTTTTAGGGCGTCCTACTGGACGTGGTTTGGTAACGGTGTCTTGCACGATCTCCTTGGGGAAAGCATTTGGATAAAGATTTTCAGCTTCTTTTTTCATGCGCTTGGCTTCTTGGATCATTGACTGTGCTTCCACCTCCATGCGTTTGGCCTGAGCTAACATGTTATTGGCCAGATCTTGATCTGACAAAGCAGAGCTAGCAGTGGCTTGCATAGGTGGCTGAGAGGCAGCACGACTGGCTTTGTAGTCCGCTTCAGCAGCACGTTTGGTTGGCGCATCTACTAGGCCGCGATTAGCGTCGGTGGCAGCTAGTTTTTTTCTAGCCTCTTCGCCTGTTTTCATTTCAGTCAATATCTTGTTTAGTTCATCTAGTCTAACAGTGCTAGTGGTACTTGGTGTCATAATGATTTGCTCAGTATTGACTTTTTTCAACATACCTTCTCGATGTAGAGTTTCAAGAATGTTGCGACCATCGGGCAGTAGATTACGATGCAGCGCATCTGCGAATTCCTCAGCCTGTTGCCCAACATCGCTTTCAAGCACTTTCATAATAGCATCATGCCAATGAGCTGGAAGCGTCTCTGGGTAGATAACCAAGCACATATGATCCATGCCTGGAATAGTGCGGAATACCACAGCAACCTTACGGTCGTTGTGTTTTCCAATATGTTTAACAAACATGTTATTCTCCTTGTGTGGGTTCAGTGGTACTGGCCGGCGCCTGTGCTTCTGATGGTTGTGCGTTTTCCACGTGTTTCAAAAATGAATCCAACCGGTTAAAGGCAGTACCTACTGTGAGCATTTCTTCTGCTCGATAAGCACCTCGTGTGCAAGCTATTTGAATGCACGATCTTAGTACTTGTAAGTCCTGTACGTTTACTGATGGTGGTTCTTGGTGTTCTTGAACTGTGGTGTCATTTGTTGCTTCAATAGTTGTTTGTTCCATGTTTATCTCCCTGTAGATATTTAACCAAGAAAAAACCGCAGATGTAAAATCTGCGGTGTTTTTGGCAAAACTGATCAGCTTTTGCCGGGCTGTTCGTAGTAAGCGTATTGTCCCCAGGGAGGCACAATTTCTTTGGTACCGTGTAAGATCCACAGTGTGTCGGCGTAGTTCTCATCGCCCCACGAACCAAACGGATAACCGTCTGTAAACACAATCAAACGTTTGGGCTCAATGTGCTCTTTCTTTAGGTACTCAAACACACAATCAAAATCAGTGCCGCCACCGCCTTCAATTTCATAGTCACAAATAGTATCCAGATTGTCCGAATTGTATGTAACAGGATTGTAGGCTTCGGTGTCAAAGGTTACCAAGTGAATGCGGAACGTTTGGAACTGATCCATGATACCTTGTACCTCACTTAGGAAGTCGCGCAGCATGAGTTCACTGATAGATCCAGATGCATCAATAGCAATTGCGATATCAATTTGTTCGTCGTTGCGCATGCCAGGCATGATAGCATCCATGTGCCAACCTCTGCGGCTGGCTCGCATCCAACTAAAGTCGCTCTTGATAGTGCTTTCTAGATTTAACCTCAACAGTTCACGCCAGTTCAGTGCAGGCTCAGTGAGATCCTTGATCAGGCGTCTTACTCCTAGCGGAATGTTGCCTGCTTCGGACGTACTGGCTGCGTTTAGAATTGCTTCTTTGATTTCGTCGCGTATCTTTGCACGTTCCTCGTCACTGATCTTGGGGCGTCCTTTACCTTCACTGTCTTCATTACCATCACCTTGGTCTTCCATGTGATCGTCTAACAAACGATCTACCAAGGTTTCGATATCAATCTTTTCAGCGTTTTCATACAAAAGGTCATACACCTCTTCTGAACTCATGCCGTCATATTTGCTGTCATACAAACAGGGCACAGTGGTAATGAACTGCCCAACATGATGTTTTTTCAAGTCGGAGTTTACACAATAGTCATTGGCCACGTTCCACAACTGTGGATTGCGAGAACCGCGACGTCCAAAGTGATCATAAACCACATGCAATACTTCGTGACCAAACAAAAACTCTAGCTCACGCGGTTGCAGCATCTTGATAAACTTAGAGTTGAAATAAAAGTTGCGACCGTCAGTGGCAGCAGTGGAGCACCATTCATCAGCAGGTACCAACTTTAGTCGAGTAGCAAGGTTGCCGAAAAAGCTACTTTTCAACAACAGGCCAATACGAGCAGTTCTTAGCAATTCAACAACACTTTCAAGCTCGCGTCCAGCAGGGCTGGGGCCGATAAGATTCTGGAACTTCTTAGCAATTTCTTTGGTGTTTTCTGTGGTCTGTGCCATGTTCTCTCCTAGTAACTATGCACACATTATAGCAAATAATGAATTATTGGTCAAGCTTGTGCGCCAAGCGGAAAAACGCCACTTCCTTTTCGCTGGCACAGTAGATTCTATGATCCTCGCCATCACGTCCGTTGGTCCAACTCCAGTGTTCGCTGATTATGTCCAATGGCATTTCTTCCTGTTGTACTGGTAGTTTTTTACGCCAAAGAGTACTAGCGGCCTGTGTAAAATTAAAGTAACCAACAATGTTGACCCAATCTCTAACCTCGGCACTGTGTCCATAGGTTTGTTCAAACCATTGTTTTACTCGATTAAATTCCACTGCTTTCAACGCTGAGTTACCTATACCTTGAACCTCAATCATGTATCCAAAGTATTTTTTGTAATTGTATCTAGCATCTAGCTTGGTACATTTCCATTTTGATTTATTCATTTGTTTCACCAAGATATTTAAGACAAAAGATCAAACTATCGTTCCTATCTCTAAAAAACAAGTCAATTTGCCATGCGTTGGCGCCATGTTCATCCAATGGAACTTTGAATATCCAACGTCTAGTAGGGCCAGGTGGTCCAAAAGTCTTACGCATGGCTTTCAACAGATCGGATACTTGATGATGACTGTAAGGTACGAATTGTCTACGAATGGTTATGGGAAATTCTGCGTTCATGTTTGTTGACTCTAAATAACATCATGTTTTCAGTAGACTCGCCATGGGATAGACTAACCACAGCAGTTGTTGGCTCATGTTGGAGTCCATCAAGATTTGACTGGGTTGACTATCATGTACGTCAGCATCTTGAAATTATAGCACAAGAAACACAGGAAGATCTAGATGCTCTAGCATCACTTTTGGTCACACTTGGTGTACAGGTTCTTAGACCCAATCTGGACTGTGTTCCAAACTCAGTGTTGCCACCTGTGGCACCACGAGACGATCTAATACTCTTGCACAATCGTTTGTGTGTACAGTCCAATTCACGAGCTCCTGGATATCAGCACATTGTGGACCTTGCACGTGGTCAGGATGTGATTATAACCAGACCCAGTGCACCGGACATACATGGTGCCAACGTTCTTGATCTTCCAGACTGTGTGTACTACAGCGTTGACCATATAGAAGATCTCCCCCAAGCCGAACACTGGTTTGAGCAATACGTAGCCAAGCCCAGACGCAGATACTATAACACCGGGCACCTTGATGGTTGGTGGTGCATACCCACACCTGGTGTAATCGCTGCCAGTAGAGATCATGCGCAGCATGCTCTTCAGAAATTTTTCTTCAAACAGCATTTTCCGGATCATACGGTGCTATATCTCAATGAAACCTTTGCAGGTACTCTGGATAGAAAATGGCATAGTGACCAACATCCGCCTCACAGTGAATTCGCACAGTGGGTCAATGCCACGATACCTTCTTGGGTAGGCTGCGCCGCTGAAACTGTGTTTGAAATCAATATCTTGATCATTGATCATACTCTGGTGATTACAGGTCAAGATCATCCTGAACTCAGAGACCTATTGAAACAAAAAGGGTGCCACCTTCTAGTAGCACCCCTGCGTCATCAAACATTCTGGGATCTGGGCATACACTGTGCCACCGCAGATCTAGCTAGAATTAGGAATTCGAACTAGCACTCAGAATGTACTTGCCATAACGCTCGTGGAACTCATCAAAGTTCTTGAGCTTGCTGGGCTGGAACGGTAGATCATATGTGGTCAGCGCAACACGAGCACCCATCACAACAATCTCAGTTTCAAAATTGTCCATCATGAAACGGAAGAAGTTGTCTGCCATGCCATTGAACACTTTTTCGTCTGCGCCATTTTCATGTGCGTCCTTGAGTTCATAACACATAGAAGTCACCAAGGAGTACATCGCTGAAACTTCTTTGACCTTGAGCTCTTTGACCTTGCCAGCAAGAATGTCTTCTGGCTTGGGCATCTTGGCTGCGACCTTGCGATGTGCTGCAAACTTTACTGCCAGACCTTCACCAACGGTACCAGCAATAAGATTTGTAGCAGTGTCCTCATCAAGATCTTCGTCCACAAGAATCTCGCTGACAAAGGTCCAGGAACGCGGTGTTGCAAAAGCTCGGCTAGCACTCTTTGCATCAAAGTCATATAGGTCTTGCTTGGCAAAGCTCAGATAACCAACAACATCTTGATGAATCTTGTTTTCAACAGCCCACTCGTGCCAACATGCAAAGTCCTGCTTGAGTTCTTGGTGAATAAACCGGTTAGCCAAAGGAGTAGGCATACGGTATGTAACGCCTTTGTCCGACTCACGGTTGCCTGCTGCAATCATTACAACATTATCAGGCAAGCGATACTTTCCTACACGTCTATTCAAAATCAGCTGATACGCTGCACTTTGTACAGCTGGTGCCGCAGAGTTAAGTTCGTCCAAGAACAACACAACCACAGGATACTGACTGGCCAATTCCTCATCAGGCAAATCAATAGGTGGAGCCCAATCCATCTTGCCAAGCTCTTTGTTGTAAAACGGGATACCACGAATGTCAGTGGGTTCCATTTGACCCAATCGCAGGTCGATCATAAAACCACCAAGCTCCTTGGTGATACCTTCAACTAACTCACTCTTGCCGATACCTGGAGGCCCCCACAGAAAGATCGGACGTTTCACAGCAAAGGCTTTGTTGATGCTGCGGCGTGCTTGCTTGATTGTTACGGTACGTGTCTCAGACATTTTGGCTCCTAGTTAACATTACATCTAGTATTATATAAAAAAGTGTTTTAATGGTCAATCACTTTCACACGATTCAATTGGGTACAGTCCGATCTGTGTTCTTTTACTGTGCCCAGTATGCTGTAGGTTCGCCCCAATTCCAATTTGGTCTTGTATCCAAACATCACTCGGTGACCGCAATTGGTACGCCCAGTTAGAAAATTCATATTGTATTTTTCGCTATACACAGCTCGAGCCACGGTTACCTGTCTTTGGATACGTTCTCCCACTGTGGCCAAGGGCGTGGCCACAGCGTCTTTGAGAATTTCCTGTTCGATGCAACTCGCACGCCATCTAGGAATTTGACTTGCAATTACTGAATACTCAGTGGACATACTAGGATAAAATTGTTCTATGCCTAGGGTCTTTGCCATGCGTTGTTCAAAGCCATTCAGATCTTGCCGCAGCACACGAAACGTGTATTGCTTTTGAAAAAACGCTCGAGCCTGTCTACCGTCTTCGTAATCTTGCGCTTCCAGCAGATCAAGATTAGTTAGACTTTCGTTAATCCAGTATCTATTGGCCTTGCGCCCTAGTTTGGCTTCTTCAGGATTCTGAGGATCTGGTACCCATTCGTCGTTGCGTAGATACTCGTCATTGTTTATACGGCTGGCTCTAACTGCGGCAGCCCAGACCTGATCCGCTGTCCATCCGTCGGTCAAGATTTTGTCCATTTGATCAGAACCTCTTGAGCAAGGTCAGTACTGTTAATTTCGTCAATAAAAGCCAGCTTCATCATTTCAATAAGGCTACGGCAGTCACGTTGATCCTGCGTAGGCAAGGTACTGATAAAACTTTCAACACCTTCTTGCGTTTCTATTGCCCACATAATATCACACAGTGCTGCCTGCTTGGCAGTAAGACCTGAAATTTCAAGTTTCATGACATTGCCTTTGCGGCTTCTGCTGCTATTTTTGCTATAGCACGACCTGCGGCTTCTTTGGCATTGGTATGAGCCCAATCATCACTAAGACTATTAAAGCCGTGATACAGTTCCCATTTACCGTTTACCACCCATTCCACTTTTATATCATAGGCTGTATCAAATGGCGAACCATCGTGTACGATACGTACTAGACCAAAATCATGTGCTACTCTCATGCTACCTCCATTACAATATTTAAAAACTAACAAGGACCGTCGTTAGTTGAGTTTAGGGTCCGCCATTCCCATCCTGCGCTTTTCTTGCCGGGATGCCATGGTCAAGCTACGGCTCATTCTCGCTGGTGGCTTGCTTGCTACCACTGCTCACTGTCGCTAGTGTCACAGGGCACTATAGAGTCAGCCTGTGCTCTGACTTTGGTACTCCATTTTGTTCAATTTATCGGCGTGAACCCAGACATACCAACCCAGTCCTAATACACCAACTTTGACATAGTTCAATCTCTTACGAAGCACTTCACCGACTAAGTTGCCATGAGTTTTTGTTTTAAACCAAACATGTTCACCTTTTCTCCAAATACGCATGATCTCCTCTTTATGCTAGTTCAAGTTCTTTCGCTGGGTAAGTTATCTTACCGTCAAACGCAAGTTGGTTTTGTTCATGCTCAGTAAGGTAGTCATCTTCAACTACAGCCCAATCCACAATGTGTTCACGCATGTAATCATTATCGGATTCAATGCGACCACGCACTTGTTCTACAATGATACCTGGAGCATAACGGGTAGGATCAAAATTACGAATAACATAATCATCGCCGCCCTTGGCTTTCCAGTAGGCCGCATCGCCGGTACCTATAGAACCATCTTCCATCCAGGCGTAGTTTTCGTAAACTTGGGTAATTATTACTAATTTCATGCTATGCTCCGTGTTGTTTACTATTCTATTATTATACGAAAATGGATATTTTTGGTCAAGAAAAAAGCGGCCCTGGGGCCGCTTGTTTATGCTGCTTTTTTAGCAAGTTTTGCTGCCTTGTCAGCAAACCATTCTTCTACAAACTCCGCGGGATCTTGACCCTTGCGCGGTTTGTCGCCCACACGACGGCTCTTGGTTACAGGAACAGCAACCGTTGTGGTTTTTGCAACTTTTGCTGGCTTTGCAACTTTTGCAACACGCGGTGCCTTGCCAGCGGTGATGCCCTGCGCAGCAAGCCATTCAACAGCAGCTTCTTTGCCCATGGTAAACGGCAGCTTGAGCATGTTTACGTCGGTCGCACCCAGTTTGGCTAGCACCGCTGCACGACCCTCGTCGTTAGCAAATTTGTAAACAGTTGCACCATTAACAACACAAGTACCCGCATAAGCAAAAAGTTTTGACATTTACAACTCCTTCTTAGTTAATGTACCACTATTGTACAGAAATGGAAAATATTGGTCAACCAAAAAGTTGGTTGTTATGCAACTGTTAACATATTCATAGGAACTTTCCAAGTGCCCTGCGGGGTAGTCACTGTGGCATATTTTAGTGCAATTTTAGCAACTTTTCCACGAATAGTGCTGTTGCGTTTTTCGCTATAGAATTGCACATCCGTGCCGGGCTTGATAGAGTAACGAGCTTGTTTTACAAGATTAGCACGAGCATATTTCACAGCGTCAACAATGCTGTTCAGCTGCTCGTTAGTGAATGAACCGCCAATAATGGCAGCATTGATATCTTGGATTGTGAGTTGCGACATAGTTAACCTCCAAAAAGTCTCAATATCGTGATTGTAGACTTTTTGGATTTAATGGTCAACCGTGGGAAGTTGCTGATTTAATAACGATATGTGTCAGGCTTGAATGGCCCTTGCACTGGCACACCAATATAGGCGGCCTGGTCTGCGCTGAGTTCGGTTAGTTTGGCACCAACATGAGCAAGATGAAGTCTGGCAACTTCTTCGTCTATGTGTTTGGGCAGTAGATAGATTTCTCCAGCTGCATACTTTTTGTCATCGCGATGCTGCCATAGTTCAATCTGTGCTAACACCTGATTGGTAAAACTGTTGCTCATTACATAACTGGGATGACCCGTGGCACAACCAAGATTCACCAAGCGTCCCTTGGCCAATACAATCAGTCGTTTGCCATTGGGGAAGATCACATGATCAACCAAGGGCTTGATCTCGCGCCATTCAAGATCTTGTATGCCAGCGATGTCTATTTCACTGTCAAAATGACCAATGTTGCACACAATAGCATTGTTCTTCATGCGTTCCATGTGTTCGCGGGTGATCACATTAATATTGCCTGTGGCAGTTACATAGATATCAGCTTTGTCAGCTGCATACTTCATTGTGGTAACTTTGTAGCCTTCCATGGCAGCTTGGAGAGCGCAGATTGGATCTATTTCAGTGACCCATACAATAGCACCCAGAGCTCGCAGTGCCTGTGCTGATCCTTTGCCTACATCACCATAGCCACAGACCACAGCGGTTTTACCAGCAATCATTACATCAGTGGCACGCTTGATGGCATCAACCAGGCTTTCACGACAACCATAAAGATTGTCAAATTTTGCCTTGGTCACACTATCATTTACATTGATAGCAGGCAAACGCAGAGTGCCAGCTCGCACACGTTCCACTAGTTTGTGAATACCTGTGGTGGTCTCCTCGCTGACGCCCACAATGCCGTCAAGTAAGTCTGGTCTGTGATCGTGTACGAATCCAGTAAGGTCATGCCCATCATCCAACAGCATGTTGGGTCGCCAATCATTGGGTCCTGTAAGAGTCTGCTCTATGCACCACCAATATTCTTCTTCGGTCTCACCTTTCCAGGCAAACACAGGAATACCTCGAGCTGCTAAAGCAGCCGCAGCATGATCTTGTGTGCTGAAAATATTACAGCTACTCCAGCGTACCTCTGCGCCTAGGTCTACCAAGGTTTCAACCAGTACAGCAGTTTGAATAGTCATGTGTAGACTACCAGCAATTCTAGCGCCTGTCAGTGGCTTGCTGTCGCGATATTTTTCTCGTATAGACATCAAACCTGGCATCTCGTGCTCGGCAATTTCAATCTCTGCTCTGCCCCAGTCTGCTAGACTGATATCGGCTACTTTATAGTCTGTCATGAGTGTGATTCCTTACGTTCATTTTTGTTCATCCTAGGTGGTGCCATTCTGCTGACAATTTCTGCTTGCACCATTGAGCGTAGGAAGTGATTGCGACGCTCGGCATTTAGAATAGTTGCTGCCATCATTTTACTGCTCTTGCTGAGTTTGAAATGTTTGTTGGCTTTCATTTGTGGTATTTCCTTCTGGAGTTGTTTTCGGGAGGTTCGCGGTTTAACCACGATCTTGTGACTTTGCCTGCGGCTATTTCATGCATAGCAGTGCTCAAGGGCGACGTGCCTTGATTTACCATGGCAGCATGTCCGCACTTGATTTCTCTAATACGCTGGCTTAAAACTAAAACAGTGTCAAATAGGTTGCCAATTTTAGCAGCAGTATCTTGGCTGCTAAGACTGATTTCGTCTCTGGTGTGTTTGTGCTGCATATGACCTCCAATTTCATAGTTATCAATTGTAGCAGCAAAACACAGATTTCACAACTCAACTGATAAACAAAACCCGCCTAGGGCGGGCTTTGTTTTACATCATGCCCATGTCAGGGTGCATGTTTTGCGCTGGTTTGTCTTCGGGAATGGTGTTGATTGCACATTCTGTGGTCAGCAACATTCCAGCAATACTTGCCGCATTGGTAAGAGCTGTACGAGTAACCTTGGTTGGGTCAATCACACCAGCATCAACCAAATCAACATAGCTGTCGCTAGCAGCGTTGTATCCATGATTACCTGATGCAGCAGTAACAGCATTTACCACCACACTGGGCTCGGCGCCTGCATTGTAGGCAATAGCACGTAGAGGTTCTTCACATGCACGCCATACAATCTTGATGCCAGCTTCTTGATCTGCATTGGCACCTTTGAGTGTGTCAAGAGCCTTTCTAGCACGCAGCAGAGCAACACCACCACCGGCCACGATGCCTTCTTCAACAGCAGCACGAGTAGCATGCAGTGCGTCATCAATGCGGTCACGCTTTTCTTTCATTTCAACTTCAGTGGCAGCACCAGCACGAATCACAGCAACACCGCCTGACAACTTGGCCACACGCTCCTGCAGTTTTTCGCGATCGTAGTCACTAGTAGCTTCTTCGATCTGCACACGGATAGTTGAAATGCGTTCTTGGATCTTGGCCTTTTCGCCAGCACCATCAATGATAATGGTGTTGTCTTTGGCAACCTCCACTGTCTTGGCACGACCAAGTTGATCCAGTGTGGTTTTTTCCAAGCTCAGTCCCAGTTCATCTGCAATTACTTCACCACCGGTGAGAATCGCAATGTCTTCCAGCATGCTCTTGCGACGATCACCGAAACCAGGTGCTTTCACAGCACAGCTCTTGATAATACCACGCATGGAGTTCACGACCAAGGTTGCCAGTGCTTCACCTTCAACATCTTCTGCAATGATCAACAAAGGCTTGCCTGCCTTGGCCACTTGTTCTAACACAGGTAGAAGATCGCGAATGCTGGAAATCTTTTTATCAAACAGCAGGATAAAAGGATTGTCAAGAATCACACGCTGTTTTTCTTGGTTGGTGATAAAGAAAGGACTGAGATAGCCTCGGTCAAACTGCATGCCTTCAACAACTTCTAGTTCGTTGTCTAGACTCTTGCCATCTTCCACAGTGATAACACCGTCCTTGCCTACTTTGCTCATGGCCTCGGCAATGATGTCACCAATGCTGGTGTCTGAATTGGCACTGAGTGCAGCTACCTGTGCGATTTCTTTGTTGGTACTGCAGGGTTTGGAAATACGCTCTAGTTCAGCAACAATCGCTGAAGCAGCCTGGTCAATACCACGCTTGATATCCATGGGATTCATACCAGCAGCCACATGCTTTACGCCTTCGCGCACAATGGCTTGGGCCAGCACTGTGGCAGTGGTTGTACCATCGCCTGCTTTGTCAGCGGTCTTGGAAGCCACTTCTTTGACCATCTGTGCGCCCATGTTTTCCACGGGATCTTTTAGTTCAATTTCTTTGGCCACTGTGACACCGTCTTTGGTCACGTGTGGACTGCCAAAGCTTTTTTGAATTACCACATTGCGTCCTTTAGGACCCAGGGTAACTTTTACTGCGTCGGCCAAGATGTTAACACCATTGACCAATTTAGAACGGCTGTCTTCGCCAAAGCGAATAGATTTAGCTGTCATTGTTTTTTCTCCTTAAGCTAAGATTGCAAGAATGTCTTCTTCACGAAGAATAGTGTATTCCTCGTTCTCCACTTTGACTTTTTGTCCAGCGAACTGACCAAACAAAATACGTGCACCTTCGGTTACTGTGGTAGCAACAAAAGCACCGTTGTCATAGCGACCAGGGCCAACAGCAAGAACTTCGCCTGTGGTTGGTTTTTCTTTAGCGTTGTCGGGAATAACAATGCCACTTTGGGTGCGTGTTTCGGAGTCTTGCACTCTTACTATCACGCGATCATGTAGAGGTTTCAATTTCATGATTTGCCTTCTCCTTTAAATTTAAGCAAGAAAGTATGCACAGTCTCACCTGAGCACTGTGCAAAGGTTATTTATAACATAAAAATTGAAGATTGTTAAGAATTTTGAACAAAAAAACTCCCTTAAAGGGAGTTTCTCCATTCTGCTGACTTAAAAGTTGAATTGACTTCTAAACATCAAAGCACGATCGCCATTTACACGACTTCCTGAGCTGCCAACTAGACTGTCAAACTTAGTGTCTACGTAGTTTATCATAAAGCGTAGGTTTTCGGTGGTAAACCAGGTTAGACCATAGGTCATGGCTGTTGCACGATTTGATTTACCTGTGGCCACAGCGATATCACTGGCATCAAACTCGCTTAAACGCACGCCCACTTGCCAAGCACCACGGCCACCTTTGTCTACTGGATTGTTTGGTTTGATTGAACCAAAGACACCGTCACGGTAGTTATAGCTTTCACCGGTAAGATTATACACTGCCAACACATAATAACCCCGAATGTCTTGATCATTACCAGTGGTAGGATCATACTTGAAGTTAAATTGCTCCGCTTGTACTTTCAAGGCATTATAGGCAAACGCTGCTTCAAGTCCTTGACGTGTTCTTGAAGTTATACCTCCTAATGCTGGGCCAGTGAACCAGGCATTTGCACTGCGTGCTTCGGTACGACCACTGGCAGGTGCGACACCACCTTTGATCTCACCTGTGCTATATGCCGCGCCTAGGTGTGCTACATAGGCCTTGCTGCCTTGCAGGTCTGCAATGTTAGTAGTCACTCGACCAATATAATCAAGTCCGTCATTCACTGCATCTTTGTTGGCACGGCCACGACTTACTGCCACAGCATAGGTAAGACCAGTCTTTGGCACACCATGCAACATAAATCCTGTTTCTTTGGCAGGAATGAATTCGCCTTCGGTTTGACCAATCAAACTACGCTCCATCATATCAATGTTGTTGGAGCTGGTAAGTTGCTCTAAGCTGAAAGGCATCTTGAATAAACCAAATTGAAACTGAGCCTCTGGATTAGCAGCGTAGTTGACCCAGGCTACATCCATAGTGGTACTGGAACTTGCTGCACCTATGTCATTGCCTAGATTCCCCACGATCTCATATTTGAAATCCTTCTGGAATTGGCCACGCACACCAAATCGAGCACGACGAACTTCAGCTAGGTCCTGATACGAATCCGTGGTTTGACCTGCACCGTAATCTGGTGAGTATTGTCTATAGTCCATGTGTAATCGACCTGTAAGTTGGATGGTATTGTTTCCATCTTTGCTTTTGAGTCCGATTCCATTTTCTGTGACTGATCCGTCGTTGGCTCTGGCTTGTCTGTATTTGACTGAGTCACTAACATCTTTGTCAATTCGCTGTTCTGCAAACTTTTTGTTTTCCGCTTTGTCTTCGTAGGCTTTGACCTTGGCATCATATTCCTTTTGTGTCAATATGCCTTTGTCTCGTAGAATATTTAGAGTATCCAAATATTCATCTGCGTATGCAGGCACACTGAATATCAAACTTATTGACAAGGCTAGTTTTGTAAATGTCTTCATAATAGATCCTTATTTCCAGATTGTGTTACCATCAGGACCTTTGAGATCCTTACGCCAGTTATCTTGAATCAGTTTAATAACTGATTGAGGCATGTGTACATATTCTAGTTCTTCGCTCATTTTTGCACCGTTCTTGTAGCTCCAGTCAAAGAATTTAAGAATAGCACGTCCGGTAAGCGGATCAGCTTGTTGCTTGTGCATTAGAATAAAACTTGCACCTGTTGCAGGCCAAGCCTCTTTACCAGTTTGCCATGTCAACAACAGATACATTCCTGGTGCATTAGCCCAATCTGCATTGGCTGCTGCTGCTTTGAATGTGTCGTCGCTTGGTTGAACAAAGTTACCATCGCGATTTTTCAATTGTGCGTGAGCAATTTTGTTTTTCTTTGCATAAGCATATTCTACATAACCAAAGGCACCTTTGATACGTTGTACTTGTGCTGCTACACCTTCGTTGCCTTTGCCGCCTATACCAACTGGCCATTTAACTGCTGTGCCTTCGCCCACTGTCTTTTGGAAGTCAGCATTGGCCTTGCCAAGGTAGTTGGTCCACACGAATGTTGTACCAGAGCCATCTGCACGATGAATTACAGTGATATTAATGGCAGGTAGATTTACACCGGGATTCAAATCAGTGATTGCTTTGTCGTTCCACTTGGTAATTTTGCCTAGGTGAATGTTAGCTACTACATCACTAGTTAGTTTTAACTGTCCAGCTGCGATACCATCTAGATTAACAACAGGCACAACTCCGCCAATTATAGCAGGAAACTGCATTAGACCTTCTTTGTCTAATTCTTCAGGCTTTAGTGGCATGTCACTAGCACCAAAGTCAACTGTCTTGGCTTTGATTTGACGAATTCCACCACCAGAACCAATTGATTGATAATTTAGACCAATACCTGTGGCTGCTTTATATGCTTCAGCCCATTTGGCATAGATAGGATAAGGAAAAGTAGCACCTGCGCCTGTTAGATCAGCAGACCAGGCATTAAATGACAGCACCGTCAATGCCGCGTACAAAAGTTTTTTCATGTGTAATCTCCATTTTGTGTGCAATGCACAAAGAATATTTAAACACAATGGTATTACAACTGTGTTACAAAATGGCAGTTTGGAGAAATTAAATTACATGCCGCGGGAGTTATAGTGTTTGACGTAGACGCAGCGAGGGCTAACCTTGTATCCCTCTGTATACCAAGTGGCTCTTATACGGTCACGTTCACGTATACAGCTTTCATAGTCAGGTTGTGGTGCTTGAATAATGCCTTTGCTTTGGGTCTGTCCCAAAGGTTGTGCCAAATACATGCTGATGATCAATATCCACATACTGATATTTATTCATGAAAAAGCCCGCCGAAGCGGGCTTGCTATTTTGGGTTACAAGGCATAACTGCCCCGGAGGTTACGCTGCGAGAGCGAATACCTCGTCGTTAGCTGCGTTTGCAGTTACTATGTTTCGCTGATTACGTCAGTCGACTCTCGTGTTGTCTGCTTGCCTACTCTTGACCCTGTCGAAACCATGTCTGGCCCATCATAAAGAGACTGACGATTAAGTATGTTGCGTTCTGGAGGCAGTGGGCCGCAGCCCAATCTGTTCCATTCGCTTTCGGTATAGTAGTACATGTCTACTGGCATACAATCTCCTTATGGTGGACCAGGCGGGAGTCGAACCCGCGTCCAGAACCCTTTTCAGTTTGCTTCATACAACAATTCTTTTAGCTGTTCGCAGTATTGCTGACACTGTCCACAGTTGTGATCCAATTCCATGATGCGTTTAACCAATTCTTCTTTGGTTTGAAAATCTGATTCACGGATATTTCTACATACACAGACTATCATATTTAATACACTTTACAATGATTGACCAATCTTGTCAAGTATGATGTTGACCACTTGGTTACTCAACACCACTTCGTAGTGATTAAGAGGCATCTCAATAAGTTCAAAGTCCTGTCTACTGCGCATGCTCTTGATAGTCACAACACCATCATTGGGCTCTTTGATCCAAGGACTTTGTCCTTTGGTAGTAACAATTTGAGTCCAATTTGGAGGCGCTGCGATTTTTTGGCTATCCATCATTGGTGCACTCATTGTTCCAATGTCTTTCATAAGTCTACTGAAAGGCAAAAAATACTTGGCAAAGTCAGCTTGCTCGCTACCACCATAAGGTGTGCTTAGACTCACGCCACCGCGAGTGGTCTCGCGATAATGATCAGCCAGATACAAGCTGTAGATACCACCAAGGCTATGACTGACAAAAAACAGTCTTTCAGCATCATCAAGTGTGCCCATCATGGTCTGTAAGTTATGATCAAACCCATCTTCACTTCGATATTCCAGCATGATGTCTGGTTCTTCGAATTGATCTCTTACAAACTGTCTGATATGTGTGAAGCTTTCAGCAGTGGCACTAGCCCCGTGTATATAGACGATCATACATTATTTTGCCTTGGCTTCTTGCTCTTTTGCCGCACGAACTTTTTCAGCGTCTTCTTTGGTTATATAACGCACATTTGTGTCGTCAAATGGGACTATTTTCCATCCCCATGATTTCCAATATTTTGCAACTAGGTTGTTGATTATCAATATAGCCCCTGCAAGCACAATAGAGGTAATTGAAATTAATATACTCGAGGCCAGAAAAAAGGCCGCTTGATCCATGTTCATATGTTGTTCCTGTAAACTGCTGTGTATTTAAGTAAAATCTATCATTGATACTTGACATCCTGCATGCTGTACAGCAAAAAGTTGTGTGCAACACTGTCAAATCTTATTTTGAACATGCACACTCCGGGCTCGTCAAGATACCCATAACTGCGTTTGATGCCACCCTTGCGTAATCGGTATACACAAAAGTGATCTAGATCTCTAAGTGGTTCTCCTCCCAGTTCTATCAGTTCAACTACGACTGCGCTTTCTGTGTCTGTTCTTTCTATGACTTCTATGCCTATGCTAGATATTGATTGGGTATTGTGTTCAAAGTCAAATCTTGTTAGGCCGGGTTCAATCACAACTGAAAGCATGGGATCTCCCAGCACTCGCCATTGAATAGCATCTGGATTGCCTTTAGATCTTGCGTATAGCGAAAGTTTTTTTAGATTTTTTGGCTTCAAGATATTGTTCATATACTTCCTGCTGTTCTCTTAACATACGATCTGCTTCTTGCCCGTCACGGTCTCCAAAACCCAGTTCCTGTTGCAGTTCTAGAAATCTTCTATAACGGTGAAAACGTGTTTCATATGTGTTGTCTGGATTGGTTGGTGTGTGCCAAAAAATATGACTCCAACCTTTGACCACTTGCTCACGTTCAAAGTGATAGTAGTTGCGTAGTCGGTCATCATTGGTCAATGGCACTTGATCACCCAGCGTAAATGGCGATGAAATTGCCACACGCAAACTACCATCTCGGGCCCAATGGCGATATTTGCGCAGTAGGTTAAGCGTTTGTTCAAAGTCTTCTTCGGTTTCCATGGGGTAGCCAGCCATGAATAACCATACCTGGTTGATACCATTGTCGTGTAGTTGATTGGCAGTGTAGTCTATGTCTGCGTTACTGAACTTCTTGCGCATGTCATATCGTATGCGTTCACTGCCACTTTCAACACCAATGATCCATTCAAGGCAACCTGCACGTCCTGCTAGTTCAAAATCTTTAGGTGGCTGATTTTCTCTGCCACGAAATATAGCGTAACCACTGTAGCGTAGAGTACGAGGCAAGTGATCAGCTAGATACTGATTCATTTTGCGATAGTTTGGTATACTACCGTTTATCAAGTTACCACTGAATCTAAAAAAGTCAATACCAGTGCGATGATAACTTTCAATCATTTCTTTTGCCAAGAGCTCGCCATCTTTAAAAATATACCGGGGCCATAGATGCTCAACATCACAGAATGTGCATCGACGCACACAACCTTTGCTGTCTGTGATCAGTAGATAACGATCTGATGGATTAAATCTTTGATATAGATCAAAATCATAATTGTCCCAGTCTGGTATAGGAACCTGATTTAAATCAGCAGATGTCTGCGGCGGTGAATCTACAACTCCATATAAGTCTTGTTTGATTACGTCGATTATAAAGCTTTCTGCATCTCCAGTAACAGCACAGTCAATCATGCCTTGTTCAACAAGCCAACGTGCTCTGCTGCCAGTGGCATGTGTATCACCGGTGTATTCTCCCTGTGTGAGAATTTCTAGACCTCGACCACCTGCTAGTATTTTTACGCCCGGCAACCACCTTCTAATACTGTAGCACATCAAGGTAAGATAGGTTTCACTCATCACACTGAACACACTCAAACCCATGATGTCTGGATCATAGTCGCGTTTGATCTGCAAGAGTTTGCGTCTATTCCATTTTAGTATATCAATAAACACACGTCTTGGCAGTTTGCGATCTGGATTAGGACCCTGACTAATATAGAACAGTAGTTCTGGCCAGTAGCATTTGTCCACAAAGTCAGCCACAAATTCAGCTGCCAGGTCCACTGGCACTGCACTGATTCCTGCTTTGTTGAGACAGGCACTGAGCAACGCAGGAGCCGTGGCAGGCCATCCCGGAGTTTGATAGGGCAAGCTGGCTATCACAATGGTTCGTTTATTTGAGCTCATACACCAAGGTCATGAATTCAAATTGATGCTGTGACAGCGCAGCAAAAGGACTGGAGATGTCGGTCAGGGTGTACTTGCTTAACTGATAACCAAAATCACCCAGTATGGTATCAAACCAAGCTTTGTTTGGGCATCCCACTCGAGTTTCCATGTCAGTGGGATGAAAGCCTTTCCAGGCCACAGTGGCATCTTCCAACCACCAATAAACCAGTGGCACTGGATGGGCGGCAATCACAGGAGGATTCCAGTTTTGTATGATAATTGTTTTGGGTCTAGACCGAGTGATAGCACGCATGATACCAAAGTGATCAGTAACAATGTTCATGATCGCTGCTAATATCACTGTGTCGCGATCATAACACAAGGCTTCGGTTTCTCCTAGATCGTTTATGTTACTCAGCACTGCACGAAAACGATGGCGCAGTGGATTGTTCAGTGCCAGCATTTCATCAGCGATGCTTAGACAATCACTTTTGATGTTGGTGACTATCACGTGCTCGGCATCATTGTGCAAACACACAGTGCCTAGCAAGCCAATATGTGTGCCAAAGTCTATGATTTTTCTGTGTTTGATTGAGTCAAGGTTATCCACCAATGCGAGCTTGAGTCTCACTATATCAAATGCATCAAGTTGCCAGGTTGGGTCTCTTTGGAATTTTTCAAAAGGTATATTGGGATCTAACCAGATGTCGGCGCTGAAGCCGTGTTGGGTGATACATTCCTGTTGAATGTGTAGTGGAAGGTTTGCAAAGTGATCTGGGGTCGCGCAGTCAGGCCAGCTGGGATCTTTGATGTTTTCATAGCTACGTTGCCATGCTTGTTGATTGCGAATATCGTAGCCTGGATCACGATTGGGATTGGTTCGTTCTGCTAGATAGGCTTTTCTACTTGCGTACTCATAGATGTCAAGTGGGAACATATGATCTAGTACCTGTTGATACATAGATTGGTTTATGCCATAGGAAGTTAGCAGATCTTGGTTATGCATGCAATGAGTATACACTAAATTTGGGCTAATGTCAACCCTAGGTATTTGAAGTGTTATTTAGAATAGGTGTGCATGTTCACGCCCGATTGCACCACACAAAACAGTTCATCGTTCCAGCGTTCTACCACAGTAAAACTACCTGAGTCTGGGTTGACAAAAATAATGGTTTCAAATTGAACTAGTTCGTTATTGATTCCACGATTTGATACGCCGCGTAACAACGGCCGTTCAGCACTGTTGTTAATAACTTCTCTGACCACTGGCCAGCTCTCGCAGATCAAGATTGATTGTACTGTTTCAGCGTGAGATACCACTGCTGTCAACAGGGCAATGCAAGCCACAATGGTTCTCATATAGTGTCCTAAAACACTATTTACCATTGTGGCTGTGTTTAACTCACGCCGTGGTTACCATTACGAAAGCCAATAGTGCCACCTTCTGCTGTGATGCGCTTGATAACATCTTCAAACAGTATGGGTGCAAAGTCTGTATGCTCCACACACACGCAGTGATACCTAGCATCAATCTCGTTGTTCTTCATGACTCGATTGGCATGCAGGTGTCCGTGTATGTTGGTACCAAATCTTGCCAGGCTTTCTTCGTGAATTGGAATATGGCTAAGGATCATTCCGTTCATCACATGATAAGCACGTAGTTCACGAAAGTATTCACGGTATTCGTCATCACGAAAGATATCATGATTTCCACGAATAAGAACCTTGTCACCATTAAGGCGTGCCATGGTCTTAAGAGCCTTGCGATTAATCACAACATCACCCAGGTGATACACTTTGTCGTTGGGTCTCACACGTTCGTTCCAGCGGCGTACCATTTCATCGTCCATTTCTTCTGCACTGGTAAATGGTCTCAGTGGCGAGCCATCTGCTCGCTTGAACACCGTGCAGGTTTTTTCGTGACCAAAATGTGTGTCACTCACTAACCAAACAGCAGGCATTAGGCCCTCCTTTCTTTAATTGTGTAGTATAACAGCAACGGACTATTTGGTCAACCTACGTTGCTTTTTGGCATCTGCCAAAATAAAAACCTTTTCATTGTCCGTGGTCCAATCCTCTGCTAAAGCCACGCCATTGATGCTGTGCTTTTCCTCAGGATCATATCCCAGGCCAAGACTTTCCATCATTAGATGCTTGACCAAGAGATTGGGACTGCGAAAGTCTTCGGTATCCTGGAAACCCATGAGTACTCCAACTTCTGCAACAGCACCGCTACGACACACTCCAGCATGGCAATGCACAACCACGTTCATGGAATTAGCCAAGGCGTGTTGCAGGCACTCTACTAGTTGCTTGGCCTGCTCAGGACTACAACGCCAGGATTCATCTATGCTACGATCCGTAGCTTCAATGTCTAGAAAAAAGAACTGATGCCGCTCCTTGAATGTGTATTTGGGCTCAGGAAACTCTACACCGGGATCCACTATCTGTATCAGCATGGAATTTACACCTGGATCGTAGTGGTGTCCCCTAATTACTTCACTCAATGAAATGTTTTGAATCCAAGGCATACTGGTTCCTTAAAGTTTAATGAAAATCACTATACATAATTGTGCAGATTACGCAAGATTCAGCATGACCTGTGCCATATAATAGAGCTACATACTAATGCAGTATGTTAATTTTATCAAAGGAGAACTAACATGGCATGGACTACACCTTCAGCACAAGATATGCGTTTTGGTTTTGAAATCACCATGTATATCGCTAATCGCTAATAGTTGTTAGTGATCAAGACAGCCCGCTTCGGCGGGTTTTTCTTTGGTACCCCCACTCCGATTCGAACGGAGAACAACTGCTCCTTTTGAGAGAGCCGACTTTGCCAATTTGTCCATGGGGGCATTTGGTCTCCCTGGCTGGATTCGAACCAGCGATCTCTGGTCCCCCAGACCAGCACTCTAGACCAGACTGAGCCACAGGGAGTTTATTTTACAGCTTGTGCTCGGGCTTGAATCAGTTTGTCAACATTGCCCTTGACAATGACATTTTGATAGGTGTCAGTCAAGCCCGAAGCATGATCATACACTCGATTGTCTACTTCATGATATGTGCGTACACGTTCATTGGAAGCACGATAACGTTCGGTATCCTTGTGAAAATGTCGTTGTACTCTAGCACGACACACTGCTAGAGCATTCTTGCGATTGTCTTCTCTGCTGCGACTTGAAGTGCCATTGGCCTGTATGCCAGTGGGCACATGGATACAACGACAACAGTTCTGATGTTTGTTGCGATGTTGTCCACCGCCACCAGTGGAACTAAACCATTCAAATCTAAAATCTTGATCTAGAATTTTCATGTTGACTCCTTGGTACGGATGGAGGGACTCGAACCCTCAAAACTCGGATTTTAAGTCCGATACGTATACCTGTTCCGTCACATCCGCAGAATTATGGTGCCCCAGGCGAGACTCGAACTCGCACCCGAAGACTAGTTCCTAAGACTAGCGTGTCTACCATTCCACCACCGGGGCTTTGTTTTTAAATTGTTGAAATTAAGCAGCGCAGATATAGATCTGCCTGGCGTTGACGATAATCAATAACTGCGCTTATGATACGATGCCACATATCAAAGAGTCCTATTAGAACCGTAGGTGAATTCTCTTTCAAACTTTTCAATGTCCGAAGCAGTCTTTGGATCTCTACTGATGATGTAGTTTTCCAGACGACTCTGATAGCTTTCTTCGGGAAACATTTCACTCAAACGTTCTAATATATGTGTTATAAGCTGCGACATGGTCATTTCCTTTTTGTATATAGGATATTTATTGCACTGCAACATTTATTCTATATTTTGCCAAGGAAATGGTGCCGACTCCTGGTTACGCTCCAGGCTCTCGTGTTCTTCAGACACATGCTTTCACTAGATTAGCTTAGTCGGCCTTGGTAGCCCGTGACAGAATCGAACTGCCGTAACCGCCGTGTAAAGACGGAGTTCTACCATTAAACTAACGGGCCCAGGTTAATACAAAAATTGATCTATCTTGATCCCACTTGAATGCCACACCTAGTTGATATGAGGATTTACTGTCATTCCAGGCCCAGGTCACATAGTGTTTGCCAACATGAGTCTGCAGCCAGGACTCCACAAGTTCAACGCCTTGAATCCAGTCCAGCTGTGGTACGATTCCAGCGGGCCACGGCACAGTGGCCGTGTACACAAAAGCATGACGATCAACCAACATGCTTGTATTTAATTGGTCTCGGTGGAGAGATTCGAACTCCCGACCCTCTGCTCCCAAAGCAGATGCGCTACCCAGACTGCGCTACACCGAGGTTACTGCCGGTCTATTACATAAATCAATGCTACCATCATAACTATCACAACGATTGCCCCATGATTGGTCTCCTGGTTATATGGTAGGGGATGAGGGACTCGAACCCCCGCATGGCGGAATCAAAATCCGCTGCCTTACCAACTTGGCGAATCCCCAATAGTACTAACTTGGTATGATCTTGGGAATATAAGGCACATTCCTTGGACCATGACGCTGTTCAAACAGTTGCCGTGCTTCTTGTAAATCTTTTGCCCATACACGATCTTTGGTTTCTCCCTGCGGAGTCTTCACAGTGGTTTCATACATTGGCATAATATTTCCTTTATACTGGCCCGACCGGCAGGAATCGAACCCACATTCTGGAGGTAGAAGCTCCATGTCCTATCCATTGAACGACGGTCGGTAATACTGGAGCGGGCGAAGAGGTTCGAACTCTCGACATTTTGCTTGGAAGGCAAATGCTCTACCAACTGAGCTACGCCCGCAACTACTGGAGCGGCTAACCGGGTACGATCCGGTGACTTATGCTTGGCAAGCACATGCGTTACCAACTACGCCATAGCCGCTTAGATCTATAATGCTCCATTGGCAATTCTGTCTGCTGCATAGCTTGCTGCAAATGCCTTTGGCTTTACCAAAGGAATCACATTACAAGTACCGCGAATGTAGCCAATGGCCTGACCAACTACACAACTACTACCGTGTGCTTCATTGGGATTGATATCCAGATGTACTTCAACTGGAAAGTCACCCATTACTGGTGCTAGCCTCTGAAACATCTCACTAACACGATATACTTCATTCATTAACCGCATGGCAGGTTTGCTGAGCTTGTGGTCATAGTCACGTTCTCTTGTGATCTCGCCAAAGATCTTGCAACCGTTGTTGCCATTGATGTGTATCACAACCGCAACAGTGTATTCAGCGTACCATATGTTTTTTTCTCTATATCTAATACTATCAGCACCGAGATATACACGAGTACCTGGGCCACAGTTGTCTACAAATTGTTTTATTTCATCTACGTCGATACGTGGCACAATAAATCCTTTTAAGTTGGCCGGTCCGGAGAGATTCGAACTCCCGACAGCTGGTTTCGAAGACCAGAACTCTTCCGCTGAGCTACGGACCGATTATATGGCGGGCCTTGACAGGAATTGAACCTGCTACTCTATCCGTTGGAAGGATTAAAGGTCGCCAGAGTCAGCCCGTTGTTTGTATTCACGCCATGCATCCATGGCCACTATGCCCCAGCCAAACATCGCAGTGACATTTGCATACACTGCTGCCATGTTGTTGGCACCGTAACCGGTAATCATACCAGCCACACAAAACAATAGTACGATCAGTGGAAGAACTAGATTCAAAGTTTTCATGTTAGACCTCAAAAAAAAAATGGCGGAGCGTATTAGATTCGAACTAATGGTACTGATTTCTCAATACGACGGTTTAGCAAACCGCTGCCTTCGACCACTCGGCCAACGCTCCATGTTAGTAGTATACTGCAAATAGTATTTTAGATCAAGTGAAAACTGGTGCCCCGTGACAGAATCGAACTGCCGATCCATGATTACAAATCAAGTGTTATACCGTTTAACTAACGGGGCCGGTTGTCGTCTTCTTCTTGATCTGGCATGGGTGGCACACGTCGAGCTAGCCACATCCAGTACCAGACCAAAGGAATACAACAGATAAAAAATAAAAGCGGGCGCATTGTTTAGTTAGTATGCACTATGCTTTTAGAAAATATTTGGCGGAAGTGGTGGGATTCGAACTCACGGTACCTTGCGATACGACAGTTTTCAAGACTGCTCCAATAGACCTCTCTGGCACACTTCCTTTTTGGTGCTGATAACCAGAATCGAACTGGTCACCTCCGCCTTACCAAGGCGGTGCTCTACCTAATGAGCTATATCAGCATGGTAGCGATGGAGGGATTCGAGCCCCCGATCTTCCGCGTATGAAGCGGCTGCATTGACCAACTATGCTACATCGCCATCATGGTAGTCAGTACTGGTAACGATCCAGTGTCTCACGGTTATCAGCCGTGTGCTCTACCTTTGAGCTAACTGACCAATTTGGCTCCGGTGGAGGGAATCGAACCCCCACTAACGGTTTTGGAGACCGCCGCGCTGCCATTACACCACACCGGAATAACTTTATGGTACCGCCTGAGGGACTCGAACCCCCGACCCTTGGCTTCGTAGGCCAATGCTCTAATCCAACTGAGCTAAAGCGGTATATGTTTGGAGCATCGGGCTGGATTTGAACCAGCGAATCGAGAGTTTTGCAGACTCCGCCATTAGGCCGCTCTGGTACCGATGCATTGGGGTATCCGATCGGGATTGAACCGACGCTGAGTGTTCCACAGACACCCGTGCAGACCACTACACTACGGACACCATTAAATCCTATCTAGTGGTATTTCTTCCACTGGATGAGTAATCTTGCTTTCTACTACAAAAACATCAAACACAGAGTCATCTTCAGGATGACGTATTTCTTCAAGAAACCTATCGCCAAACTTCGAACGCCAATGCACAAAGCATTGTTTATTACTATCCCAACGAGCTACGCTGGCATTACGGCAACTACCTGTGTAATATGCACCATGTTCAAGATCAGCCTTGGCTATCTTGGGTGTGTAATCTCTCAACATTATTTTCTCCTTGTTTGGTGGACCGACGGGGAGTCAAACCCCGACCTCTCGGGTGCAAACCGAGTGTGCTCTCGCTATCACTATCAGCCCTTGATTGGCTCCAGCGGTTGGGATCGAACCAACGACAAACGGATTAACAGTCCGCTGCTTCTACCTCTGAGCTACGCTGGAATAACACTGGTGGGTGTCCACGGATTCGAACCGCGAATGTTTACCACGAGGGACCGGATTTACAGTCCGGTGTAGCACACGCCATAGCTACAAGACACCCTGAAATTTATTTTAGATCTTTGGCATCCACGCAGGTGCCACCTTTGAATACATAGACATCACTGTCCACACGCAGTTGCTCAAACACATGGTTGTTTACACACACATATGGATCTTTTTTATTTTCCACAGCATAGTAAACACCAAACCCAATACCAGCCAGCAACATAATCACAGGCAGATATTTCAAATATTTTACGATTTCAGGCAGGGCACTGAGAATCTGCGGTAGATTTTTCAGTAGTTCTTTCATGCCTGTATTTACTGTTTTTGGCGGTCCCAAGGGGTAACGATCCCCTTCTTTAGGCGTGACAGGCCTACGTGCGTCCATGAACACTTTGAGACCAAGATCATAATAGCAAGTGCTGAGATAATGCCAATTTAGACGTCTTGCGCTAACAAGGTCAAAGCCGAGGCCAGTTATGTCAGGACCCGTCCCCGGCCGGGAGAGCCCGCATAGTGACAGCGTCCTGTCACGCTACCTGTATCAGCACTTGCTGTTATAATCTAAAAATGCTCTGCGTCCCGCGGCGGTAATTATACTGCATCAAGCACCAAGTAGTCCTAGCACCATCACACACAGCCTCCACCCGCTCCACGACCGGGACCGTTCTCGCATTGCCAGCGCACTTTAGGCTAGAAGTGTACCGCCCGTGTGTGTCACCACACTTCTCATCCTCCGGGACCAGAGTATCCAGTGACGCTGGAACGTTTGGTACACGGTACGGGAATCGAACCCGTCTTCCAGCCTTGAAAGGGCTGTGTCCTAACCGATAGACGAACCGTGCATAAAATCGAGAACTAACAAGGAATCGCTGTTACAGATGCCGAAGCTGTGATACCGCATCAACCCTTGCTAAACTCTTTTCAGAGACAGATCGCTCACTTCTGTTTTATTTTAAATCTTGGTTAGGCCACGCTTTTCCACAGTCGCCCCTATCCTGGAGTGGTTACCCTGTCCACATTTGTTTCAGCGTCTCGTGCTAGCGGTTTTGTCCGCATATCTAGGTGCTCTGCTCTGCATTGCGCTAACGGTAGCCTAGCCAACCGGCCTAACTATGGTGTGGCGCCCCCTACTTTCAGGAAAGTAGTAACCGGAACTGGTTGCGGAGAACAGGAATCGAACCTGATGTCTTTGGCTTATGAGACCAACGAGTAAACCGTTTCTCCCCTCCGCCGCTGTATTGTATTTTGTCTAGTATAACAAAAAGAATTTAATTGGTCAACCATATAGAAACACATTCCAGGAACTCCGTAAAGATTTCCCTAGCGCCGGCCGCCTATATGTGTTCGAATGTGTTTTTATATGGTGGAGCCACAGGGATTCGAACCCTGACCTGACGGATTAAAAGTCCGCTGTCTTAACCGTTTGACTATAGCTCCTTCATCTTACCACTCTTGTCACTGTCCATAATGGACTCTCCTTGTAGTTAGGTGTCAGGCCACTTGATCCCTCAAGCCCCTGACTGAGCTGTTACTCTGTCCATCACACTTACTTCTGGCTAGGCGTGATACCCACCTACGATTTTTCTGGCACCCATGTCTGCGGGTTCTGAGGCTTTCATCGTATGAGCCCTGGCATTGTGGTGACGCCAACCACCCCCTTTAATAACGCAGAAGGGACTGCGGGATTCAAAACCATATTGAAACACACTAGGGGATTCGAACCGCCTCACTGTCGGCATCGGACAGCATTACCACCCGTCGTGCGCCCTTCGGCTTAGTGTGCTTCAATATGGTCCCAACATTGAGCATTATAAACAAACGCCAAATATTGGTCAACCATATGTTGGGGTCGACACCCCAACCAGTAGTCTTACTCACCTCGTTGCCGCCAGGGTTTTCATGTGTACTGTCCGCCCGTTTGTGATTTTTAGTGAATCACTGGTCCTCGTTACCTTAAACACTCAACAATTATAACACGTTTTTTGCGAGTTGTAACTGTCTAAAGCCTTGTTGCATCAGCCTAGCTCGTTCCAGCTTGGCTTCAATAAGTTCGGCCAATTGTTCTGCTGTTAGTACGTGCTCCTTGAGCTGATGCAAAAGTTTTTCATCGTTATTTTCTTTCATTTTTCCCTTAAAAAACAAAAAGCCCTGGAGTTTTTACTTCCAGGGCCCTAGTAGACGCATGTTGCTTGATGCTTGATCTACTTGGACCCCCCACTATCATTAATCTTGATCGCACGGGTATACCCAAACTGGAGCCATGTTGATAGGCCACTCTGTGTGGGACATTTGTGCATCGCGGATAATGAAAGTATTGAAGTCATCATAGCATCTATTTTACATTTTTATTTATACCAGGTCAACCTAGTTTTTGAAAAAAACAACAGACATTTCGCCAAATTTCTTAACAAAGATGCAAGAGTTGTTGTTTTGCTAACGTTCTGATAATCTGTATACGTAGTTAGAAAAATTACCGTACAGCGCCATCATCATGGCTTCTCTGCTGCCAAAAAAGGTAATACGTCTCTTTTTATCCAAGTGATATGGCCACTGTTGTCCACGATCCAATCTCAACAGGCTACCTTGCGATATGGGCTGATCTCGTGGTATCACAAATTCATGACACTCCAATTCTGCTTGCTCTTTGAACACACGTAGTCCTAGATCGGTCAGCGACAAACCACCTTTGTTTCTAAGATTACGCCACCAGGTGTTCATGGCAACTTCAAAAGGCACACGATCTGGCTCAGGCAGCAGATCTAATACTCTACGAGTGATTTCAGCTTTGCGATTCACTGGAGGTTCCAGTGACCGGAGGATACACTTGATCTCCAGCACGTAGCAACACCACGGTGAATTTGTTGGTACGAAATTGGCTATTCAGCTTTTTGGCCAAGTTGATTGCATGTCCGGGATTGCTAAAGCTGACCTTTTTGTATTTGGGACCAGGAAACTGCTGCAACATGTTGGCAGTTTTGAGATTGATAGGAGCGCCATCAAAAAACACAGCCCAGATACCCTCGCTGGCCAGCACTTGTTCTGTACGATAGGTATTTTTATCTGTGAGTTCTACTAGGATTTTTGGCTTGGGTCTAGACACAGCATCTCCTTACTTCAATTCAATATTTATGCCAAAAACCATGTAGTTTTTATTTAAAGCCACCACCAGTGACTTCGATGTTTATGACTTCGCTTTGAGAATTCTTTTGTTCAGCAGCGGCTTGTAGCTGCATCAAGAGCTTGGTAATGTCAGCATGCAGATCCCTTGCATCCTGCATGGTCATAACAAAGTCCTTGGCCGCACGACTTTCATGTGCTTTGATCCTGTCCACAAAGCGATTGATGTGCATGCTCATTGTGCTTCCTGTTCACTGTGAAAAGGGCCATGATAGGGATAGCGTTGCAGTGTGATCAGTTTTGGATTGCGTACCACACGCCATGTGCGATTCTGCATTACCTTATACCATCCAGCTGCATACCAACTCTTGCTCTTGCGAGTTTTGGTAAACAGTGGTAACTGCCTACGCACTTCATAGATGCCGTTGTATGCATTACAACCAGTTTCAAATCCATGTACTTGATTCTGAGGCTTTTTGTTGGTCTTAACAGCTGGTTCAAAGTCAATGCCCACACGTTGTTTGATTGTGCGAACACTTTTGTAGATCTCAACTTGATCTAGAATTTTAACTGTGTATCCATTAGCAGTGGCCTGAATGTTTCCGACCTTTTCGTCGTTTTGTTTTAGTATCCAAAAACGATCAGGTACTACGGGCTTGGCTATTATCATTCAATACTCCTTGGTATATTGTATTCAACCATTGTGCATACTGTTCTGCCTGTTCGCTGATTTTTTGCAAATCAAACTTACCACAGAACTTCATGAATCGCACACCTACTTGTCCAATGTCTTTGTGCGAAACCTGTTCACGAATAGCTGAGTCAACTTTATACTTGACTTCGTCAGGCTGAGCTGTGAGGTCAATAAGTTGTTTGTTGCGAATGTAGTCATCTAACACACGATGTTCTTGACCATCATGATCTGTCCACCTTTGCAACATCAGATTGTTCCATGCATAACCACGTGCATGGCGATCTTCAAATGCTTCCATTAATCCTACTTTGTTTTTTGTGCCCTTGACACGAACACCTGGATATGCAGAGAACACATTGTCAGATGCATCGCCTCGCATGCATTTTTCAAACAATAACCACTCTGGGTCGGGGATACGTTTAGGTTGTTTGGTTTTTTTATCTACGACTTCACGACCACGTGCATCAAACACACCTTCTAGTGTGATCAACTCGTCTTGAATACCATTGAATTGATTTACATTAGGGGCGATGAGTTGCACAAAATCAGTGTCACTGCTGACAATAGTGTGATGATCCTGGGGATGCAGATGTATCCATCTAGCAATGATATCGTCAGCTTCTGCTTCAGGGTGACGTATGACCGAACAGTTTGTGCCCTGCTCTAGGTATTTAGTAAAGTGATCATAGGTTTCCCAAAACACTCGATCTTCTTCGGCTTCTGCTTCTGTGAGCGCAGCACGAGCCACAGCACGGTTTTTCTTGTAGGGAGCGTAGAAGTCTTTGCGCCACGACCGTCCCTCCAATGCAAACACCACGTGATCAGCATTGAATTTCTTGGCTACCTTATTGATAGCAGCCAGGGTGATGTGTAGAGCATAACCAACTTTTTCTTCAGTGGAACTGGCTCTGTGTGCCACATGTCGAGCTCGGAAAAACATGTTGGCAGTGTCAATCAGCAAGTAATGCATAGGTCACCTAGAGTATATGATCGTGAACATATTGTAGCACATAATCCGCCCAAAAGCAATGGGCATCTGCTCCAAAATGCCAGCTGTGACTGTTAACAGGTTTGTAACCATTTAGGCGCAGTAGGGCATCGTAGGTGCTGTTTGGATCATAGGGCCCAATAAAACTGTGTTGCCAGTCCAACAACTCAGTTTCGCCTAGGAAATGGTTATTACCGTTGAAGAATAAATGTGGAACTTTTTGCTCGGCTAGTTCACAGTGTAGATTCCATATAGCTCGGTGCCAATGATTTCTACAGGCCACCCAATCCACCTTTTGAACAAATTCTTTGTATTGGTCTTGGTGTGATTCGGGAACTGAATCAGTGCCTGATGCGCCCACTTGGTAGTATTCACCATCAATCAACCACTCTTCGCGTTCCCAGGTACTCCATTGAATTATCACAAGGTCTTTGGCACTGGGTTGTGCATGATCCAACCATTGCCTAGTGGTGCGCATGATTCTGGCATTACTGGCTCCGGACTGTGCATCTATGTCCAAGATAGCATGTAGACGATTGGCTATCTCACAACCAAAACTCACACGTTCATTTTCAGGGTGTGGTCTTTTGCCCATGCCATAATAAAAGGGATCGTCTTCGGCCCAACCAAATGGCACCGCTGCTTCGGCCGCAGCAGCATGACTATCACCGTTGACGTAGACTACCATATTTTAGTTCGTAAAAAGTAAATTGAGGCGACCCTTCTCTGACCCAGACCTGTACTCGTCGGTTATTGCCGCTGAAGTCCCAGTCACGGCCACGTTCACCTAGATTATTTCTGCACCAACGTATGTGCTCCATGATATCCATATCAGTGTCAGTGATATTGAATGTGCTAGCGAAGTATCGTCTCATGACTGCAGAGCACGTTGTGTTTCGGCATGTATCACACGTTTGCGAAGACTGGAACTGGAAAAACTATGATCTCTAGAATTGAAAACCAGTTCGATACCACGATTATAACATTCGTTGTCACCAGTGAACGAACGTTCTTTGTATTCTACACCCAGTATTCTAACATCCAAGGGCAAGATCAGCAGCAGATCAATTAGATCCTGTTCGGTTTGATACACCACGACTTCGTCAACATATCTACAGGCAGCTAGTTGAATCTGCCGCTCAACAATGCTTTGTATTGGAGCATTTTTAGTATCAGGTCTATCAATGGTTGGATCAGTTTGTAGACCTGCAATCAAATAGTCACAGTGATTCTTAGCTTCGGCCAACATGGCCACATGCCCTGCATGCAACAGATCAAACGTGCTAAAAGTTATGCCTATACGCTTGCCTTGTTCTTTGAGAGTTTTGATATGATTAAAAATCAAAAGTAATCTCCTCCCACGTTTACTGCTCGTATCACATAATTGGCCACACGTTCAGGTGCTTCCTGCCAGATCTCTTCAGGTGTAGCGTATTCAAAAGCCGCATTTCTGGAATGCCACCATTGGTAAACTAGTTCTGCACTGCCCAGCGCACTCAGTAGTAGATAGTTTATGCGTTCACGTTCAATCATGAAACCTCGCTGCGACCATTGCCTATGTCAGTGGTACGCACATAGATACCCGAGGCACGCATTGCTTGTTCCTGTTCCCAGGTTTCCATTACAACATTTCGGCAGATGTTTTGAAACCAACGATCCACAATCACGTCTTCGGGCTCGTTTGGCTTCATTTGATATCCAGCACGCACAAGATTTGTGATAAATTTGTCATTCCACTCTAGTTCAAAACTGCCTGAGTTGATGTCGTCAGCATTAAGATCAAAACTCACAATACCAACATAGGCTTCTCCACGTTCAGTGGCCAGTTCCTTGGCAGTTTTTTTACGTGCTGGAGGTGGTCTATGCTCAGTCTCGCTAGTGCGTGGTTGCACTGACTTTTCTGGTTTAGATTTAAAAAATTTATCAAACAGTCCCATGATCTTTGTCCGTTATTTTGCCCCATTTGATCTTTAGCCATACACGTTCGTGAATGTAATAATCAATACTGAGCAAGATATGCAAGGCAGTGGCAAACGTTGTGGCAGATGCTACATCTTCTGTGAACAACCAAGTCCAGAAGATAGTAAACAGCCAGGCTGTGATGCGATAGCTTACCATTCTAGCAATGGTACGTTGTTTGGTTTCTGTCATTTTCTTGTCTCCAGTTGTTGTAATATTTCCTGTTTCTCTTGATCACTATAATAAAGCCAATTGGCTATTTCTTCTAATGTTCTCAAGCAGCCTATACAGATGTTGTTTTGCATGCGACAGATATTCACACAAGGACTGCTTACGTTCCCCATGCGTTGCGCCAAATATCAACTTGTAGCCTTGGACTGTAACGCCATCCTCTCTCCAGTGCTAGCTGTGCAACCTGTTGAGTATTCAAGTTATACACCTGTGGTACACCACCCACAGGCATGAGATACACTGGACAGTTCACGTTGTGTTTGCGATACTCGGCCACAGCACGTTCTGCGTCTTCTACGTCTTGCTGAGTAGCCACTACAAATTTCAAGTATACTCGACCATACAATGCGTATTGATGCACAACTTCAGGTTGTATGGCTCGTTCAAACGGTTCACCAGAACACGGCAGTTTAGGACTCACACTGAATGTCAAGTTCTCAAAGTCGCGTCCATGTCTTGTGAACTCTTGAAACAGATATTCTTCTACTTCAGGATAGATCTTTTGAGTACCGTTGGTTTCAAATGTAAGATGTCGCAGTCCCTTGGCTCTACACAGTTCTAAGAGTTCCGGATACAGTTGTTGATAGGCCAGCAAGGGCTCACCACCTGTGATGATCAAATGTGAATCTTGCCATACGTTACCAGGCAATAGTGCATGGATTTGATCAGCAATGGTTGACACTGTTTCTTGTTGATTGAAACGCTTGAACTCGGGATAGATTGACGCATAGGTATCGCATCCTGTGGTCACCAGAGGTAGGTCTTCAAATTTATTGTACTGTGCAATGTTTTTGATGATTTCAACCACTTCAGGATTATGTCCGTCAATCTGTTCATCTTGTGATCTACCAAATTTACGGCATCTAAAGTTACAACCATAGGTACGAAAGAAAATGCTGGGCACGCCAGCATACATTCCTTCGCCTTGTAGGCTGTAGAAAATTTCAGTATAGGTTATCTTTTCCATGTGTAGATTATACTTGAGTTAGTGTGTTGTGTCAAATTTTTGTTGGATGCCACCATTGCTCCCAGGGAAAAACAATCCAACTAGGATCTTCGAACTTGTTGATTGTACGAGCACTATAGTTCATAGAAACCTCAGACTTGCTGCTGGCGTTGTCTACCAACACAGCAAATCTCACCGAATGATTCCAAATAGCTCGCCAAACATGTGTTTCATTTGGCATACAGCCAGATGGCCAATCTTTGGTAATCCAGTTGAATGTAGCGCCGCTGTCGTTGATATCGTCCACAATCAAGATTTTTTTGCGCAGTGCAGGATCAGTCACTGTTCCTGACGCACCTCGCTGTTCTTGAGGTATGTAACCAAATGCATCCTCGGCCATCCACAGATTACTTTCGGGTTCAGAATTTTGGTCACGCAGGCTGACCTTGAGAGTCTCCATGGGCACTTTCAAGTACTGGCTTATCATGTTAGCAGGTACAAGTCCACCACGAGTGAGTCCAACCACATAGTCCGGAAGCCAACGATCTTGAGTCATTTGACGCAGGATATCCAATACCATGCCTCGTACTTCTTTGTCAGAAATATGAATTTTTTTCATTTTTTACGTGCCTTGACCAAAAGATGCCAACCCAGATATTCTCTCACAGCATCACGCATAGTGTCACTCATTGCTGCAAACCAGGGTTCAAGTTCATATCTACCTTCGCGATATGCAGCTACATTATACATGAAACAGTGCGCTTGTCTAATACGTTCGATGTCAAAAATTCCATCTAACATGTCCTCAATTTCATCTCTAGTAAAGGCCTCAGCATAAGGACATTCTGCTTGTGCTTCAAACTGATCAAGTCCTTTTTGAATCATGGCATATTTCCATGAATTCTTGGCATAGACCATGAATCTAAACTCACCGTTTGGTCGCAAAAGCTTGTGTATCTCAGTGATGTGATGATCAATGTCTGGACTATGATGTATGACTCCATAACTGTACACAAGATCAAACTGACCAAGATCCATGTGATCTGGATCCAATAGGTTTACATTGTGGAATTCTCCATGAAGATCCATGACCTTGAATCTTTCACGACAGATTTGTAGACTGGCATCTGATATGTCAATGCCCACATATTCTGCACCATGACGCACAAACTGCTCGGCATCAGTGCCAATACCACAGCCAATTTCTAATACTCTCTTGCCCTGCCAGCGATGAAACTGCGCAAAGTCCAAGATATGAGGCTCAACTCTATAGCGACGAGCTGTGACTTCTTCAAAGTATTCTACGCTGCCTAGAGGTTTTTGACTATGCCTAATGTTACAGGGTTGCCTGTCCCAATAGGCTTGAATTTTTTCTACCAGTTCACTGTTATTGGCCATTAACTGTTCTCGTTTGTGTCATTTGTTTGTTTATGTCGTTAGCACTGAGTTTGACCCAGGGATCTTGTTTGCCTGATTTGCAATTTTCCCACCAAGTTTGATCAATGCCTCTAGAAGCCAACAGTTGACTCAAACGTTCAGCATCATTGACTCTGCGAGTGTGCCATTTGTTGCTGTGAAAATCTTCTGGATTGTCAGGTTGATTTTCTAATTGAGGACGATTATTGTACGTGTCATCGTTGTTGTTGCCGGTGAGGTCAAAACGATCATGTGTGACCCAAACTGGTATGCGTTCCCAGATATCAACCAAATATCCTATCTGACTGATCCAAGCATCGCTGAGTTGATGTGGACTCATGTAACCAAAAAGATCCAGCCAATCTCTTGGCACTATGGGGAAAATGCTATAAGGATGTTCACGATGCGTGTGTACTGCTAGCACCTTGAACTGTCCTTGATATTTCATTATTTCCTCGTCCCAGTTCTGACTCTCCATGATTGCATCGTCATTCCAGAACATCAACCACTTGCTATCCGAATGTTTGGCTAGTTCGGTTACATATTCGTTGAGTCTGATATATCCCAAAGGCTCAAATACCATGGCAGTAAAGTTAGCAGAGCGTTGACGCAGCAATGGTTCTACTTCGGTCTGCCAATAGTTTATACCCACTGTGTCATCTTCATCAAGCCCAATAAAGAATTGAATACGATCAAGATTTCTTGTTCTATTAACTAGACTCATGATGCTGCGCATCAGTGCAGTGGTACGACCTCTAGTAGGCAGCAACACTGCTATATCAAATTTGTGATTTTTGGAATTTTCCATTCTGTTTCCTTGCTTGTAATTTAAACGTAACGATCGACAAAAATACCTCTCACGGTGTGTCTTGCTAGTAGGCGTTGTTCTTTGATCGACTCATAGAATTCGTAATTGCGTATCCATTCAGTGTCTTTCTGATAGTGGTAGTTACGTAGAATTCTACGTGCCTCATGCAGTTGATCAATACGTTGCTGCTGCTGATAATTAGCGTGATTGTTTTGCTCTGCAATGGTTTTGTTGATCTCCGAGCGTATCAAACTCCATTGTCCTACTTCTTGCAGCAATGAGTTGGGTATTCGAGCTATGGGCATGATCTGATCAATCCAATGTTCCGCCTTCGCTGCCTGGATCTTCAATGCGCGGCGCGACATACGCTCTATGTTGTTCTGTAAAAATCCATTGGTCGTAGTAATCATGAAATTTCTTTAGTCCTGTTTCCATAGGATCTTGTACAGGACCTGTGTCATTGGCTCCTCGACTGTCAAGATGCCTACGACCGCGATCCATGCGTTCAGCTATTTCATCATCTTCGTAGCAGGTCTCCATGTAGGCAGCTTGATGTGCTTCTACGAAATCTGCTTCAAAGTGTGCGATTTCTTCGGGATAGTAAAAGTCCACTATGTTCAAAGTTCGTTGTGGTGACTCTGGCCATACACTGCTGATTACCAAGACCTCTGGATACCACTCTACCATGACGTTGGGATATATCAACAACCAAATGGCTCCATAGTCTGGTAGATTTGGACGGCATCTGTCAGTTACTGCTTTGTGCCAGGTACGATACACAGGTGTGCCCGGAGTCTGTAAACGCTGTTTGATCCCCACACTCTGCACACTGTAGTGATCATTGAATTGCCAAGTAAGCTGTTTGCAATCTACAAAGTTACCTAGTCCTGGATGAAATGCATCCACATGATAGTCTTCTAAGTATACTTCAACAAAGGTCTTCCAATTATAGTTGCACCAATGCTGCTGGCGGCTGTGAAACGCATAGTTGTTAAAGTTAAAATAAGACTTGTGAGTGATTTGATCTAGTGCTTTTACCAGATCAAAATGACCTTGTTCAAATATCAATCCATGCCAGGATTGAGTGGTAAACTTTTGTAAATGTCGATCTGGGCATGGATCAAAAAAAGGCGCACCAATGAGCTTGCCGTGATTGTCATAGGTCCAACCATGCAGTGGGCAAACAATTTGTGCATGATGTCCTGATCCCTGCAAGATAGTTGCTTGTCGATGTCTGCACACATTGCTCATGAGTTGCACGCCATCACTGTTGTTGATCAACATTCTACCATCGCCTTCCTGTGGGATCACAGCATAGTTACCCAGGCCAGGAACCAACAGTTCATGTCCCACATAACGAGCATGATTGAACAGCAGTTGTTCTTTTTCTAGAATGCGATTGTCAAAATAAAAATGGCTAGGTTTCATCTGTTTTTGGAAGATTATACTCTCGGGCATATTGAGATTGTACACTGCCCAAGGGATCCGGTCCCGGATATTTCACTGGATCTTCAATAGGCAAACCAAATCTTTTTCGTATGGCCTTTTTGTCTGCCTGGCTTCCACAGCACTGCGCACACTCTTCCACGATGTACTCAGCGAATCGTCGCGCTGTGCCGCGCCAAAGATCGTTGTGATAGATATTAAAATTAGCCTGTGCCGCTATATGGTCAAACCTGTCAGGATTGTCTGGTAACAGCACCGACTTGTAGGCTCGATCAAAGTCAGGGAAATCACTTGGTCTCGTCATGATGTTTGATATTTCCGTACTTGAGTAAAAAATGACTAAGGTACTTTTCACCATAAAAATCTAGATGTACCTCAGGCCGATAGCTATGACTTTCTCTGTCAAAGTGTAAATGCTCACGCACTGTGAATCCCAGCGTCTTCCGCATGTTGCTGCGTATGAGATATACACTGGGAGGATTATCTTGTTTGATTCGTTCCCAAATCTTGGCCCAATGATGAAACTTATAGATCAAGGGTTTCATTCATAGTACTCCTTGATTTCACGCCAACGATTGCGAGCTGCCCAGTGTACAATACACCAATCAGTAATGCAGTTCTCATAGGTGCAAGAATCATTAGGACCTTTTTCAAGCATTTTACCTGACCAATAATCCCAATAGGAATCCAGTATCTCCTGATCTGACAGAGTCTCCCAGCGATCAATATCAAAGTCTTGTGTGGGATGACGATCAGGATAACATATGGTCCAGTATCTCATGCGTACAAGCCAAAATGTTTGAGTATAGTTTTGTCTATTCTACGTTGATACTGCTCGTCAGTATACACAAGATTAAACTGACCAGCACATTCTTTGATGATCAATTCCGCAAATATTCGATTGTATTCTTTTATCCATAGATCAGGAGCCAGTATATTTTTTGGCACTGACTCTTTGGCTTGATCGGCAAGTTCTTGAATACGTTGACTCATATGTTTACTCCTAGCACACTACCAGTGCCTAATAATACCTGCTATGATAAAAAAATTTGTGACAATGTAGATCAGTACAATACCAGAGCGAATCAAAGCCACTTTGTCAGATTCAGAATCAGATTGAGTGGCTTTTTCTCCTAGGGCTTTGGCCCATAGTCTCCAAAAATTACGCAAACAGATCTTCATCCCATTCACGGTGACCCTCACGGAACGCCATGTTGCTTTGTGTTTCGCGTACTTCCACACGGAAGCACCAAAGTCTTTCAGACTCTCCAGGCCCCCACATATCAGGAATATACACGCCATTCACATACTTGTACAGCATATCGGCTAGGCCTTCGCAGCCTAGTCTAGGAAGAATAGTAAGTTTGGCTAACTTCTTTTCTTGCAGTAATTTGAATGTTTCTAGTTCTGGGTCATCCATGGCTACTAGCAAGGTATGATCAAATTGATCTTCTAGAATCTTTTTAAGCTCTTTAAGGCCGCCATAGTCAGCTGCCCAGTTGCGCACATCAAGTAGATCTGTGCCAAAGTAGAACTTCATGCTAAAACTGTAACCATGAATCAAGTTACAATGACTATCCGCACGCCATTGGCGATACGCACAGGGAAAAGCATCATGATACTCTTTGGTGCTTACATATTTGTAAGTTCTTGGGGGTTGTGTTTCATTTAGGTAAAGCACGTAATTCTCCTATAAGTTAATATAGGCCTGCAGAATTTGTAAAGCGGGATGAAGAGCCAGGAAGGCCGCTGTGATTGATATTTAGTCTTCTAAAAAATCAAACTCAATTTGATATTGATCATCACCAAACCACGAAGAAAACTGCTCTCTAAAGTCTTCGTCTTGTTGAAGCCAATTAATAATACCGGCTTGATCTTCTTCTGACAACTCATGATACAGATCTCTGAAGTGTTGCGACTGTTCCTCACTGGCTTCTTCACGTTTTTCTTCAGCAGCGATCCAGTCATCCTCGTCTTCGGAGTCTCCTAGTTCATCTGCTTCGGTCCACGCATCCCATGCCAGTTGATGTGCTTCTTCGTTGAGATTTTCTATTAGTTCAACTGCTTCTTCTAGAGTCATTTTGATTCCTCGCTAGTACCAGTGGGGAAAGGCCATACAGGCATACTATCTCGAACAGCTTGTTCTTCGGGATTGATTTGGGCCAGTTCGTCAAAGGTAATTTCTTCTTCATCATCCTCTTTGAATTCCACAGCACGACCTTGTTTGTCAGCGCAGATGATTTTCACACGATTACCTTGTTCGTCTTCAATAAGAATTGGTCCCCATACCCAGGCTTCAGTATCGTTTTGACTCCAACCTTCTTCGCCTTCAAGAACTTCGTAGATGCTGGATTCATCAAACGCTTCTAGCAAGCGTTCTTGTTCTTCCTCATCCATGTCTTCAGGAAACTCAATATCTTCCCAACAGCCATCGCTCATTGAATCAAGTTCTGAATTTACAATGTTGTTTACACAGCAATCATACATGTTGATGCTGTCTAGTTTGCCGTCGCCCCCTGGTACGTAGTCAAATTCAAACTCAGGAGGATTGTCGTCGTCTGTTTCTATAAAAAAACTACTCCAACGATAACCTGTTTTACGGATGATACTAGCACCATCTTTGTAATAGTACTCATGTTCTTCGCAGGACTTTTTATAGTAGGTTGAAACCTTCCAATTAGCCATGTTATTTCTCCCAGTTAGGATTTGCCGGTTATTGACAGCCAAAACTTATTATACCATCTATAAATTGTTTTGTCAATGGTTTCTGGTTCTGGCGCAGGTTCTGGTTGGGGATCTGAGTCATTGACCACATTATCAACTTCATGATCAACCAAATTATTGTAAATGGTAGATTTCGCTAGCTCATATCTTTTTTGTTTGCTTTCACTGTGAAGAATCACAATCACAAACTCCTGACCTTTGCTTTCTACTAACATGCCCACACACCAACCAGCTGAATTTGTAAAACCAGTTTTGCTCACACGTATTTGGTCAAACTCCATAAGCAAGGGCTTGTTAGTATTGTCAATAGAAATTGTTCTAATCTTTCGTTTTCTATTGACCTCAAATAGCACATGCTTTTTCACACTGGTTTCCACAATGAAAGGATACAGTGATGCAATCTGCACCATGTTGCCCACGCTGCCAGCAGTGGCTTCGTTGCTAGAACTCAGTCCTGTGGGATCCATGAATCTGGCACCAACCATGGCAATCTCCTGTGCCTTGCGATTCATGGCCTTGATAAAGTCTTTACGACCTCCAGGATAGTCCCTGGCTATGCTTTCGGCTGCTATGTTATCACTGCGCACCAACATTGCTGTCATTACATCACGACGACTGTGTTCACCTGCGGGCAGTCGTCCACCCGGCAACATTGTGATTTTTCTCTCAAGATCGCGATCATAATCCAAGGATACCATGGCGGTCATGAGTTTGGTTATACTGGCAATGGGCATGGTCTCATTGTGAAACCGTGCGGTAACTATCTCTTGTTTGGTAATGTTGTAGACCCAAACTGCTGGGTGATGCGACGTAGATTTTTTAGCGTTGACTGAAACTGACATAGTCAACAGCAACAACATAGTCAAAAGTTTCTTCATGGTTTGATATATCCAGGTCGTTTGTAGTTTTGTTGACTGGAAATCACTCCACGTACTCCACCCGTGGGATCAGCACAATCACCTTGTCTACGTGGTATCATGTGAACATGTGGATACATCACAGTTTGTCCAGCAGCCTCACCAACATTTTGTCCGATGTTAAAAGCGTCCCATTGACCCTGCGTCACACCGGCTGCTCCAGTTTCGTAAGCAGCTTGATAGCAGGCCGCAACACATTCCCAGGTTTCTTGTGCGGGAACAAACAACAAATGTCCAGGAGTCACTGCAAATGCATCTCTGAACACTGTGTACAAAGATTCGGTGCGTTCTATCTCAGTCCAAGGAGCTCTTTTGTCTGCGATAGCACGATCAAGATCAGAGATCATGGTCTGCTCCTCGCATCCAATCATCGACCATCTGCTCTGCTTCTTGTTTGGTCAATGCTATCACTTTGAACCAAGCACGTTTTTGATCGGCCTTGATATCAAAAGGCACAGGACCTCCTCTAAATTCCAACGGCTCGTCAAGCACTCTAGTGATTTCCCAGGTTTTGAGATTTCTAACTCGATCTATCACAGCACTGGCTTGGTTTTTGTAAAAGTCTTTTGGTAGTTCATTCTTCATGCTGAATCCTTTACAGTGGACGAACGTATTTTCCAAGATTAGGAGGTTGCCAGCCTTCTGGTTTAAGAACTTTGCCATCTTCGCGTTTGCGCACTTTACCAGTGTCTTTGTCAATCTTGGCCAAATTACTAACCAACACTTCGTTCCAGGCTCCCTCGGCATCTACTCCAAGGCTGTGAATAGCACCAATGGTAACCACTAAGATGTCAATCAATGCATCCAAGGTTTCAACTTTGTCATGCTGTTGGATAGCTTGTGCAAGTTCGTCTGCTTCTTCTTGTATCAAGCTTAGATACATGTTGAATTGTTCTTGGTTGAACTTGCCAACTGTTTGATCGCAAGCCAACATAAAAGCCATCTGGTCTAGAAACACACTCATACTATTTCCTCCACTACGCCTAATACTTCAGCCAGTACGATGCATACTCCTGCTAGCCAAAAGTTTCCTACCATCAACACGCCTCCAGCAAATATCCTAATGCCGCTTTTGGCAAGACTAACATAAAAATGTCCTTTGCTTGTGTCTTTGGGTTGTATTTCCATGATTACCTCGGAGCGAATTCTTGTTGAAGTTTGATATTGTCCATGAACTCTTTCTTGACGCTGGGATCGTCTTTGAAAGCTCCGGTCAATACAGTGGTTTGTGTTAGACTTGAATGTGCCATGATGCCGCGATTTTCACAGCAACCGTGTGTGGCTTGAATGTATACACCTACGTTTTTGCTGCCTGTGGCTTTCATGATTTCTCTGGCGATATCATTGCACAGCTCTTCCTGTAGTGTGCCACGACGAGCGCACCATTGGGCGATACGAGTGTACTTAGACAAACCAATGAGTTTTTCCGCAGCAATGATACCAATATATGCAACTCCGCTGACTGGTTGGTGATGGTGACTACACATACTACGAAGCTCACTGCGTACAACCAGCATGCCCTCATAACGATCTTCTGTGTCGTTTGGAAAAGCTGTGGCGTTGGGACTTGGTTCGTATCTACCTGCCATTATTTCATTGAAGTACATCTTGGCCAAGCGCCTGGCTGTGCCTTGTGAGTTAGGATCGTTTTCACGATCAATCAACAATCGATCCAACACAAGCTCAAAGGCTTCGGTGGCTTCATCAATTAGCTGACTCTTTTGTTCTGCTGTGATATAGTCACTGATGTTGTCACCGGCCCAAAAACGTTTGTTATCAGTCTTCATCCGAGCTTTGATTAGATCTGACACATATTCTTGGCGTCGTCCAACTTCGCCGGCCTTGACATAGACCTTTGTGGGCAAAGGCACATATCGATCTTGATAGGTTTGTGGCTGAAACTCTGTGTCTACAGGTGTGTTGAGTAGTGGATCAGGGGTATAAGTGTTTGACAATGTTTTTCTCCGAGTTTGAGTCGAGGATGACTGTTGCTAGTTTACAGAATATTTAGGTCGTGGTCAAGATTGTTTGACATTTTTGTGCCAGTAATCTGCAGGGTATATCTTGGATCTTGACCTAGGTTATACACTAGATGCGGAGTATCGCCTTGCCATGACACCCAATCTCCTCGCTGCCAGGTGCCAATGGATCTATCACCCACTTGTAGACCGTGTCCAACCTTCCAGTCCTGTACAAAGATGATTACTCTAGTGATCAATGATAAATCTGTGATTGCTCGTTTTTCACAGTAGATTCGATATGCATCTTGATGCCATGGTAATATCTTGCCTGCTGGAATTAGATGTGCTGCATAAACTTTATCGGACAAAAAAGCAAATTGCTGCGAGAGATAGTGTTCAAGACTCTCGGGTATGTTGCGAGCAATGGCTATCTCAGTGATATTAAAATAACGTTCTCGATCAACTGCATACACAGGACTAAATCCACTCCATGGATCTGGGTGTGTAACAAAATCACAGTTCTCGTGCCAATCACCAAACCGTGATAGGTCAATGTGTCCTTGTTTTATTTGTTGAATTTCTGGCGCCATATTTTTATAGTCTTTTCTAAACCTGTGTCCATATCAATCACAGGGCGCCATCCAAGATCACGAGTAATAGCTGTGGTACCCGAATTTAACCAGTAGATTTCTCCGGGACGATGCGGCTTGGTATTCCATTTTATTTCGCCTTGCCAGCCAATCATGCCTGCAATCTTTTCTGCATAATCTCTTATCTTGATTGGATTGTCAGGACCCACGGTGTAGATCTTGCCTTGATTGCATTGCTCAGGATTTTCAATCACTTGCATCCAGGCTTGCAACAAATCTTCAATCCAGATAAAGTTTCTATAGGGTTCGGCATAGCCTAACTTCACTACATCAAGACCTTGCAACATCTGTGTGACAATTTGTTCTGTTACAAAGAAGTCATTGTCACCACGACCATAGCTGTTGGTTTGTCGTAATGCTGTGAAAGGTAGACCTAGAGCACGATGAGCATATTCCAAGTATTTTTCCACTGCTAGCTTTGCCACTGCATAAGGAGCATTGGGATTGGGCACAGTGTTTTCGTCAAAAGCCAATGACACAAGTGGTTTGCCATGATCACGGACTTCATCGCTGATAGGTTGCCAGCCATAGACTTCCATGGTACTAGCAAACACAAAGTTTTTGAGATTACTTAACTTGCTGGCTGCGTCGATGAGATTAACACTGCCCACGTAGTTGATGTCACTAAAAGTAACTTGCTCATAAAAACTTTTTTCAACTTCGGTGCGAGCAGCCAGATGTACTACTATATCTGGGTTAGCTGCTTGCAGTTCAGCTACAACCTTGGCATGATCTCTAAGGTCGCTAACAAGCTCAACCACAGTATGACGTTGTTGTAACAAAGGCAAAAGATGTTGGCCGATAAAGCCGTTACTGCCGGTAATGAATATTTTCATGGGGGAGTTATTGAGTAGAGCCAGTATTTAGCCAGCAAGTTACTCACCTATTTTTCTAACATGATATTTGTCACCGGGCAAATGATCTCTGTAGCGATTGCCGCTGCGATTCCATTGTTCACCATGTCCTAGTATGATATCGACCACACGATCCACTGTGCCATCGTTCCAATCTGAAATCAAGCCCATGTTGTGATGTGGTGCTTTCAGTAGATTCTCCAGCTTGTGGAATGCATCATCAATGCTCCAAGGAACATAAAGACGGTTGGGATCATTTGCAAAAGTTTCTGGGAAGCTACGATAAGCAGGGTATAATACATTGCAACCCAGGGTATCAGCTTCACTAACAGTGTTTGACACCCAATCTTGTAGTGCGCAATTGAAAAGAACTCGCGTGTTATTGAGCAGATCATAGTAATCATTCTTGGTTAGATTCTCATGAATGGTCAGGAGACCTTGTGCTTCAAGATCACGAGCTCGAGCGATATACTCTGGATTGTTCGAACGCAGTGGCCCACCAGAGAACAAGCAAAACTCCACTGGGAAATCAGCTTGGTTGTTCCACATATCAATCAAGTCCATGTAAAAGCCTGGCTGCTTTTCTTGATCAAATCGAGCAGCAAAGCCCACTCTCATGGGACGTTGGTTGAATGGAGTGATGTTGTCAGAACCACCAATGCGTTCCAGCACTTCTTGTTTGCCAAATGCTAGGCCAGAAATATTATAGATAGGAGCACGCCATCCAGCAATACGCATATGAGCAACCATCTCCTCATTTGTGGCGAGAATTCCGGTAGCGAACTCATTGACCATGCGTTCGTAATGCGCCATCCACTTTTCAAGACCCCATACATGAACAAAGTCATCAGGATCAATGGACTGAGCAAGACACCTAACAAAAACACGGGGACGCTGATCACGAGGGACCTGATCAAATATGTAAGGTAGGCTCTCGATACCGGGTTGAAACATGTCCTCAAAGTAGATAACATCATCATGCCTAATCTCTCCGTTCTTATGCATTTGCACGAGATTCATCATTTGGCTCATGCCAAAGTAACTTCTACCATGTGCGTCTAGAACCTGTCCCACAGATATGGCCTGTGAGTTGTCTATAGCAGTGCCTGGAACATATACCACATCTAACCCACGACGTTCAAACACACGTCGATTCCATTCAGTTAGTTGTAGAGTGTAACGAGCTTGATAACTTTCAAGCCCCATGTAGTAAAGTTTTTTCATTATTATGGTCTCCCAGGCCTACGCTGGTCTTGAAACCACATGTCTTTTACTGGTTTGCCTTGAGAGAACTTCATAAACTGTTGATAAGCATAGCTCTTCCAGTTGTAAAGTTCTGCTTCATTGTAACGGTAACCAAACTCTTGACAGAATTCAAGATAACGTTCGAGGTCATCAAACACTTGAGTTACACGAGGGTTTGGCTTGATTACAGGCTTGGCCATTTCAATCTCCTTAGTTCACCAATGGTAGTGTATTGTATTGTTTAATTAAATCAAGTACTTCTACTTCTGTGTTGCAAATCACTTTAGCAGTTACCCACTCATCGTCGTCATCACGGCCACCAACTTCAACCATCCAACCGTTGTCATAGCGATAGATTGATACTGTTTCATTAACCTTGTTTAGTTTATTTAGATTAGGCATAGTAGTCCTTTAGATTTTTACTTTCATAGAAGGTTGATGTGTGTTGTAGTAAACACAGCAACCGTTTTCACCATCTTCACTTACTTCAATACAGATATCTCGATCTGGGTAACGTTGAGCAATCTGATTGTATAAGTCATCTGCGATCATTTCGCAGCTTTTGTAGTCCAATCGCAAACAATTTTCTTGCCCTGAATACAGTGATTCCAGCCATCGTTTGAATTGGATGAACTCGATATCACGGTCATTGTGCCATACGTCGATTGACACCCTAAAATGAAATATATGGCGATGTGCATTGGCCAAAAACGAAACGTCATATGCATCTCCTGTGGCTAGATTAGGATCAGTAGCAGCCGCTGGATACTTGTGAATGCCTTCTTTGCGGAACGTAACCCAAATCTGTCTTTTGGCCTGTTGCACAATACGATTCCTAGTGTCCAATGAGGCCTGTAGGTGTGATTCTAAAACGTCAATGTATTCTTGTGAGTTCATGCTCTAATCTGTCCTTTGTAAGGTACATCAATCTTGAGTACTATATTATTGTTTAAAAAGTCAACTTCGTCAACTCTAAACGGTGCATTGATCCATATTTTTGTTTCAAGCAGCTTCCAACTGCTTTGTTGTTCCACTATTCTTTGTACTCCACCTTTGGCAAGATCTTTTTGCATGCGATGTTGAGCTTTTTCATTCCAGTCTGGTCCTTCCCACTGAAAGTTTGATGCAACTTCGTTTTCTACCTGGTAACCTAGCTCGGGATCACATTCAATAAACTTGGTATATCTGGCGAGATCTGTGTGCTCGGCAACAAAGCCTTGCCCCCACATATACCACTGGTCAATGCGCACAACCTGGTCCCTACTCAGACGCTGTAAAACATGATGAACTCTAACCGATCTGTCAGCGAGACTGGTTACGCGATAAAGGATTTTTGGAGGTTGTTGCATTAATGTTGACGCATACTTTCCATGGTAATAATCTTACCAAGTTCGGTATTGAAATCTTGTTCGTTAGTGATTATATAGGTTCTGTCTGTGCTACGATCAATTTTTCTATCGTAGGTTTTGAATGTAACCACAGACCCACCTATAACTTTTTTCACAGCTATTCTCAAACCATCGTTAAAGTCATGTAGGTCAGTTTCCACTGCTTGTGAACTCACCAATTTACCCTCGCTTTCGTATGCATCACGCACCAAATGTTTGTTTTCCCAGGCCCATTTAGATTTACGTATAAACCATTGATCAAACCATTTCATGTTGTCACCTTGTCGTCGTTGTACATGCTCCAATCAGTAAAGCAATCTGTGTGCATGAGGTCATGCAGTCTGTGTACCCAGACACCTGGATTGGTATCAGCGAAATCTTTGTCATCAATTTTCACACAGGTATTATAGTTCCACAATCTGATATAAGGCACAGGAACCTTGATTATAGGAATAAAGCGATTGTGTTCGCACAGCCCACTTTCGTTGAATTCAGCCACGTACTTGAAAGGAATGTCAAGACTACACCAGTATCCTCGCATCAAAAAACTGTGTATGATGTTTTCCCAGCCCACGATATCTGGGTTGGTCAATGGATGATAGCTGTCATTGGCACCAAAAAAGATATGCTTGATATGTAGAGCAGGGTCTGTCCAACTGTTGTGTTCATCTAACACTGCCTGTATATCTTCCACGGGTTGATACCCAACCACAAACAGAGTTCGCTTGCCGTGTGCGGGTGTATGCTCAACTTCATTACCAATAAAGAAGTTGGCGTTGTGATGTCCTAATCTATTCATAATCGTCGTAATTAACTCGTTCGTGATCGTGTTCAAACTGTCTGCGTCTTAGTTCACTGAGTTGATCTCGTACCATGAGTCTGCGTTTTTTGAGCTCTTGCAAACGCAGGTCTTCATAGATGCCGGTTTTTTCCAGTGTGTCAATCTTGTTGTCTAGGTCTCGATGTTGAACTTCTAGTTGGCGTATTTGATCTTGGTACATTCTTTTTCCTGTCACAAATAATCTATTGCAATTTTATAACACAACACAAATTATGTCAAACTCAGTTTACTCAGCTTCCAATGCATCCAGTTTGGCCTGATCCAATTCATCTGTGGTTTCGATGTCTTCAACTGTTTCAAACAGACTGTTGAACATTGAGTTGGCATTGACTGCTCGTTTACCAGTGAAACCGCGAGTCCCAATCACTCGTTCCCACACACGAGCATGATCATCTATGATCTGTAGACTGCGTTGTCGATCACGTGCGGCAAATATTTGATCAATAATTTTTGCCACATCATAGTCTGAATTGAGAGGATGCACCAGCATGTCTGGAGATGTTCCTGTGTCAAACTCTCGGTTGGCACGTTGTACGGCTTCGATATGCATCCACACATTGTGTCCCATGAGCAAGGCATAACTGAAACTATCCCATGATGTGCGTCCTTCCTTGCCAATTTTGTTTAGGTCGCCAGGCTTGTATACACACACGTCGGATATTTTTAGTCTAGCAGATATTGGAGAATCTTCAAACGCAGGATGAATACCTTCTTGCATCACAGCATCACGGAATGATCTAGAGTCAGTGGCAAACTTTTTGTTGTCTGCTGTGGGACTCATTTGATAACTCCATTTATCTCGATCTTTTGTGGTAATGGTGTGATATAGTTGTCCATTGGCTGTGGCCAAAAATGGACTAGCACAGTCAAATGAAATGGTGAAGTCGGAGTTGTGGTATCGCCGTACTGAGCGTTGTATGATTGTAAGCAATACTGCCCACTCAAGTTTGGAGGTACCTAAAAAGTGCATCCAGTCATGTACACCCTTTTCTAACAAGCCGTCATGTATCAATGTGATTATTCTTTTGAGAACCAGATGCACATCACACATGTTTTGTCCTCCCATGCCCCAGCCGTTGAAATGGCGCCCAGGATATTTTTTGGGATCACAATACTGTTTCATTAGATCATACCATGCGTCTGCTTCGGTATGATTGGCTCCTTGCAAAACGTTCAAGAAACGTGTGCCACCTTCTGCAACACCACGACGATGTTTAATGAAATATTCATTGTTATAGTGTGTAGCCGCAACAGCATCGTTGTAGTCTCTAATGCCTGTTTTTTCTGTAGCGCCAGGTACATTGGCAGTCCATGTGGGAATATCCAAGGTCATGCCATAGTCAGCCATGCCATCAAGCCACTTCAGTGCTGCTTCGCGTTTCTTTTGAGCTCGCGGACATTTAGGATCTCGCCAGTCTCCCTCCCATACACCCTTGGCAATCTGAAATCCACCAGAGTCACAGAGTAGAGTTGTGTGACTACCTCGATTACGCATCATGTCTTCACGTGGATCTGGTTTGGTAAGATCCAGATTGGCATGTCCTGCAGAATACAGTGCCCAACGATAAGGAAACAATGCCTTTTGATCATTAAAGAAGTTCATCATTTCCATGTCAGGAATGCCTGCAGGCATGCGTGTGGCTTCTACATACTGTTCATAGCGTTGACGTCCTATATAGGTACTGTAAAAACTACTCACTGCTGGAAGAAACACAGCATAGTCGTTTTGTGCAGCAGTTAGATCATGCTGGTTGTCTGTTTTCATTAGTGGCTAGTGTCTTTACTATTTGGAATTTTTCATAGGCATCACGCAGCGCAGGAGATCGTTGCATAAGTTCTTCAAGTTCTTGTTCTTCTTTTTGTTTTTGTTGAGCCCACTTAATTGCGTCTTCAGCGGCTGGGTTTAAACCAACCATGGCATGACTAGTGTACATATTCAACCAGTTGAAGCCATCCCATACCTGTAGGTTTTGTGAGGCAGAATCAAATTTCACAGCTCCAACAGCAGGAGGAGGTCCTGCCACTGCGGGAGTCTGTAGGTATGGTCCGCTTGATGGAAAACCACCAGTGACTTGAACAAAGGCGCTAGAAGACGAAATAGTTTTTATCATTTCTGATGTGCGGGCATAATGTAGCTGTAGGTAGCCAATCCAGAATCAACCACGATTTCAGCAGCTCCACCATCTGAAAAACGAACTTTCTTGTCACCATTGAGATTCAAAATTGATTGTACCACTGCCACTGGATATGCCCATGGACGTTTTAGAACACCGGATACTCCTGCATGAAACACAAAGTTGCCAGCATGTGTGCTGTGATCACCAAACAAGAACTTGAGATTCTGTTTGTCAACCTGTACCTGCAACAAAGGTTCATCTGAGTTGGCCTGTGCCTGCATGCGAAGTCTTTGAATTGACGCCACAGTGGGTTCAAACTCCACGTCCCAGTTCACTCCTTTGAACTTGACATCTTTCACTTGTTGACTCACGATGTCAGCTGACATGAATCTATAGGTGTTGTGAAAGTCACCTGTTTGATTTTCAAAGTATACGCCATCAGGATCACCGTTGGTTTTCTTGGTGATACTGAGCTTGGCGTTTTCTCGATACTCAGGCAAGTTCAGCAGAATTTTCAACTTGCTGAGATTGGGCATACCAAAGTGTCCAATGAATTCGGCCACTGGTGTATGAAATTTGCCTTCTAGTACTACGTTTTTGTTTTCGGCGTAGCCAAAAATTGTGGTTTCTTTGTCCGTGCCATCGATCTTGATTAGATCAATGCAGCCAAGGTCATAGGTGTGTTCAACTAGATCAAGTAATTGGTCTCTCATGTGTTCTCCTTTTGTATATGATAACAGAGATATTTAGATCATTCAACTGTTTTAGGAATGATTTTTGCAAGGTTCTGCCCAGCACGTAAAGTTTCAAGATTGCCCGGACGTTGTAGGTGCATCCAGTATAGTCCGTTGTCGGTGTTGCAGGTTTCCATGTGGATAAAACCCAGACTTTCAACCAAGCGTTGCAACATCTTACCAGGAGTGTAACAACAAAACTGATTTTCAGTTAAACGCACACCGCCTGAGTAGTCGCAGTTGTTAAAGGTAAAGATGATTGATCCACCTGGTCTGAGTTTGTGATACAGTTCAGACAGATATCGTTTGATTACTTCAAACGGTCTAAAATTAAAAAAGTAATAGGAATAGATCAACCCCAACTGTTCGTCTGGAATAAAGTCAAACATCTGACTGTGATCCTCGCGAATCTTATAAGGACGTAGATGTCTTTGATATTTAGGATTGAACAGTTCAATGGCAGGTTTTAACAGTTCATGTTCGGTATCTGCAATATACAACGGATGCGCTGGCACCAACCAGCGTATATGATCTTCACGTCCGGGGCGTATGCACAGCAATGGATAACGCCAGTCGGTAAGATTTTTAACACGATATTGCAAAGGTTCAAAGTCTTCCGCAGGCACCCGTAGTCTACGATTCAATATGTAATCCACTGTTTCAAAACTGGATTCTTGTTGATACCAATTGTAGCTTTTAGCAAAGTACTGTGGTTCTATTTCTGATATCATCTTGTTTACATTGGCAATGATGTCAGTGATACAGTCTTCTAGATTTCCCAGTGCCGTGGCCACTTGACCAATGTTGTGTTCCAATTGTGTTTCAAACTTATTACGGGTATCAACATTTTGTCTCATACTGCGTTGTTGCAGATCAAGATAGTTTTGCAAAGGCCAGCGCCATTCCTGGCTGCGATTGGCCAGTAGTATGTTTCTGTAGTGAACCAAATCACTTAGTTTCATGAAAAATCAAATAGACTTTGAAAAGTGTTGGTAGTATTGGTTGAGCCTTCCAGATCCCAGTCCAACACACCCAGTAGATTATCTACTTTGCCATCAATCACAGTTGATTCCATGCCATTGTCATCGAATGGCAGTTCTCTAAACCATTGAGGCAAGTGCAGCTCATCTGTGGGATAGGCAATTGATGTCCAGTTCAATGGATTGTTTTTGAGTTTACAAACAATTACCTTGGCGCCATCCATGATCTGCATTGAATAGTTATCGCCCATCATTTTACGCATAACATTCCAGTTCATGGCAGCACGTACATGTCCTGGCATATTGGCTCTACCTTCGCGTTCTTCGGCTTTCACAAACTTGGTCAAGTTGTTCACACGCTTGGGTGAACCTTTTTCCCAACCTGGGCGCTCTTTAAAATCAAATTTAAACTGACGTATCTTTTCCACTATCTGTTCACGATTGGCGCCTTGTAGCACATCATTGAGAACTTCACTCAAGAAGTCTTGAATTACCTTGGGAGTGTCTGAACGTTTGAGATCAAGCCCCATGGCCTTGACCTTGCCCGGCTTGCCGTTGATGTCAACACGTTTGTTTTCTTTGTCTATGTACATCACAGCATAGCGTTTCTTGGTGATAAACAGACCCTTGGTGGCCACAAGTTCACGCCCGCCGCGTATCACTGAACCCATTTCTCTTGGCACATGAAAAGCTGTTTCCATGAAAGCAGGGAAGCTTTCGTTGACTTGATCTGCAATGCCATTGTAGAGTTGAATACAGATATCGCTGTTCCATTCCATTCGCCCAGACTCTACTTCTTTCTTGAGCACAGGCCAAGCAGAAAAGTAACATGAGTCTGTGTCGCCATAGATTATGGTTTCTCCGACGTGGTCGTATCGTCCTGTGAGGCATTCGTTGACGTGTGCGTCCATGTGCTTCGCAATCGCCCGTCCAGTAAGAGTAGTAGACTGACCAATGCGCTTATCAAAAAACCTACAACCGGGGTTAAGAATAGCGCCATACAAACTATTAAGATTAATCTTCTTGACGAGTTGGCGTTTGTCCCAGTATTCAAATTGTGCATCATCTACTCCTTCGTATTCTCTGGCTTTTTTCTGCATGTCCTTACGTTCAGCATACCAACGTTTCAGCAAGCCAGGAACCACGCCTTCGCGTTCGTAAGTAAAAATAGTACCATTGGCACTGAGCATCCAAGGTTGACGACTGTCAAAAATCATGCGCCATACTTCTGCTGCACTGTGAACTGACTCTTCGCCTGATTGCCAATCAATAATGATTTCAGTGCCCCGCTGTTGTTCCATAACAGCGGTATATTCTAGTGTGCCAAACAATCCTTCCCATGAAGCAGCAAAGCTCATGCCTTGCTGTTGCCTTTCTTGTATATACCGATTGGTCATGTGCGGCCGGAGTTGGCCAACAATGGTCTCCGGTGCCATGTTAAGAGCGCGGATCGCTGAGGGATAGAGGCTGTTGATGTCAATGGAGCCAATCCATTCGTGGAGCCCTTTTTTGGGATAAGCAACATAGGCACCTGCCGCTTGTGTGTCGTCATCACTGTGTCTCTCCTGTCTGTTGGGCACAACCATACCACGTTCGTGGGCTTCGTTAATAATAGCCTGTTCTGTCACAGCCACTGCACCCATTGTGGTAGGCAGCAGCACTGTGTTTTCATGTGCTAGTGTGTTGGCTAGATCCAAGAACTTGAGCTTTTTGTCGAGCGAGGCCAGTCCATTAACGTCTTGTCTGTTATACTCGATGAACTTGCGGAAGTCTTGATTGTAGAGTTGATCCAACGTACCTTCGTATTTGGTCTTGCCCTCAAGTTCTTCGTATTCAAGGATTGAATCAAGGCTGTAGCTGTGACGTTCTTCATAAGTGTATTTCCTATAAAGTTGCATATAGTCCATATGCACTCGACCCACAAGGTCAAATGTCAGGGCTTCTGCACCAAAGCGTTCAAACGTTCGTTGTTTTGGAAACTGTCCCCATAAACAGAATTTGCGTGTGTCATCTTTGCTGAGAACTCTAGTGATACGTTGAACTGTGTAGGGAATATCATAGCCTTCTGAGTTCCAACCCGACAGCACGTCAGCATCGTCTATGAGATCCAAAAACATAGCCAACATCTCTGCTTCTGTGCCAAACAAAAAAGTGTTGGGGAAATCTTTCACAAGATCCTGTGCAGTCTCCATGCTCACACTGCGCGGTGGCACTGCCATGGTCACTAGTTGATCCAACCAACCAAGATATACCGAGATGGCTGTGATTGCGTTGAAAGGATCGTCGGGTCTGCTGTAACCACGTTCAGGATCAAAGTCTACTTCAATGTCAAAAAATGCTGCGTTGAGTTTGGGTGCATCCTGGCCTTTGTAGTTGTCCTCTAGACAACGAAATACCGGATTGATGTCCGACTCATAACATTGTTTTCCACTTTGAATACGCAGTTCCTTACGAAACTCCTTGTTACTCCGTGTAGAGAATCTAGACACGGGAGTTCCATATATGCTCTGAAACTTACCGCGAGGATCATCATAATAGAAAACATAGTTGGCAGGATATTCTTGATAACGGCGTTCGCCGTTTCTGCGTTCTACTACATGTATGCGATCGTGGTCACGATCAAAAAGGGCGTCAACATAACTCATCTAGTTATTGTATATAAAAAAGCAAAGAATGTCAACAAACAATCTTATAATCCGCCAGAAACAAACACATTTGGCAAAATTCTTATTTGTTGTAGCAGGTTTTGTGCTGGAACATATTGATCATGTTGTGGATCAAAAACGTCAACCTCAGCAAAGGCCACAGCATCAAAAGTCCCCCAGTTGCTGATGCGAGTAAACTCAACCAGGGTTGCTTTATATAGCATGGCCATGTCATAGAACTCTTGCATCTGCTGCCAATTGTCACGTTGAACCACCATACGAAGATGCAGGTCAATGTTGTTGGCCACACAGTGATCTGAACTCCACTCCAGAGCTTTGACAATGTCGGCCCAACGACCGCCGCGTCTTAGGAGCTCATATGTATTAGCTTGGGCAGCATCAACTGTGACTGTGACCTTGTCAACTCGTTGAGCCATGTTGCCCAAACGATGCCATCTTGCAGGCATCAGTAGTCCATTGGTCTGCAGATGTAGTCTAAGATTAGGAAACTGATCAACATCCAGGCTGTTGATAAAAGACAGTAGTCTTGGGCTTGCAAACACCTCACCACTGGTGCTGACATGTATTTTTATTGACTGATCAGTGGGTTCAGGAAAAAGATTAGCTCTGAGAATTTCACCAAGCCGCATCTGTTGCTCTACTTCGTGATCAGGCACTGTGATCACACTGTTCCTACAGCTTGGACAGCTTAGATTACAGGTCAAGTCACCTGCCAAGAAAATTTCATGTGGCAAGCTCCATCTGGTGTTGTCTTTGAGTTGCAGTGCGACTTCTGGTGGAACTGTGTGAACACTGTTCAGTGCTCCACTGGCAATAATACCACAGGTTTTTTCATTGCAGTATCTATAGGTTCCATCGGCTATACTGGTTCTAATAGCACGAGCCAAAGGCGACGACAACATCTCTGGCAAACTCTGTTCAAACAGATTTCCTACGATGGTGGGCATCCAGGCCTGACAGCCACACATTCGCACATTACCTTGTACATCTATTTCAACACTGACAAACGGACTTAGACAGACCTGGTTTTGATAGTTTTTTGAATCAAATAAAATGATTCTACGGGTCACAAAGTCTTGCCTACTGTGGTAAGAATCTCTTCTAGTAGTGCATGATCCTGCTGTTCTTTGCCAAATTCAGCTTTGTGAGCGAGTCTAATGGCTTTTTTCAAAACATTGGGTTTGATTTCCAATTCTTCTGCAACTGCCTTGATAGTGTCGCTCAAACCACCATTGAGTGTTTCAACTTCGTGCATGACCTGCATGCCTTCGTTGATCAATTGCGTGAGTTTGGCTTTTTGTTCTGCACTGAATGTTCGGTTCATAAATCCTCCTAGATAAGTATTTTAGCTTCTACTTCAATAGGTGTCAACTGTTTTGACTTTCAAACCCACATTTCCACAGATAGATTTTTCTGTTGTAACTAAATTCCAAAATGTTGATCTACAGTTTCCTATAGATCCTCTCTGTGAGAATCTAGTTAAAATTCAAACCGGTAATTTTATCAACAGTGCAGCTCCTGATCTTTCCGGTAAACTGTCAGAATATTATACATGGCACTGGCAAAGATGCGAACGTCTAGGTGCGTTTGATCTAGCTGCTGATGCTAGGATATTGGACCTTGGTTCTGGATTAGGCATACTGGACATCATAGCTGCCAAGATACTTCCAGAATCTAGATTTTGGCTGGTTGATCAAAACGACTTTACCTATGATCCTGCATACTATGTCAGACATGGATCAGATCATCCCTATTATAATTCTTGGCCCGTGGTTGAAGAATTGTTAACAGCGAACCAGTTGGCTAGGCAGCGTTTCGTGCTCCAACCACCAGATAGCCCTTGGCCACAGGATCTAGATCTTGTGATCAGCACATGGTGCTGGTGTTGGCATCTACCGTTTGAAATGTACTGGCCACAGGTGTTGCAAAGTTTGCGAATTGGAGGCAGGCTGTGCATGGACATTCGTATAGATCATCTCAGTGTTGTGCCCATGATCAGCGAAGCTCTAGGACAAACGCCTGTGATGTCAGCCTATCAAGGATTCATTGGTGAAACTCAGGATCAAACGCTAAATCGTGGTGCAAGGTATGTTTGGCAGCGTCAGCGTTGACGCCTAAACAACGGACGCTTTTTATCTCTACGTCGATCTCCGCCAATGCTCAGATATAAACCACGGGGTAGACCACGACTGTGTTGTTCTACAAAATAGGCCAGTTGTCGGTTGCGTGTGTGGATCAAACAGTCGCCATGATCATTGCACACATGGTACCATTCTTCGTCGTCGATCCATCTGGTGTAGATCATTATTATTGTTATTATAAAAGCTCACTTTGGAACGAGAGGTAGCGGTTCTAGTTCACAGGCAGCAGCCGCCTACGACCAACACTTACGGTCCTAAGGTGGTCATCTAATGCTTTGCTGTGCTGTCGCGCTCATCCACGTAGTCTGGATTGGCTTCCATGGGCTGGCCACGCCTACGAGCACAGTACATTTCGCAGGCCATGCTGGCTTCTTCAAGGCTTTCAAATGCAGTGGGTAGCATTTTTTCATGCACACTGATTCTAAATCCATCGTCTTCGTTGCCATGTATTCTGAGTTCTTTACCATCGTCGGTGCTGATAACTTTGACTGGTAGAAACTTTTCAATGTCAGGTTTGGCGAGTTCTTGCTTGGCCTTGCGTATCAGTGATCTATCTCGTCCCACTAGTTCATCTTCTACGCTGCGGAGGTAATCTGCTAAGTCACGACGTATTTTGCCCAGCATGTCTTCGGCTGCGATTATTTGTTCTTTCATTGCTGTGCTGTCTGTGTTCTTTGGCACGCCGGTCTTGATGTCAAGACTGTAACCTGACAGCCCTTGACGATCTAGTACATCGCTGATAAACTTTTCTGCTTCTTTGGAACTTTTAAATCTATCACCAAGATTGTATGTGCGTGTTTCACCATCTATGGTCACATGCGCTACTGTGATTGGTTTCACAGGTTCTGTTGCTTGAGCCGGTGTACCCAGAAGGTTAGCAGCGGCCAATGCACCTGCTGCTGCGGCACTGCGCCAGTCTTCTTCTACTTCGGTTTCAGCACTTTCACTTGCACCCACTGCGTAACCACGCATGGGATGATCTGGATCAGTTTTGGCACCCAGAACTGAAATCTTATTAGGCTTGAACAGAGCAGGCAATTGAGGCACTGCTTTTTGTTGCGGGTTGAGATCTTTTGACAGTTTAGTTGGCGTGGTACTGCCTTCTTGTATGGCTTCCAGTCTGGCTAGGATGGTGTAGATATCGTTCATGCTCGTGCTTCCTTGAGAAACGATCTCAACATCCAACGATGTTTGCCCATGGCGTCAATTCGTTCGGCCAGAAAGTCAGCAATACCTTGCTGTTGATCTGCATCTGCTTCTTGAAACGCAGTGTTTAACAATGCCAACATATTATTTGTATCTTGTAATAGTTCTTCCAGCATGAGTCGAGCACGAGGTACTTTGATTTGTCCAGATATAATAGACAGTTCCGCGAATCGTTCAAAACTACCCGGAGCGTAGTCATCAAGTACTCTGATGAATTCAGCACAGCGATCAATGGAATTGTCATAGACTTCTTCGTAGATCTTGCCAAAGAAATCATGCAGTTGAGCAAAGTCAGGCCCTTCTACGTTCCAATGAAAAAACTGCGCTTTGATCACATAAGCGTAGCTTGAAGCCAATATAGTTTTAAGCGATTCTGCCAGCATTTTTAGTCCGTTTAGGTTTTCTAGTCTGATATTTATGCACAGTAGGCACTCGGCCCATGCGACTGATCATTGGCATGTGTCCCAGGCTCTGTGCAACCGGGGCAATACTGGCGCTGGTAGTTGATACATCTTCGCCTATGAATTCTCTTGCTCTCATGTTAAGAATCAATCAAAAATATGCCACCACTTTTTACACGCACTGGACCGTGCAATGCTCGCATTTCTAGAAAAATCAAGTCCGCTAGACAGGGCTGTACCAACTCAAATCTAATACGGTATTTTCCGGGTATGGCCTTGACTTGAAATATTTCTTCAATATAGTTTTCAGTCCAAATCCAAGTGCGTTCGGTAAACAGCTCATTGTTGACCCAGGCGCGATAGGTTGGGGCAAGCCCTTCCCAGCGGCAATCTAGCTTACAGACAAGTTTGACAATGTCATTGGACATTCCATATTTAGTTCAAAATCAGCTGGTGTTTGTTGCGGCAAAATATTAACAATGGCTTTGCCAAAACTTTCTTTTCTGCGTAGCACAACAAAACTCAGGAACTCCTCTAGGTTAGCCCATGACTCGGTTTGGCTAGTGGAAAATTCACACTGTATGGGGGATTTGGTTACCACGGGTTCTAGATCTAATATCCAATAGATCAAGTTACTGGGCAGTTCCACTGTGTTCTTACTGGTTCCATATGGATCAATTATCCAATGCCTTTGTAGTTCAATTATTTCATCGCAGCAGTCATCTTGACAAAGAGTTTGAAACCATGCTGCTATGTTGTCAAGATGTTGTTGTCTATCCACATACATGTTTTTTACGCCTTCCCAGAGAGCATAGTATTCAATGCTTCTACTGTGATGGTAAAAATCACTCACTGTGCTTCTAAACTTTGCTATTTGTTGGCTGTAGTAAGGGTGGCTCATTAACCATGTTTCAAGATTATCGTAGATCTGTTTGTAGCTCCAGCCACGCTTGTGTAGATATCTTGAATATAGCTCTGTCCAGCCGTGATGATGAAATGAAATTATCATCCAGGAAAAAATAGTAGCATCTATCATGTCATCAGTGGACATGGTATTGGTTTCCGTGGCTATGTGTTGGCACTCGCTGATACCGCTGCGAGCACAGGTCCAATAGTCAGATATCACTGTGCTTTTGATCTTGTACTGATCAATCTGTTTGGTCATTTCTGCGTTGCGCAGCAGCTCAATGGGAGCCATGTACACACAACCATGCTGGCCCATTTCAATTAGATCCAAATGGCCTTGACGCCAGCTGGCCAGTGTTTCTTCGGGCATGCCTAGAATCAGCTCGGTATAAAAAGGTATGTGTCTACGATTGCATTCTTGAAACAGCAGACTCTGATCATTGATCTTCATGTTCTTGCGTTTGATAGCAGTGAGCGTGGGCTCGTGCATGCTTTGTACACTTAGTGTGAGTCCACGGTTTAGGCCATGACGTGTAAGATCCTCGGCTATGTTTAAAATTACTTCATTGGAGTTTTTGTACCATGTACAACTGATCTGCTGTGGATACCCATATTTTTTCTTGGTTTCAATAAAACATTCGGCAATGGCTTGATCACGCTCAGGAAACACGCCAAAGTTAGCATCAGCTAGACTAATAAACTCAATTTGGTTACGTCCTGACCACTCTATTTCTGCAAAAACTTTTTCCAAGGGAAATTTCTTGATCTTGGCATAGGTCAAACTACCCCAGTCGCAAAAGGTACAGGGAAATGGACAACCACGATTGGTCTCAATGGTCATGGAGTACATGAATTGTTTGTCTTTGACAATGTCGTCAAACAGTCCGGTTAGATAAGGACTAGGCACTTCAAGATCTTCTACTCTATGTGCCACATAGTCTCTTTTGACCTTGTTGTCAAGAATATCATGCAACACATTTTTAAACGCAATTTCTCCCTCGTATCTAATGGATACATCAATCCAGGCATGATCCTTGCGCCACTGTCGCAGAACTTCTTCTTCATTGGGCACATTAGGACCACCAAACAAGATCAAGCAATTGGGATACCTTTGCTTGATAGCCTTACTGAGAGCAAGGTTGTAGTTTTCGTTCCAGATATAGGTACTAAATCCACACACCGCTGGGTTGTCAAGACTATCAACCACTTGATCAACTGGATCACGCAGGAACCCAAGACCACACAAATTAAAGTTATCTCGTAGCCTTTGATCGGTCATGGCGTAACTCCAGATACAGCCCACTGTATAGGGTAGCCACACCGACGTTACATTTCCATGTCCTGACTCAAAGTTAGGAGCATAAAGATACACATTTTGTTTCATAGCTTAATAAGGACGTTTTTCGGCTTCGCTTTTGCAGCCTTCCCACCAGCTGTTGCTGTTGCCAGGAGGGCATTGTGTTACATCTGTGATACCGCGTGCCTGTGCCCAGGAATCACCTGCTTGGTGACCTGAACAGTCTTTGGTACAAGGATATTGGCGCCAGAACAAACTGTTTTCCGCAAGTTCTTCACCGGCATCTATATAGTAAATTATGTCTTGATCTACAACTTCTATGTTGTTACCGCGTTGAATCTGACGGGCTTGTAGTTTGCTGATGTCCGTGTGACCATTGGGTTCATGATCTTCTCTATCAAACCAAGTGACTCTCCAGGGCTGTTCACCAGGTGTGGTGTTTCTTGTGAGAATGCCAGGATCACCGTTTACTGTTACATACCAGGCTCTTGGAACAAACTCTCTAGCACGCATTATAGTTTCTTTCCTGCGGGCATGCGACGAACTTGGCCAATATCATGTGTTTTTACATTATACTGTGCTTTGATCAGTGCTCGTGCCGCAGCGGCGCTGGGCGCACTCACCGTGACGTTGATACGTCCTAGATAACCAGGCTGCTGTATTTTCACCTGAGCTTGGTATAGATCATAGTTTTGTACCAAGTTTTCAAATAGTTCATTCAAGCGCATCAATTATTTAGTGAGATACTTGATACCAGTAGGCTACCCATGCTATCAAGAACCCACACAGCGCAGCAAATTCTGCTGTGCCCCGTGGATCTTTACGCCAGTCAAAAGGCTCACGGTGACTGGGCAAAGCTGTGGGCACTGTGTCTGGAAAATGTTTGGCAAACCATTCTTCGGCGCTGACAGCCGTGAGTTCTGGCACAACCACAGTGTGGGTTTCAACTGCAACTGGCGACACAGGTTCAGTGTGTTGATCCCACCAGTGTTGACGTTTAGGCATATCAGGAAATATCATCAAATTTCTCCCACACAGGACAAGTTGGTGGCCATATCAAAGCAAATATCAGCAGATCATTTGTATCCACAAACCATGCTTCTATAAAAAACTCCCCGCGTTTGACTGTGAATTTCAAAGCGGGGTGTTGTCTATGTATACGGCGTAACTGGTTTAGTATACGGGACCTACGCAGACTGTTTCTAGCTACTGCGGTATGTCCATCGTACCAACGCCAGCACCAACGTATCTGGGCCACATTTATTTACGCTTGTTTACAATGGTGTCAGCGATACGGCGTTGACCTGCGTCGATCTTTTCACGAATATTAATCACTTCTTCGCGCAGTTCATTGCCTGACTCTTGCAGTTCCTGCAGACTGTCACCAAGACCCTGTGCAAATTCTGCAACTTCGCGAATACGAGCACGGCCTGTTTGTGCATCATTTGCTAGCAGCTGACTCACTTCCATGGTGTGCTGAATACGCTGATCATTTGTGACATTTGAGGCTTCACGCATCATTTTACGCAGCTCACCATCAAACCATACTGCATTTTCGTCTGCGGTGTCGTTGATAAATGCTGCCATTTCTTCGTTGGCATTATAGAATTTCTCCGACGCTGCACCAATGGCCTTGATAGCATTGGCCATTTCATATGCAATATCAGCCATGCGACGGTTCATGACATTACGATGTTGCAGATATTCCAGTTTGGTCTTGTTGATCATGCTTTCCTGAAACGCTGCTTCCACAGGATTCTCGGGCTTCAACAGATTCAACATCATGAGACGATTGCGATAAACATCGTCTGTGGTACGCATGATCATTTCACGATTACCACCGGCATTGATAGCCCAGCTCTGCATGGCGTCAGTGACGTTTTCTTCAACGATTGATCTTGCTACCTGTGTTTGAGCCACATTAAATTGTACATAGGCTTCAACATCAAACGCACGTTTGGTCTGCTCTGCGATCATGGCTGCTTGTGCCTCGGGATCCATGGCAGCATGCATGCTCAAGAAACTGCTCACTGGTTTGAATTCCAGTTCCTGTTCCACAGCTTCAACTACCTGCGCACGGGGTTTGGCTCGAGCCTTGGGTTTGGCCTTGGCTGCTTTTGCCACGGGTTTTTTGGCTACAGGAGCGGCTGCTTTCTTAGCTGGCGCTGCTGTTTTTTTGGCCGGTTTTTTGGTTGCCATAAAGTCTCCTATAAAAAGCGAATTTTCGCCTGGTACTTAGTGGCCTGAAATCAGCAGGTGTATTTTTAGATGGCGCCTGGGGGATAGGCAGGTGGTGCTTTTTTCACTGCACCGCCGGCTACAGGATTACCGCTGCCTCGTGTAATTGAAATAGGACCAATTTTAGTAGTTTTGGGTAGCTCACGTCCGGTCCAACTGCCATCTGGCTTCATGCTGGTCACTTGTACGTTGGAGGGCACTGAATTGGCAGCAGCTCTTTGTGTGGCAATTTCTTTACCAATGGCAGCTTGATTTTTTTCCAAATCACCAATGGCTTGAGAAATATCACTGGCAGCTATTTTGGCACCCTGTTGTGTGGTCATGGCACCTGCATCCACTGCATCCTTCCAGGGCATTTCAGCTTCAGTGGCGGACTTTTTTACAAATTCTTTAGCTCTCATTTTTTTCTCCTGTCACAGGACCACCCTCTACCCAGGCATCGCAGGTACGCTTGGCAGCACATTTGAATTTCAAAAACTTACAGTAGCCTAGCTGACCAGCATCTATGGTATCATGTGGATCTGATCCGGGTTCTGCACCAATACCAGTGGCAATGCAGTCCAGCATTTTTTCTGAGATGTCAAATGCAGCACAGTTGCCACAGCGATTCTGTTTTACAGATTCAATATCACTGGTATTCCATTTGTCGGCTAGTTCAGCCCAGTATTCTTCATTGGGTTCATTGGGATTCAGCGGGCCATAATGATATTCTTCTATGGCCTTCTGACGATTCTTTAGATTAAGATCAATGTCTTGTGTTGCAGGAGGACAGCCGCGGCTCACTGCTTCTAGTATATTAAGTAGGTCTCTCATTTTTGACGTCCTGATTTCATGTTTGCACACCAATGGTACATTCGACCTCGTTCGCCGCTGTATTTTTTGGCCTTGGCTCTTAAACTGGTTACACTGCCATCACAACTGGCACCCGCACGTTTTACACGCCCAGGCCGGCTCCGGCCCTTGACTTTACCGTCTGCAAAATTTTCTTCAATGTCTGCTTCATACATGCGTATCACATCAGTAACTCCCTGTTGATGTGGCGCATTGGGAATCACTGTGTTCAACAAATATCCACCACTGTCCAGTGCAAAAAAGCCTAGACTAATTTCATCGTGAGGGTTGTAAACCCATACCTTGTTTCCTGCTTCAATTTTTTTGAGTTTGCTGGCTATTCTGGGCAGTCTACGCAGTGTGCGTTCTATGGTTTTTAGATCAATTCCACGGCTCTGCGCTTGATCATATAGATGACGGTGTATAGGAATAGACAAGTCACCTACTCTAGCAGTGCCTAGTATTTTTTTAGGATACAGCGTGCCTACCACTGCCTCTTGTAATGCATCAAGACTGTTGACCTGAGCACCTGGCTCTAATCCATAGATCTTTTTCAACTGTTCAATTGCAGCGCCAACATTATTCCAACGATACAGCACAGCAATGCCACCATCTGCGGTCCAGGCATTCACATATTTCTTGAAGTCATCAACTAGCACATTTGGTTCACCATTGGTAGTGGCATAGCGTTGTTTTTCGCCTGTGAAGATCGCAGTGGCAGATGTGCCAGGATGATGGCGATCTAACCATGCCAACTTTCCGCGGATACTAGCAGCTTCGTTGCCACGCAGCGGCGCACTTAGAATTGTGTACTTGATATCATTGTCACGTAGAAACTTAATTAGAGTCTGCGCACCAGGCAACACAGGCAAGTTTGTAAAGAATTCTTCTACAAATTCAGGACCACGTGCATTGAGATCTGCGATAGTGGCTTCGCGTTGTGCGCGATTGCCTATTTCTTTGTAGCGTTCTTTGCCAAACAAGCGTGCCCAGGCTGAAAAGAAGTCTGCTTGAACACCATCCATGTCAAGAAAAAGATGCGGTCTACGCTGTTGTTGAATTTCGTGTAAGCGCATGGTCTAGTTCCTAAATGTTTTCATCGTTCACCCCGAATTCTTTGGAACAGTGTGGGCGGGGGAGGCCCTTTGACTTCACCATGTCTTTTGTGTCTAGAGGCATAATCATAATATCTACCAATCACATCAAATGCGGGCCGGAAAAAGATAGCAGCAGGAGGTTGACTCATGCGCAGTATTCCCACTCTTTGTTTGCCTGGAGGTGGCGGCTCAACTGTGTTGTCGCCACGCTTGACAGTCTGTAGCCAAGCATCAGGACGGAGCTTGACCAACCATACATAGGGTTGTTCACTGCCATACAGAGTTCTACTGGTGTCCATGGCAGTTTTCAAGGGATAAAACCAAAGTGCCAATCGACCCACATCGTGTCCTATAAAGTCCACGTGAAATTTTGGATGATCCACATCGGGGGTTCTAGAAAACCATTGACGTGCGCTGAAGCCTAGTTTATCAACACTGGTGTATCTTACAAAGTAATCATCGGTATCACCGCCGTGTTTTTTAACATCAGCTAGGATCTGATCTCTCACTGACACACCTTCTGCGATAAACTCAGAAGCTCTCATTAGAGATTTCCTCTACCTGGTTCACCGTCGTCGGTCTGACCCCAGGCAGTGTCTTTAATTATTTCTTGCTCTGACGCTGACTGATAGTATCTTGTGGCTCGCATCCAAACTTCGTATTCAGTTTCATACCGATTGTGAAGACCTTGATCAGGAAACAAACTTTCATACAGGCCTGTGAAGTCTAACACAAAGTCAGCGGGGTTAAACTGTTTTTCAATGATTACTTTACGACCGCCAACATCAAGACTGGCCAAGAATGCTTCAGCACCGTAGGGGTGTGTGGCATAGGCCACAAACTTTCTATTGCTTTTACCGGGCACCGCCTTTACTTTTCCACCGGCAACTACCAGTCCACGATAAAGTTTTTCTATACCGGCTGGTGGTTGCTTGAATTGTTGACTATAAGGATGTGTTAAAATTGTATTGATGTCATTAGCATCAAAATACATTTCCATCCAGTTTTCGCAGGCTTCCTTGAGAGATTCTAAATCTTGCTCATTGCCTGTTTCTTCTTTTAAAAATTCTTGTGCTCTCATTTTATTTGATTATCCGTGCTGTGCCAACCATATGGTCTTTAGGTTCCGCAGGCAGCTTGCCTTTTTCCTGTTCTTGGCGTTTCTTTGCAGCAAGATCTGCCACACTACCTTTTCTAGGCTTCTTGGCACCGTATGAGAATGGACCTGCCTCTGACATTGAACCTAGACTCTTGGGTTCAAAATCAATATATTTTTTTCCTAGTTCAAAGTGTTCTACTTTTTCGCCGTTAATATACAATTCTGCTACCTTGGCTTTGCCATATCCCACTAGTTTTGATAAAGAATTGTGTGCGTGATATCTATCGTTGTAAGTTCTATCCGAACGTACACCATCAATGACGGCTACGATATCTTCTTGATCTTCCGCCACACCTTGCCGCAACGCAGCGATCTTTTGCTCGGCAATCATTACCAGCTCTTGCATTTGCTCAATGCTTTCGCAGTTCCAACGGCGCAGTGCTTTATTAATATTTGAATTGGGATTTCTAGCTGTTTTGGCTGAAGTGCGTGATTTCTTCATGCCACGCATTCTAGCACAAAAGCTCTTGCGACGCTTGGCGCTCTTAGAACCTTTTTTCAACTTGCTGGGCTTGGTGGTCACAGCGGTTTGCAGTTTACTGCCGGGATTTTCACGGCGGTATTGTTTAACTGCCTTGCGGCTCATGCCCGAGGTCTTGTCCTTGCGATTGGTCTTTTGCCAGTCTTCCGTGACAAATTCTGTGATTTTCATACAGCTTTCCAATTCATACTAAAGACCTTTTTATAGTCTTTGAAATTTTCATGTCGATCTTCAAGACCGCGCATGTTGGGATTGATTTGCCGAGTCACCGCACGAGTGTCATTGAAATTAGACACATTGGGCTTGACTCTTTGTTTCCAATACCATACTGCAATACGTGCTGCCACATCCATTCTAGCTGCGAGTTCTGGCCGGTCTTCCAAGGGCAGACCCAGAGCTTCACCGGCTCTACGATAGTTATCTCTGCCAGTGATCTGTATAAATCCACGACCCTTGTAGCGTTCACCATCTCCTGGCTTTACATTACCTAGCACACGTGCCTTGGCAGGATCTACTCTAGGATCGTATCGTAGAAAATAACGTGGATCACCTAGTTCTTGCATGTATTTAAAGCCGCCAGACTCATGATAACACTGTGCTAGAAACTGCGCAAGTTCCACGCCACGTATGCCAGCAGCACGAGCCGCACGATGAAGAGCCTCTTCTGCACCAATGTTGGCACTGAGCATGGGTGGTCCCACCTTGTTAGCTGCTTGTGAGGGAACTCCCGCAGCAGCCATTGCACCTGCTCCCATGGCTCCTAGGAATCCTCTACGATTCATTTCTTCAAGATCATCAGATTTTTTTCTAAACTGATATCTTGGCGCATCCGCTATTTCCTGTGGATCATAGGACCACACCACTTCATCATTTAGATTTTTAATAAACCATATAGCCAGACGAGCTTCGGGATCTGAGTCCCATATAAACTCAACTTCTTCCTTGGCTGCGTTTAATGACGAAAATTTATCAACTAAATGATTTCTAACACCATCACCGGTGTATAAACTGTATTGCTCAAATCCTTCAGGAGCGAATTCATTTAACCAATTGGTTCTACCATAATAGCGTTGTTTGTTGGGTGCAGGGTTAGCTAGTTCTTTTTTCAAGAATACTGCGAAATTTTGATCATCTATGTTGGTGTTGCCTACCTGTACAGGGTTGTCAGGATCCATAAACCATATGGCAATTCTTGCAGTATTAGGGTTGGTTGACTTGATTCTTATACTAGAACCTGCGGCTTTGAGTTGCTGGTTAATGCTTTTGATCTGCTGTGTTTTTTCAGCACCTGATTGTTTTTTCTTTTCGGCTTTTTGTGCGAGTTGTTTTTCTTTGCCCGCTAGTCGTTGGGGCCAGACTATTTGTAGTCTATCTGGAGAGATAGCATTGCGGAATACAACTTCACCAGGCATGCCGGTTTCTTCAAAGCTATCACTGGGCAATGGACGAAACGCTAGTACCACGCCAGGAGAGCCTGAACCTGTGCTGCCACCCAATTTGGCATACTCTAAACTGTTGTCAAAGTTCACACTGGTGCTGATAGTTTCTAAATCACTTCTACGTTTACCTGGCTCTAGTTCTAAACCTGTTGCTATTCCGCCACCGTGTTGTCTATTGGAGTATGCATAACGATTTAACTTGGGTTTGATACCGTGTTTCATTATGTTGGTGAGGTTGGCAGATGCCGTGCCGTGATAGACCACATCAGGTATCTTTGATTCTACAATAAACTCGCTGGCTCTCATCTTGCTGGCACCACCATGAATTCGCCACTGCCTAGTAGACCGTTTTGTCTTAGCCAGTTCACAGCATATTGATTTGCTTCGCCTTGATTACTACGATGTACAAAACTATATACTTCACGGTCGTTTGGATCAAGTATCAACCAGCGAGTGTTGCCGGGTGGTAAGCTTTCTGTTCCGCGAGCCTGACCGGGCATTGAAATATCTACTGTTTCTGGTGGTGGCTCTAGAGTTTGTGCCACAGGTTCAGCTTCAATTCTAAGAACCTCATATCCAGCCCGTTGTAAATTAGTTCTCATAACATCCATTGCAGCGTCAGCATTACGGGCTTGAATAGTCACAGTGTTATTTCTAACTTCATCGTCATGGGTAACGGTATAAGAGACTCTAAAACCTTGTACTTGCTGATCTGATCGCTGTCGTTGCAGTTCTGCTGTTGACCCTGGTATGCCACGACCTTCAATTCTACGCCAATAATACTGGCCAATAAAGCGATCACCTGCTTCCAACCAATCTATAAACTTTCTCTGTGCTTCTTGATCGGTGTTGGCAATGAATCTAAAAACTGGTCCACGAGTTTCAAGATCAATGATTTCGTAGTTGGCATCTGTGCTTTGCTCGCCATCTATGCTAGAAGTATTAGCATTGTTGCCACTTACAGGACGACCATTGATATCATATACAGTATTGGTATACATATCAACAATTCTAATATCATCAGCTGTAAGCCTATAGTCACGCATTAAAATATTGGCCTTCTCTACGGTGTCAGCAAAAGTTCTTGTTTCGCCGCCTAGCATTATTTGACCATTTCTATTATCAATCAATTGATATATGCTGGTATGTGGTGCTCGAGCGAATCCACCACCTACACTACCAGCTGGTACAGGTTCCCCGGCAGTGGCTCTCACACTTGGCTGTATCAGTCTACCTTCAAAACTATAGGTCTGATTGTTTTCTAGGTCAACAATTCTGATGTCGGCTCTACCCATACCACGACGCCGAGCTATATCATCAGCAAGAGCACGAGCATAAACCCAAGGCATGTTTAGTCCCGGACTTAACACTTCACCGTCTTGGTAGTTTACAATTTGATAAATGGAGGTTTCAGGTGGCGCGGTTCTTGGTCGCATTACAGGGCGCACATAGTACGGATCATCATATCCGGTATCCATTGCCCATCTTCTTGCCCACACTTCAGCATCTCTTATGGCATTACCAACACCACTAAATTGGCGTACTACTTCGTCGGTATTACGAGCCACAATTTCCCAAGTGCCTGAAAACTCTTGATCACGACTAGGTGTTTGCGTTTCTGGTGGCTGCTTCTTATCGTCACGCTTTTTCTTAATCTGCTGGATAAAGCTTTTTAGTGCTGACTGCGGCAATTCACCTGCGATGTACTTGCTGAGCAGGTCAGCGACCTCGTTGGTCTGTGATTCCAATCTAGTTTGACGCTCGCCTCGACCGCCTGTGAATTCCGTTGGTGTGAGAGTCTTGTACAGCTTTTTCATGTACTCTTGACGGAACGCTTCAGGTTTCATGGCCACATCCAAAGCTACCACTGTGCGCAGCAGTGTGTTTGTGATCTGTGCAGGATCGTTGGCTAATATGTCAAGATAATCGCCGCCAGGACTGCGAAACTCCACACGATTGTCCTTGGTGTTGATGCTGGTATATTTGTCAGTGTTGCCGGTATGAACAATTTTGCTGGCTATGCTGTTTAATTCTCCCTGCATGGCCTGAAGCATGTTTTTGAGTCTTGCGGGATCTTGTTTTACTTCTGCTTTGATTTTATTCAGGGCTGACTTGCAATAGGTATTTCCTGCACGACCAAACTGCTCTAGAACATAGTTGTCGCCCAAGAACATGGCCAACTTTACATAGTCTAGCTTTTGCATGCTGTACCCTGGTACACTGATATTCATGTGTAGGCCAGTGGTGTCATTGGTATATGCACCCACACGATTAGCCCAGGCAGTGATCTTTTTGATATCTCCCAGCATCTCAGGAATGGTCAAGGGCGGACTGATAAACTCCAAGCCTGCATCACCTGGTTCGTCTGGATCACTCAAGCTACTGTCTGTTTCCACACGATAGTTATTGGTTTGACTATAAGCACCGCTGTGATAACCACCAGTTTTCACCGGACGTCCAACAGCATCTTGGAAGTCTCGTGCTACGTCGTCGATGTCTGCTCCGCCTCTGCTGTAATCATCTGGCTCGGTCCAATATGGCCATTCTAAACCGTATTCGCTCGCAAAATCTGCCATCATACGAATGCCTTGATCGTCTAGCCATTCTTCGAACTTGCTATCAAGATCATCGCGGAATTCGTCTATTAATTCATCTCTAATGTCGTCTTCATTGTCTGTCAGGTATTCGCGAACGGCAGCTTCATATTCTTCGTCTGTTTCAAAATCGTCTCTGCTTACATTGCTGGTAGCGATTTCTATGGCTCGTTCTCGTCCTTCGTTGGATGCTAAAAACTCTTCTTCTTGCTCGCCAACCCACTCATAAAAATTTTCATTTAGTTCATCAATTGCCCGTTGAATAAGAACTCTAGGACTGCTCATATCTCCACCACGGAAGAAATCCATAACATCACTCTGCCAGCCTGGACCCATAGGGAAATATTCGTCGGCACCGTAATCCGGCTCGGATTCAAATTCCTCGTCGTCGGCGTCTACATTAGGCACATACATTTCAAACTCTAGACCAGCTCTAGCATCAATGTCTTTGGCCATTTTGGCCAGATTGCTGGGACTCATTTTGAGTTCAAACAGTTCGTCTTCGTCTAATTGTTCGTCTGTCTTAACTGATTCCAGCAGATTGTTAAGACGTTTCATTAACAGCGCAGGATGACCTTGACTGTCAGTGTCTAACTTTAGTTTGTTTGCTTCCTTGCCAATCTGGCCTGGCTGAATATCCTTTGTCAAGGCCATGGAGAATCTAGGATCACGAGCTTGTTTTTTTGTGGGAATGTAACCAGTGGCTTCACGTATACCGCGCAGTTTGTCACGAAGTTGATTGATTAGTTCTTCTTTGGCGCCACCCACGCCCATGTCCTTTACTGCCTGTGCTGTACGTCCTACAGTTTGTACACCTCTTAGCACATCAGCAGTGGGACTGCTATCTGTGTTAGTGGTAGCACAGCCTGGTGTGCCTGCAATACATGCAGCCGCGGCTGCTGCACCTAGACTGCTTTTCCAATCTTCATCAACATTATAGGTTGGATCTGTTTTGATTTTCTTCATGCCTGGCGGCTGATTGGGATCGCGTGGATCAATGTCCGTGACATCAAGGCCAGTGCGCTTCAGATTGTTAATATATTTGTGTTCGGTGTCTTCGTCACCAAAACTAAAAATAGCACTAGGCGGTCCTTTGCCAAAATCATGTTTGCCTAGACCTTCGAGGTCACTGATGTGCTGTCCTAGTTTGTACCAGTCATACACATCACTAACATCAACTCTCACAGTGCCAGCTGGCATAGTGGGTTTGGTTTCAGGTCCTGGAGGTCTGGCATTGGGATCATAGTCTTCTGTGGCAGGCTGATCAAACATATTGCCATGTTTCTTGGCCCAACGTCGCATGATACGACCCGCCACCGCATTGGCTTCGTTTTCATATGGACTACCAGTCTTGCCAGCTGTGCTAGGCAAGCCATGTTCGCGATCCTGATGTGCATGCACTAGCTCGTGAGCCATGGTTCTAAGCACATCCATGATATGGCGATTGGCCAGACTAATGGTCAGTGTTTGTGTATTTTGATCATAGTGTCCAAATGTACCGTTTTTGGAACTCCATTTTGGATCTCGTGTGACACGGATACGTGGCAACTTGCTCATGCCTATCTGCTGTGCCACAAATCTAGCAAATTTACCAATTACGTTTTTGTTTTCAGTGTGTTCTTGTTCGCTAGTGAACATTCTTGTGGTAGGACTCACTCCATCCCAGGTTGAGCCTACGTCTTCTTGAACACTTTCACCGCCGCCATCGCCACCACTGTCACTGCCTTCAGAACCGCTGCCATAATAGCTGTAGCCTGGATACCAGTAACCACCATATGCATAGCGTTTACGAGACTTCTTGCGTTTTCTTTCGCTAAGGCTGAGTTCTTGATCACGTGCTGCTTGACGTGCTGTTTGCAGACGTTCTATTAATTTGTTCACACGCAGCATCTTGAACACTAGGTTTTCTGTACTGAATTCACCTTTTTGTTCTAGTCCGCTTTTGCGCATGTCCTTGATCTTTTGCCACAAGCGATCCATGGTTTCACGATCGCCAGATTCAATGGCCTGATTGATTCTAGCTTCTAGATCTTCGGCCTTGTGACGCACACTGTCGTCATCTATCTTGGCTCGTTGACGTCGGGGAACTGACAGCCACTTGTTGTTTACTAGGCTATAGATGCCTTGGCTGATATGCGGATCATTGGCTGGTTGCACATAGAGTTCAACATCAGCGTCGCGCACACGAATATCGTGCTGATCGTTGTATTGATATTTTTTCGCGTTGAATAATTCGCGATAGACTTCATCGTCAAGCTCGGGAATATTGACCACTAGATGTAGATCAATATCACTGTTGGGGGTGTAATTATAGGCAGCATTGCTGCCAGAAATAGTGATGTCTTGAACTTCAAGATCACTAACACCTAGAAATTCACGAAAATCGTCTGCAATGCGCAGCAGTGCTTCACGAACTTCGGGGCGCAGATGTTCGTCTTTGCCCCAAAGTCCAGGATTCAGCTCGTCGTGAAATCGTACAGCGTCGGCTAAATTATAATTTTCCAGTTCATCGATATGCATATGAACTGTATTTATTGTTTAGGCAGCTGGCTCGGTTTCTAGATTCTCGCTGGCGCTTAGTACGCGAGCTTTCACAGGAGCAGCCACTGGTTCTGGACCTGATACCACAGGAGCAGGCACAGGCTGTGTTAGATCACTGTCGGCGTTCAAGGCTTTGCCATTGGCCTGTGCTACTTTGTGCAGTTCACGATACATGTTTTCCTGTGTAGCGAAATCAAAGGTATGTGTGCCCACATGACGCAGAAGAATACGCTTATCCACCCAGACCTGACCGCCCAGATCGCGCCAGTTTTCGCAGAAGGTCCAATCCTCACTGTAGTAACGATTTTCGCGCACAGCAGTGTCAAAGTAGGTTTTCATGTCTTTGTCTAGGCTAGCGTCAAGTCCAATGTCATTGGCAAAAGGCTTTACAGCAGGGTGTGCCTTGAGTTTTTCAAATACCTCGCGTTTGATCAACAGAAATCCTGTGCCAGTCTTGGTAACTTCTAGTAGTCCATTGGGGTCATTGTCTGGAGCACCAGGAATGCCGTTCACACACCATTTCACAGGAATGGTTTTCATGGGATAAAGACCTCCCACAACATCCTTGTCATGGTTAAGCAGAGCCAGCAGATGCCAAGGCTCCCAGCCGATGTCTGCGTCAATAAACATCAAGTGTGTGCTTTCTGGATTACTGAGGAATTTGGCCACTAGTGTGTTTCGTGCTCGTGAAATCAGACTCTCATTGGTCATGGTTTCCACAGTCCAGTCAATGCCCAGTTGTCTGCAGGCATTGCCCCATTTAACAAAGCTCATAAAGCATTGTTCTGTGAGCATGCCGCCATAGCAGGGCATGCAGATGTGTACTCGAGTTTTTCTTAGGAAATCAACATTAACTTGAATTTGTGTTGAGTTGTTATCCGCGGCAGGTGCTTCAGCAGGTGCAGATTCAACGGGCAGACTTTCTGCTGCTACGCTGTCGTTTGTTGTTTGGTCAACCATAAATTCCTCTCTGATAAAAAGTGCTTGATATTTAATTGTAGCACAGAGAGGCAGAAAATTACTTGGCTTTTGAACGTTTGCGCATTTCTAGAATGCGTTGTTTCATACGGCGTAGGGATTCCAGTGCGGCTTCGTTTTTCTTACGGCCAGCACAGTGTGCCTTTTGGCTGAATCCTCGAGGATTGGCGCAGTTGATGCTGCGTTTGTATTTTTCACTCCATTTTTCTTCAAGGTAATCAGCACTGATATCAATTTGACGCCCACGAGCAATGGGACGACGTCCCTGACGTTCACGGAATTTTTCTAGATCAGCCAGTGCCTTGATCATGCTTTCCAAGGTACCGCGATCATAGATTACCTGGTATAGTGCTCGATATTGTCCAGTTGACAGCAGTCTATTGAGATCGGTTATCTTGCTGGTGAGATTTTTAACCAGACTTGATTCATCCCATGTGCCCATGCCGCCTGGCGGACGTAGCTGTATGCCAGCCTCGGGATCATTGATCAACACAGTTTCGTTGACCACTGCTTCATCAGACTGCAATAACCGTTGATCAAATATCTTTCTTAGATTACCATCCGCATCACCGTAGAGATCCACTAGTATACTGTCACGCCCCGAGTCGTTGCTTTGTGCATAGAGTTTGCGTATCTGACTAGCACTGTCTGCGTCTTGACCCTGTACACGGAAGTTGACCTTGGGAGTTAGTATGGCATAACCATGCTGACTCATGGGCTTGAGTCCTTTGCCGTTTTCAGGAAATGGCTGTAGATAACTAGGCGATCCATCACGCTTGGGTTTGAAACTGATGCGTTCAGCGTCTTTTTCGCTGATAGCAAATATCAACACTGTGTCGTTGGGATCAAAGTTCTGTGTGATTTCCTGTGCCTGGTAAGGGTTTTTGACCTGTACCACGTGTCCTGCGGGAATACCCAGTTTGACCATCATCATCTGCTTGTCTGCAAAGCTAAACGGAGATGTTTCGGGTTCCTGTTTGCCTGAAGTGGCCACAAATACAGAGTTGTCCCCAAATTTCTTGGTGAGCCAGTGATAACTGGCCAAATGGCCACGATGAAATGGATGAAAACGGCCGGGATAGATCACAAGTGTTTGCATGATCTATTATTTACCGCTAGAGGTTTTCTAGCATCCAAAGGTAGATAGGAGTTGTAAACTCAAAACTCACACGTCCATTACAGCCCATGATGCCTGAAAAACCGTCTTGCACAGCAGCAGCGGTGCCATTGAAATCATGGTGATACACAGCATGGCTGTCAAAAGCATAGTTGACATCAATGTTTTCAAACTGTTTGTTTGTGATATAGATCAAGCAATCGCTTGTGATATTGCCTGCGTGATCAACCTGAGTGTGATCCTGAGTTTTGCCTGTCATCACAAACTCAATCTTGTGATCCGTGAGTTCCACACTGTCTGCAAAAGTGTATGTGAATTTGTGATTGTGTACGGGTTCAAATACCGCTGCTGATGCACCGTCACAGAAAACTTCTAGACGCAAGTTCGCGTCTAGGGGTGCTGAAATGTCGCAGGAAAAAGTCACTGAGGCCATGCAGTGCCGGGCAAGTGCGGGTAGTTCAGGCCTGTTCTACTTCTACAACAGACCCAGGTCCCACCAGTTCCTGTGCTACCTGTTCAAGCGCAGACACAGCTTCTGGTGTGATAAGGGAACCATGAGCAAGACTTTGATCGTCTTTGACTAACCTGCTGACTTTGATAACCAATACTTCTTCGTGTATTTTTGCCATAGTGTGTTATTTAGCTCATTAAACACCAAGATATTATTCTGGCGTGTCTACAACTATGAGCCCGTCACTTTCCACACGATGTGTCATCAAGGGCTTGACATCAAACTTCAGCTCTTGATCGTAGTCCACATGTATCTGACAGTCACGCAGTTTTTCAAACAATATGCGCTTGCTCAATGGCACACGGATAAGTTCATCAATCTTGCGACTCAGTGGACGTGCGCCCATTTTGCTGTCGTAGCCCTGTTCAGCCAGATAGTTCACAGCAGGTTCGCTGAGACTGATGCGAATATTGTGTTGTGTTAGTCCCGCACGTAGTTCTTCAACAAATTTAACCACGATCTTCTTGATTGCCAGAGTGTCAAGTTTGTTAAACTTGCAGATCTGATCAATACGATTGCGCAGTTCAGGACGGAAGAACTCTTTCATGGCTCGATCTTCTTCGCCCGAGCGTTCTAGTTCGGTACTGAAACCAATGTTGTTGTTTTCGTTGTCACGTGCGCCCAGGTTGGATGTCATGATCACAATGGTGTTTTTGCAGTCCACTGTTTTGCCATTACTGGAGGTAATGCGTCCTTCGTCCAGCAACTGCAACATGATATTGATCACATCAGGGTGTGCTTTTTCAATTTCGTCAAACAAAAGAATAGAAAACGGATTTTTATTGAGATCTGAAATCAGCTTGCCACCGCCCACGTTGCCGTCTTCAAAGCCCACATAGCCGGGCGGTGCACCAATCAGACTGCTCACTGTGTGGCGCTCTTGATATTCACTCATGTCATAGCGCAGCAGCTTCATGTCAAGATTGCTGCTCAACAGCTTGGCCAGTTCGGTCTTGCCTGTGCCCGTTGGACCTAGGAACAAAAAGCTGGCAATGGGTCTGCCCACCTTGGCAATGCCTGCAAAGCTGATATAGATTCTCTCCAACACAGAGTCAACAGCTGAGTCTTGCCCATACAGTCGACTCTTGATGTTGCCTTCCAGTCCAATGACATTTTGGCTGCTTTCAGATGTTAGTCTGTCCACAGGCACTCCGCTGACCTTGCTGAGCTGTTCCTGTATCAAGGCAGCAGTGATAGGCACAGTGCCTGCGTCTTTCACACGCTCACGTGCGCAGGCAGCATCAATAAGGTCAATGCTCTTGTCTGGATTCTTTTTGTCGTGTATGTAACGACCTGCAAGTTCAACCGCAGTGGTAATGGCTTCTGTGGTAATTTCCACGTTGTGAAACTTTTCTAATCTAGGACTCAGGCCAATCAAGATCTGTTCGGTTACCTCTGGCGTGGGTTCGTCAATACTGAGTCTGTAGAAACGTCGCATCAGCGCACGATCTTTTTCAAAACTTTCGTAATACTCTTCCCAGGTGGTACTGGCAATCACTTTCAGTGCGCCCTTGGTGATAGCAGGCTTGATCATATTGGCCATGTCCAGGGTACTGGATCCTGAACTACCTGCGCCTCGCATGGTGTGTGCTTCGTCAATAAACAACACGCATTTCTTTTTGGTTTCCAATGCGGCCATGACCAGCTTGAATTTTTCTTCAAATTCGCCGCGGTACTTTGACCCTGCCAACAAGCTGCCTACTTCAAGACTGTATAGTTCATGATCATGTAGAAACTCTGGCACACGATTTGCTGCCATTTCCTGTGCTAGGCCTTCAACAATGGCTGTTTTGCCCACACCAGGATCGCCCACCATGAGCACATTGCTCTTGAATCTCTTGGCCAGCACCGTGATCATTTCTTCAACTTCGCGCTCACGACCAATCATGGGCTCCAGCTGGCTACGATTGGCCATGTCAGTGAGATTGGTACAGTACTCATTGAGAATTTCATTAGCCTGATCTGGACTGAGTCTAGCGTCGTCACGTCCTTGTAGTTTGTTGTAGAACTCCAGGAACGCCTGTTTGTTGACTCCGTGCTTCAACAAAAAATACTGAGCATGGCTGTGTGATTCTGCCATGATACTAAGATAGATATCGATCACATTGGTTTGACGACGACCTGTGAGCATCACAGAAGTCAGTGCTCGATTAAACAGTCGCTCCAGTGCGTGTGTTTTTCTAGGCTGATCCGTGGGATTACGAGCTGTGTTTTTCTGTGAGTCAATATAGGCTTCGACCTCACCTTGCAAGGCATCACAGTTGGTTCCAAAACGTTCTAGTATTCTACGAAAACTAGGATACATAACCATGGCCAAAAGTACGTGCTCCACGGTGATATAGGCATTTTGGCGCTTTTTGGCCAACTGTATTGCATGATCTACAATTTTTTCAATATCTGGGTTTGGGGTCATTGCCAGTCCTTGGTAGTTGAGTATGTATTGTACAGCAGTTTGGTTTTGTGATCAACAGTTTTGGTATAAAAATACTTAGCCATGGGTTTCACGTTGAATAGCAGCCATTAATTCTGGACTGACTGTGTCCGGAAGCTGTGCTTGCACACGTACCATGAGATCACCGGATCGTCCTTGATTGTCTTTCAAGCCATGACCGCGCACACGCAGCATGGTGCCCGGACGAGTATGAGCAGGAACTCGCACTGTGAGTGTTTGATCGGTGAGAGTGTTAACAGTGATTTCTCCTCCCTGAAGCAGAGTCCAGATCAGCACAGGTTTATCCAATAACAGGGTGCTGCCCTGACGCTGCCAAACCGGATCTGGTTTGATTCTAAACTGTACCAAGAGATCCGAACCATCTGGTGCCATTTTAGGATACTGCACAGTGGCACCATCATCGATCATGGCGGGAATTTCAATTTCCACTAGATTTGATCCTGCGCTGCTGCTCACATTCAGTGTGCGACGACCGCCTTGTGCCACATCACGCAGTGTGATCCATAGACTCAGTCTTAATTGACTACGCATGGGACGTCTGCCCATGTCAGTGCCAAACATATTGAATATTTGATCAAAGTCAAAGCCGCCAGCACCTGGACCTGTGGAAAATCTAAAGCCCTGTGGTCGTGGATTGTCATATTCAGCACGACGCTGCTGATCGCTTAACACATCATAAGCCGCTTGAATTTCTTTGAAACGAGCTTCGTCTCCTCCGCGATCTGGATGATGTTGCATGGCCAACTTGCGGAATGCACGTTTGATATCTTCAGCTGAAGCTCGTCGATCTACACCTAGTGTTTTGTAATGATCCATAAAAAAAGGCCCACCGGGGCCTTTTTCACCTATTATTTTTTAGGTGGAATTTCAGTGCCCTCGAGCTTTTTATGTATCTTAACATCACGGCACTTTTCGATTTCTTTGCCGCTCTTTGCATCTTTGGTCTTGATACAGACTTTTTTGGTTTCAGGCTTGGCTTCATGATTATTGGCCATTACAGGCAGGCTCATGGCCAACATAATTGCGAATAGAATGCTACTGAGATACGTCATTTTGTTTTTCCTTTCTAGAAAATTTTTCTGAGGCCGTGAATCCTAGGCCTCCTAGTACTATATACATCAAACTTTCCATGGTAAATTGTTTTGTGGTATAACCAAAAAAAGTTTCAGCAAAAAATCCCACGGCCACCAGCACAAAGGCCACAAACGTTATCACACGCTTGCTGCTAGGATAACGTTCACCTTCTGCTGTGAGCATGCGACATAGCCATGTCATGTTCACAGCTCCGGATGCGGAGGTTCAGTTGGTGCTGGCTTGCCACCAAACCCTGATACCACTTGCGGAACAAAATCACTGAACGCAGCCACTGGTGCTGCTGCGGCCACTGGAGCAAAACTGTTCACAGACTTGGCTGCAGGCACAGGAGCTGGTGCAGGTGGTGGTGTGTAAGGCTTGTTGGCAGACTCTAGAGCCTTGGCACGCAGATCCTTGTCATCACCTGCTAGCATGATTCCTGACAGTGTTCCAGTTAAGAACGTAGCAATGGGAATAATCAATTCAAAGAATTTATTATCCACTGGGCTCATGCCATTCATGGGCTGTGTGACAAAAATCAAACTGTATAGCACCACAAACACAATGCCAAACAGGGTCAATCCCAGCACAATTCCAATAAAGAATTTTAATCTGGCATTTAGTTCTTCTGTGGTGTATCTTGGGCCTTCCCACATGTCTTTAATCATTTGCATTCTCCTTGAGCAGGCGCAGGCACAGGTTGAGGTGCTGCGCTGTTGACTTTTTCTTTTTCATAGTGTGTTAGGTCTTCGGGGCAGGTACCGTTGGCACTACAATAGGGTTTTTGGCATTCTTTTTTCTCCCAATTGTCAGGATCCTGACAGGGATAACGATAGTTTTCCTGACAGCCCATGAGCACTGGCAGTGCCAGCAACGCCATTAGATATTTCATAGACATATTATCTTCCCTGTCCACGATTCTTTTTGAACCCACGACGACGATTTTTGTTCATGCTACTGGTCTTGGGTTTGCGTCCACCTTGACTGGTACGCTTGTGTACCGAAGTGTGTGTTACAGCGGTTGCGCTTTGTTTTGCTTTGGCCATGTTATACTCCTAGCACATGCAGTGCATGATTATAGTGTTTGATACGATCCTCAAGTCCAATGAAACCACCATTGATTTTGCGTGTCATGAGCTTGATATCACCTGCGTCGGCTTCTTTGTTTAGGTTGTTGGTCTCCCAGAACCAACAGGCGCTCTGAGCAGCACCTTCAAAAGTGCTCATGTACTCTGTGGCTTCTTCGGGGGAAATCTGCAGACTGGCTGCGAACCAAGAATAATTTTCTTTGCCAGTGAGTTGAATTAATCCGCGGCCTCGATACTTAAAGCCATCACCTGATGCTTCGTCTCCGTTGCCCATGCGATTGGCATAGACTCTGTTGGCGATTTTTTCAGGATTTTTAGCATAGGCATTGGCCAATTCCTTGGTGTGAAAATACTTGGGGAAAACCTTCATGAGACTTTCCGCTTTGTAGTTGAGATTTTCGCTGACAAATCTAAACCCACCTGACTCATGCGCACATTGAGCAATAAACGCTGCGATACGCTTGGGGGTATTGATTTGATAGTCTGGAAGTAGTTGCTCCAGTGCGTGGTGCCATTGTTCAGCATAGGGTATGCCGTGCACCATCTCTTTGAGTTGGTTGAGTTTTAGCTCCATTGTAGCTCCCTGTTGTAGTTTGCCAATATTTAGCAAACAGGGGCAGCTATCACACTTGGTTATACTAGTAGTTTATTTTGGATGTCCAGCACCAGTTTGTGTGCTGTTTTAAGGTCATAATGATGGTGATCACGAGCCCAGTCCAGGCGTTGAATTTCAGGCAACCAGGTTCTATGCCTGGGCCATTGCTGAATTTCCGCTGTCAACGCTGGATCATTGCTCCAGTCTGGTATAAAGGTATGCAGTACCTTGATCATGCCCTGACTGTGTTCCACTTGATTCAAACACTCGCGAAAGTTTTGAGAATTCAAAGTGGGATCCAGCACTGCTTCTCTTCTAGGCACATCTATTCTACGTTCTTCGTCGTGTATCTGATCAATCTGTTGCCAGTAGGGATCACGAGCAAGTTCCTGTTGAATTCTCACTGGCAACTGATCACGCTGCTGCCAGGCAGGACACGCTGGCCAGCTGTGATCTCTTACGTCTTGATAGAACGCACGCCATCTTTGATCAATCAGCTGCTCAAGGTCCTGATTCTCACGGCGATGTGTGTAGCTCCATTGTATCACCATGTGCGATGCCAGTCCAGATGCAAGTATTTCACTGGCTCTACGAGCTATCCATTGATTACTGGCGCCATCCATGCTGACATTGATGATACGCCGATTTAGGTGTTGTGATAACAGCCAGGGCCAGGTGTGTTCCAAGGGCGAGCCTATGCCCACTGTGAAGCTGTCGCCCACGCACCAAATCACATCTTGAAAATTATTAGGCCACTCTTGATCGCGGAAGCCACGACTGTTGTATTGATAAACAATGGGCCAAGGATAGTTTTGAAAATGCTGTGGATCGTTGCAGTGTTCTAGACTGTCCATGCCCGACGTATGCCAGGTTTGATTCACACGGCTGTGCAAGATCAAATCCGGAAACAGCATGTTATTGCACGGAGTCAAATATCTTTTTCTGCTTGGTGTACCATGTTTGCCAGAGTTCTAGTCTGCGCACCATTTCATGATAACGTCCATAGTTTTCTGCTGTGTTTTCAATCAGCTTGTCCAGTTCCACCGTGTCCTTGGGCAAGGCCACCAGTGCTGGGGCAGGCTCCATCATCACAGGATCAGCAGCGGGAAATTTCTGTGTGACTGGCACCGGAGTGGAGCAGCCCGAACACATGGCAACCACAAACAGGATTAGCAGCAGCATGCCAATCAGGAAGCTGCGTTTTTGCTGGTTCTTTTCCAAAGTCATTTTTTGTTCTCCACAGGCGCAGCAATACTGCGATTATAAAGATCCACAGCAGTGGGATTCAGTCTACAGTCGGCATTGATAACCTCGCGTTGAACCTGTATTTCTTTTTTCACAACTTCAACCTTTTGCTTTACAACTTTCACCCGATCACGATATTCTGTGACCACTTGTGCAGTGGCTTCTTGGGCTTGTTTTTCTGCGGCTCGAACTTTTTCTTCTGCTACTCGTACTCGTTCTCGCCAGACTATTTCAGTTTCAAACACACCACGCAAATACACACCTGCCAACAGTATGATCACACCCAAGACTTGAAAGTGCAAACGATACATATTGATCACAGGCACAAATTTTATCAATGATGCCAGGGCAGTGATCAACACGCCTGCGCCCAGCAATATAAGACCAATAGCTGACAGTAGGTCGCTGGGCAAATAAGAAATTATCCAAAACATCTTGTGTTCACCTTGAAAAAATTCACTAAGTAATCAACTACCATGAATGTTCTTATACTTACGCCAGATCGTGTGGGCAGCACACTTTTACAGCGTTTAATTACCATTTACATGCAGTTTCATGAATTTGATCAACCAGTGATCAATCTTCACGAGCTCACCAACGGAATTATCAAATACTACAGTCCGGTGTTTCGTACCGAGGTGCTGGGCAAAAGCAAAGAAAAAGGACAGTATGGATATTTTCAGACTCTAGAGCAGATAACCACACTGCTTGACAGTGTCAAGCACTACAAGACTTCTAGGCTTGCTCTGTATCATCTGCGCAATCGTGAAGACAGTCTAGCACAGCAGATTCCTTTTTATCAATATCTCAATGACAATTTTTACATCATCAGTGCTCGCAGGGAAAATCTATTCGAGCATGCATTGAGCTGGTGTATAGTGACCAAGACCAAACAACTGAATGTTTATAGTCATGAGCAAAAGTTTGAGACCCTAGCAGATCTCTATCAGCATGGCATCACTGTTGATCGTACCAATCTATGGAAATATCTTGACGCCTATAGAGACTATCTAGACTGGTGCGACCGACACTTTCATGTGAACAGTTACTTTCAATATGATACTCACATGAAAAATATCGAAAGCTATATCCTAGGTCTAGATATTTTCCAAAATCAGACTCAACGCTTGAGCTGGAACAACATGTTTGGTATAGAGTTTGGAGACTGGAATCGATGTCATTATCTAGTGAGTGACATGAGTGCAGTGGGAGCCAGACTAGAACATGATCGTACTCTGTTGCTGCCTGGGCCATCACAAGACCGTGCGCTGCCCACACCACCACGCACAGTAAGAGAAGCCGTGGCCACACTCAGCAGTCGTGACCAAGTGTTTCTACGTGACAATGCGCTGAACTACAAAAAAAGTCAACAGGCCATAGATGAACTGGTTGACCACAAGATTCTGGTAAGCAACGTGCCTATCAAACTACAAACCATGCTGGAAAAGAAACTGCTCACACGCAATTTTGACCAATCAGTTGAATGGTATAATCAGTGGGTAGAAAGTCGAGGCCTTGGTGAACCCTATACCGAACAACAGTTACTGGATCACAGTCGCCAGGAACTCAGGCGTTTTCACGACGTACCACTATTGGAACATGATTCTGATCAAACAAACACCGGGTCCAGATGTAATTGATTGATCCGTTGTTTGGTAATACCAGTGGCACGCCCTGTGATTTGCAGTGTGGGTCGCGGTGTGTGACTGGCATTGGCAGTGGCATGTGGAACGTTGGGCCAATCAAACCAGTGGAAGTCTCCGGCCTGCCAGTGTGTGTATTGATAGGTTCCATAGCAGTAAAACTGTCCGGGCTCCCAGTCTGCGAGCATCACAACAAATCTAAACACATCTTCAGCACGGTCTGCATATTCATACAGTTTGTCTATGTGTAGATTAAACATCTGTCCGGTGCGTTGTATGTGTATCTGACTACGACAATTTTCCATGCCAAAGTATTCAATCATGCGAGCAAACACAGGCACTTGATCCGGATAATCCATGCGATCAGTGAGCACTAGATCAGGATCGGCTCCCACTGACTCAAGGTCATAGAGCTCTTGAGCCAACATAGGACTCACACGAGACTGTCCTTGATAATTCTTGCGAGTGCTCCAGGTCACACTGTGAGTTTGTTGCAGCACCTGATCAAGTTCCTGAGACCAGTCGCCCACAAACCTGCCCATGAGATGTATGTAATCGCCTGCTTGATCGTATGTTGTGTTATCAAAATGATAGTTGCTGCGCTGTTTGCACCACTGCCAAGAACTTGAATCGTTAGACATTTCTTGCTCCCAGGACTTTTACTTCGATGTCATGATATTCATATACCTGCTTGTGCGAGGAAAGAGTGGGAGCCGAAATACCCAGAGCAGCACACAGCTCGATGTTGTTTTTGGGTTCAACACCAGGTTGCTGTCGCCATACCATGCTGATGTCACCATTTTGCTGTTCAATACGATGCGCCATCACACGCAGGTCTTTGTAGTATGCACTGTAGTCTGGATAGGTAATATCAAAATGTCCGCATTTTACCCACCAGCCCAGGCAGGCGTCATCGGAACGATGTACCATGATCACCGGCGAGTCAGGCCAGTGTGTGCGTAGATACGCTATGTTGTGTGCAAACACATGACTGCGAATAATTCTAACGCCTGTGCCTGAAAAAGGCCGATCAAATTCTGCCTCGCACTCCTTGCGAGTGTGTCCTTCAATGCGATCAAACCAGTCGCCAAATTCCATGCCAGGGTCAAAATAGCTGCCCAGATGCATCAAATCCATGTGTCCGTTGGCATCATGATAGTAGGTGCGGGCATGACTAAAATCCGAACGATCTATGTCACGGCTGTAGTAGATATTTTTTATTACCGAACTCCATTTACTACCCGGCGCACCTGTTACAAAAATATATTTCATTTCAAGCCCATTTGTGCTCTGATCGCAGTGCCGCTGATGCAATTAATATCATCATCAAATATTTCTTCTGCTGCGGTGTAGCCCACGTTGCGACCCCAGCCAATGTGTACGATGTTTGGCACCAGCTGAATTAGATATTGTCCTTGATACAGGGGATCTAGATCTCTGCGAATTCTTTCACGAACCTGTTCAAAACTAAATGGATTGGATCCCTGCCAGCCTTGTACATCTCGTATTTGAATTACCACCTGTCCGGTGCGTGTGATCAGCCTGTCAAACAGCGCACGATGTCCCTTATGCCAAGGTTGCCAACGTCCCAGCATCTGCACTGTTTCTCGGCGATAATCAAACGTAGGCCTACGACGTTGATCTAGTATGTGTTCACCTACAAACTCCACCCAACGTTCAGCATGCTGTTCTGTGATTCTAAAATCATATACTTCGGGAGGCACAAACGCACGATTGGTGTCCTCATAACGGCCTGCATCAATTGTATCAATCCACACAGTCCAGTCTGCTTTGAAGTTAGCACGCATTTCCGGCAGAGGCGCCACAAAATCACACAGGGCATAATCACCCGAGCATTTCATGGCAAATTCAAACATACGCAGACTCTGACGAATACGTCCATCACGGCTGAAATCCCAGTCATTGAATCTGCGACGTATTTCATCAGCGTTGAACCAGTCCACTTGCACACGATAATCACCTATGTAGTTTTCCATGCTCAAGGCTCTTGAGGGGTCAATATTGTTGATAGTACCATGATTCTCAAGATACTGTTTCAAGCGTTCTGCGAAATAGGTTTTACCTGCACCAGGTAGTCCCATGACCAATATGCGTTCTGCCATTTATTTCTCCTGTAGTTTGTCAAGCACACGATCCACAAATTTTCTGCGTCCGGCTTGTATGTGTTTGTCTAACCAGTGATCTATCACTGCTGCCACGTATTTTCTGTTGGGGTTGGCATCAATCATTTCAGTGCTGTGTTCTAGATCTATGGGGAATCTCAGTAACCGTGACAGGTACTGTAGATAGTTTGTGTGCCAAAGAAAAAAGGTTTCATTGCTGATAAAATGACATTCAAAGTTTTCCAGCAGCTCGGATTGATAGTATTCGATTGCAGAATACAGCGTGACCTCACCTCCCACACGTTCTTGTTGATAGGCATTGATATTTTTATCCCGACTCACTATGGCCACTACTACCTCTACGCCAAAACTCTCAGCACGTTCAGCAACTTCGCGTATTTTTGGCAACTGTCTTACACCGTCATAGAAAAATGGTGCACTCACATTGGCAAAATAATATTGATGATCCCGAAAATAATCAGCAGTCAAACGCTCTGGATGCACCCAAAATTCTGCAAATGGCTCTTGGTCACTGGGTACCCAATAATTGCTTTTCAGTGCGTCCCAGCCACGCACTTCAGGATGCCAGGAAAAAACTCTACTCAGCACATGATTTCCAGAGCCCTGAGGCCCTGTTAGGATCAATAGTCTTTTAGCGGGCATATCGTTGTTGGCCAATATAGGTACGGATTTTTAATGGATTTACTTCGTCTGTAGGACCTGTGCCCGAATCTGGAGCAAACACAAATAAAACCACGTCTTCGTCGTAAGGACATGTAAAATTATGCAGAACATTACGCTGCAGAAAAAACGCATCACCCTGTTTTAATGGAAAATCGCTGTTGTCCAATTCAACTAGTCCACGGCCTTTGAGTACCATGCCCACACGATGACTAGGATGGGTGTGTAGGGTCTGCGTCATGCCCGCAGGAAAATGAACGTAGTTGATAACAGGATCACCCAGTCTACCTGGATTCACCGCAGTGGTGTTAGTGCCACCATCTATATAACTTAAATTACCTTGTCCTAGTTGATCCTGAACATAGTAACGACTTTCTAGCAAACGCAGTCCTAGATATTCAACGACCACTGCGCTGCCACGTGCGCACTTGATTGTAAAGTGATTATTAACACACAGCGCAGCATCAACATCTTCAAATTTGACATTATCGCTGTAGTAACTGGCATTCTGCAACATGATATAGTATGTGCCACGAGTATAATCAAACGCACGACTTTCGCCTGTTTCTAGTTTGATAATTCGCAAAGGCCAGCGATCCTGAGTTTCAAACACACCTTGAATATTGATCATCATAGTTTTATTACCTGTTGAATTTCTGCTGGAATAAATGGTGCTTTCATGCGTTCTGGATGCCAGATTATTCCAGCCAATAATCCGTCAATCCAGGCTTCACAGTTTCCGTCATCATCAGTGGCCAAGACCCGGGCAGCATTGTGGGCTCGTCCTATGGTTTGATCATGATGACTGTTGACCATGATACGTCTGCCTGCATAGTTTATTTCGTGAACAGTGTCACTGTGTCCATCTGTGCCAGTCACGGTGCCTCCCAGCACATCTGTGAGCAACATAGCACCATGACAAATGCCCAGTATGGGTTTGAAACTCTGCATCATGATAGTGGCAACCTTGAGTTCTGTGCGTCTACGCACTGCACTGTCATCACCACCGGTTATTATAAGACAATCAAGATTTGCACACAGCTCTTGATAATCGTAGTCTTTGGTATTGGGAATTAAAAAGAGCTTATGACCATCTAGAAATTCGTACCACACTTGCTCTAGTGAGTCATAAGCCCTACCTCTGTGATATAGGACTCGTTGTGTAAGTCCTATGCGCAATTTACCAACCGTAGGCTTCTGATACCAGCTTACGACCTGCTTCGGCCGCAGTGGTGTTACGGCAGCTGATGTCATACAGATCACGACGCATTGCACTCACTAGTTTTTCAATACGTGCTTGTTCTTCTGCGCTTTCAACCAATTGAGCCAGTTTACGTGCACCAATCTTGCTGTGAAAGCCTTCGTCTCTAGCAATTTTAGCATAGCGAGTGGCAATGTATTGATCTTCAATGCAGTCTGCCATTTCGTTCCACACAGCTTCAGCACGACCTTCTGCCACTAGCTGATATGCTGCCAGTGCGGCTTCGTCGTTTTGTGCGCCGTATTTTTCCAATAGACCAGCGCCCTTGGCAGTGGGCTTGGCTGTTTCACGAGCAATGGCTGCTTCAACATCAACTTCTGAACCTTGAATGTGTTCAATAACTTCTTTGACCATGCGGAAATGCACAGCTTCGTCATGCGCCTGCTGTGTTAGCAATTGCAGTTCAACTGGATCAGTGTCAGCGGGCAGGTTAGCAATGGCCTGGCTGATTTCTACCATGTTCATGCGCTCGTTTACCATGCGACCAACAAAATGGTCTACCAGTTCTTGCTGGCTGGGCTGGCTTTCAAAGTAGGCACGAACATTGTGACGACTGGCCTCAAACAGAGCTGAGTTTTCGGCACGAATTTTTTCAACAAATTGTTTTCCTGTTAACATGATTTCTCCTAGGATATATATGTGGAAACACAAGGGGATAAAATTTTTTACGGCTTTGTGTACAAATATTTAGTCCATTTAGAAAAAATTCAATGAATACCAAAATTTTTCGTTTGATACTGGAAAATCTTCAGCAGAGTTTTGGCCTAGCCAGATACCGAAACTTGGCCAGTGGGTTTGACCAAAGCACACAGGTGCACACATTGCCATGGACTCCTGCACGATATAAAAAGTTCAAAGACAATATCGAACGCGAACTACAGCTCTCCTGTGATTTTGTAGGCACCCTGAATGAAATTGTGCATGACCTTGACACTCGTTACAGTGCAAGATTCTTTGGAGAGATCTGGAAACCTAGAACCGACGAATATACCTACACAGGCTGGGCTCTGGCAGACGAAATCAACAAACACAATCCACGGTCAGTGCTGGACGTAGGCTGTGGATATCATCCATTCAAAGGCCGAATTCAAAATCTAATAGGTATTGATCCCTATAACAACTGTGCTGACTATCAAGTGGATATTCTAGAATATCAGGTGCCTCCTGAATCGCATGATCATATCATTGCTCTTGGCAGCATTAATTTCAACAGTCGCGATGATATTCAGGCGCGGATCGCACACTGTGTGAATTTATTGACGCCGGGTGGACACATGTACCTGCGGGTGAATCCAGGCATTGCTCATGCTGCTGGACCCTGGGTAGATATTTTTCCTTGGGATTTTGCCACAGTAAAACAATTTGAAACTGAGTTTGCACTGCATCTTGCTACCTTTAAAAAAGACAGCAACAGCCGACTGTATTTTGAATATGTTAAATCAACGACCTAGCATGCCAGCCAACTGTTGAAGGCGTTTCATCACACGCTCTTCTAGTTCGGCCTGACTTTCCTGTGCTGCTGACTGTGCCGCGGCAGCTGATTGAGCAGCTGGTTGTGCGGCCTTGGCCTGTTGTGCTTGTTGTGCAGGTTGACCAGTGGGCTGTGGTTTGGCTGTGCTGGGCGCAGGCTTTGGACTGGCTATCACTGCCTTGGCTGCATCACCAGATGTGTCCACAGTGGGAGGCACTGGTACTCCACCAGCTGCTGGAACTTTACCAGGTGGCTGTGTGATAGTCTGTTCCATGATCAAGTCAAGTAATAGCATTTTTAGATTCCTGCTGCGTTCTGCAACTGTCTTAGTAACCTATCTCTTTCGTGTATAGGTTTGGTGTCAAGTCCAGCTCGCTGACGCCATTCATTTAGATCTGATTCTTTTTTGGCGCGGTATGCAGCAGGAGTCAACGGCACCAGCTGATCAAATTCATCACGTGAAAATGGCTGTTCCTTGCCCTCGTAGTGCATGACCCAATCATCTAGTTTGTACTCTGTGAGTGTTTCAAGATCTCGTAGTAGGTCTTGCACCTTGGCACCTGCGGTGCTACGACGCAGAATTTCAATGTACACTAGATATCTGTTGGGCTTGATTTCACCTGGCGATCTATCTGCGTCTAGTACAAAATCATAGCCTTTTTCAAACCAGTTCATGAGATCCTTGGCGGCTTGCTGGTCGCGCAGATAAAAACTGATCACAATCACATCATCATCATCGCCCATTTTGCTGCTAAATTCATCGATGTGAATAGTGGGTTTCATCATGCCCACGAGATCCTTGTATTCCAAGGATTCAAAAATTGGCTGTAGATCAGACATTGATCGCTCCTGCTGCACCAGGCTGCGGTTGAGCCTGCGGTGCTGCCAAGGCCTGCTGTGCAGGTGAGGCAGATTGATCTTGATACTGTTCTTGATCCAGGTCGTCTTCATAGGCTTGATCCAGATCTGCTAGATCTATTTCCTCGTCTTCAAATTCCACGGAGCCTGTGCGTATGTCGCTGATCAAGGCCTTGGGCATGGTGATTTCCACAAGCCAAATGGGTTTTTCTATGATACGTGCTTTCTTGGTACCAGGAATATAATCACCTGGATCTTGAATTTTCACAGGAATTTTGATCTGGGTTTTTTTGAATTCAATATTACAGTCAAATGGCAGCAGTCTTTTGGCACCACGCGGATCAGGCATGAGTTTTTCCGGCCACATAAATGTGCAGCTCACGGTGTATTTTCCAACATCTGGTCCCTGCACCAGCTCGCCCAGGCTCCAGTTGCGAAATGCATAAAGATCCAGTTCGTCAAGCACACGCTCAAAGTCCAGCAAAGTCAGCAGGCTATTTTGACTAACGTAGATATTTTTTATATTCTGGGCTACGTTCCAGTAATCTCTGTGATCGGAAAAAAGGTCTTTGTCCATGTTCTTATTTATTGACTCTGTCAAGGTGCTGGGTTTTAGGAAAATTACTGACAAGCTCTTTACTTATGATGCTTGACCATGCAGATACATCAGCACACATAGACCTACGCAACAGTCTAAATATCCATGGAGGTAGCGACATGATCAAAGGAGGATTGGAATTGTCTAGAGCCCGCGGAGCCAAAGCTCAAAAACGCATGACCCTGGTAGAACAAGATGTAAACAACATAAGTTTTTTCCCCAGCCAACACAACTCAAACCGTACCGTAGAACTTCGTCCCAAGAGCATAAATCAAGAACGCCTAGTGGTTAATCTACTAGATGAAAACACACCCATTGTGGTCACTGTGGGCCCTGCAGGCACTGGCAAAACCTATCTGACCATGCTGGCAGCTATTAGAGCACTGCGCAGCCGTCAGGTTGACAGATTGATTCTCACTAGACCAGCAGTGGGCGTTGAAGATGAAAAGCATGGATTTTTACCGGGTAATCTTGTGAGCAAAATGGAGCCATGGACTCGTCCATTGTTTGATGTGCTGCAGGAATATTATCACCAGCGAGATATCACTCGCATGATAGAAGATCAGATCATTGAAATCTCTCCCTTGGCCTATATGCGTGGGCGCACTTTCAAGCGATCTTGGATCATTGCTGACGAAATGCAAAACGCCACACCTGCACAGTTCAAAATGCTGCTCACTCGCATTGGTGAGGACAGCAAGATCACAGTTACGGGTGACACTGAACAAGCGGACCGGAATATCCAAACCAACGGTCTACTGGATCTTTGTCGCAGACTCAGCAGCGAAAAAGTCAATGGCCTAACACTTATTGAAATGGGCACCCGCGATATTCGACGTCACCCAATCATATCTGACATCCTAAAATTGTACTCATAAGTACAGGATGTTTAAAAATAGTGTGGCAGTACTGACACCGGGCCGCACAGGCTCGGTGTTATTAGCAAGTTATATTGCTCGAAGAAAATATCAAAGTTTGATAGTGCATCTTGAAAGTAAAGATGATCTAGACAAAATCCAATGGCTTAAAAACATTCCAACCTGTTTTCATAGCCATAACTTTTTTTCACCACAAGAGCTAGACTACGTGACACCAATATACAGTGTGCGTAGAAATCTTGTGGAAGCCTTGGTTTCGCATGCTCTGTCCAATAGGCTAGAACTTTGGCACTTGGCCAGTCAAGATCAGCGACCCAATCTTGAACCTGTAATTCTCACACCAGAAGATGTAGATCCTGTGATTGAGAGTCAGCAACAGTGGTTTGATTTAAGTATCAAAAAGTTACACGCTCAAAGCGTTGTGGTAGTATATGAAGTAATGATTGACCTACTACCCTCTAACCAATTGATTTATCAAAAAACCTACCCTGACAAAAATTATTTGATCTCAAACTACGCTGATATTTCAGCTTATGTGAGAGATCATATTCCTAGGCAGATGTTGGAAC